ATGGGAACGAAGTTGAAACTGGTTGCACCGAAGATCGACATCAGCACCGCGATCCACCAGATCTCGGAAATGACTGCACGTAACGACCACACGGCCGCCTATGTAGCCGGCGCCAAGGCTCTCGGGGCGAAGGAGCTCGCAAAGAAGCTCGACCTGGTGCGGCAGCTTGTAGACTTGGAGGGCTGTTTACCCTCAAAGCTGTCCGACTACCGGCACGGGCTATACGAACAGCTCATGGCGTTCGCGAAGCAGGAGCTTAGCGCCAAGGATTTCGACCAGTTCTACCGCGCGTTTTGACCAACCTGGGAGCATTGGGCGGGGAGACGCCGCCCAATGTCTACACCGCACCGTGTAGACGCTTCATCTCGTCTTGCTTATCGCCAGATGTTGCCCAGCTCGGGTTGCCAATCCTAGGCCCGTGCTGCCATCTGGCGTCCGTCGTTTTAATGAGCTTGGCTCCGTAGGCCTGACCCGCCCTTTCGATGACTTGCTTCATTTTTGCCGACAAGCTCACCCCAATCTGATACCCGTACTTGCCGTTGGGCAAAGCGGCAATCAGGACGTAGTAGGGCTTGGTCTCCGCATCCTGGACGTAGGTCTCATCACTCTTCTGGGTGACGAAATCGCTACCCATCTGCGCGTTGATGATCTTCACGTACCGCAGCCACTCCTCCCCATGCCCATCGCTGCGGCGCAAATCTTGAAGGTACCCGCGCACGTACGGCCCCGCTTCGGAGCCTCTCTCCAGCACAATGGCCTGCATGGCCTTGATGGCATCTAGAAAGGCCGCGTGATGGGCCATCTCATGCGCCACTACCCGCTCGAGTGTGGCCAGGTTACCCGTCACAGTCTTCTGAACCTCTATCGTGCTGGTCGGCTGCCCGGGGGTCCACTTGCAGGTGCCCAGGTTCCTCGCACCAATGGCATTCTTCACCTTCACGACTGGCGCGACGTCCAGGCCCAACATCGACATGTACTTCGCTACCAAGCCGTGCAGGTCGGCAGAGGCGATATGTATGTCGCGGTAGTCGTAGGTCATAGGCAAGGCCCTATCCCGGCTTGTTGAGTGGCCTCGGGGAGCTGCCTTAGTTCAGCGGGCTCACGTGAGGGCGGCCCTGCACGGGCTTGAAGTCCTTGTCCAAGACATCGGCGAGCATAGCGTTTCCATTTGCCTTATCGATGAACTTAGCCGCGTACTTTCGCGCCTTCTCAAATGAGTCAAACGGCTTCTTGCGCTGATAGGTGCCGTCAGGGGTGTCGACCTCCACGCCAAACGTGTCGCCGTCCTCGTAGATGCCAAACGAGTGTGTGGCGCCGTCAGCATACTTCGCTCGCGCAAGCCAGACGCCGTCTTTGACTTCCTTCCAACCAATCGTCTCGCTAGGTGTGACCTTAGCGAGCCGGAGACTGAGATCTTCAAGAGCAGACGCAATGCGCCGCCGTGAGGGCCGTTCACTCTGCGCGTAAGCAAGGAGGCGGCGCAGTTCGGATTGTAGTTCGGACGTGTTAGCGATCTTGCGCATGGGGTCGGTGCCTTTCAAGAGGCCCGGACTTGTGCGCCGTGCCCTGTCACAGAGCTCGCCGCACAAGTGGTTTACTGCCTGCTTGCTCCCGTTAGGAACGTGGCAGAAAGCTTTATACATCCGCTGCGATATGTTTGACCTTTTTGCGGCTCGTTCGACCCTGACCCTTGACGATGCCAAGCGAGTATTGGGTGTCCCGCCGGGCGGCTACATGTCTCCCGATGATCTCAAGGCGATCTACCGGCAGAAGGCGCAAGCGGCGCACCCTGACAAGGGCGGGACGATCAAGCAAATCCAAGATGTGAATGAGGCCTACGACATCTTGCGGGGCAAGGCCAAACCCGCGATGGCGCCGTCATATGATTACCGTCCCCCGCCGCCGCCGCCCCCTCCCACGCCAAAGCGCGCCGGCCCGATCACCCCAGTCCAGCTAGGCGAGATCGTGGCGTACGCCCGGCACTTCGCCATGAATGCCTTGGAATGGAGGAAGCTGGGCTTGCATCGGATTGTGCCGTTTGAGACCAACGCATCCGCCTTCTCTCATCTGACCGATGCCGAAGGATACGCAATATTGAGGATTCTCAGACAGTGGCGAGAGGATGCTCCAAACGAGCCACTGGCGACGCCCGCGCAAATCGACGAAACCTTGAAACTCCTGCGTTCGTACGAGCAGTACATCAACGTCAACCCATCCACATGGGACGACCTCGGGCTCTATCGGATCATCCCATATCCAAACCGCGGAGAAATGGATATCAGGCGCTGGACTCAGGACCAGGCTGAGAAGGTCCTGCGTATTTTGCGCCCCGCCGTCACATCGGCTGCGAAGTCAAAGCAGCATCAAGAACCGCCGCCGAAGGCGAAACAGCCACCGGCCACGAAGAAACAGATCGACCAGATCATACGTCTAAAGCTCACACACGACGAGTGGTATGCGTTCGGGTTGAATCGGATCTCACGCTTCCCAGGAGAGCTTGCGGACTACTACGATTTGACCGAGGACGACGCGAAAGAAATCCTCGCGATTGTGAAGCAGGCGCGTAAGCCAGCGACCAAGAAACGCACGCCGCGATCGAGCCCCTCATCCGAACCCACCTCGCGTGCACGTGAACGCATGTATGAGGCCTACGACCGAGCCGACGGAGACCACGAATTCAAGTTCGCCAAAATGCTCGTCGCGTTGCGTAAGCGCATCAAGGCGACCACGGACCCGGCGAAACGCGCCGGTATCGTCGATATGCTTCGAGAAGAGCTCAACAATCATCGCTGGAGCATAGCGGACAAGGTCCTGTTCCGGCACATCCTAGACGTAGAGCTGAGGGCCTGATGGACGCTCAAGAGCACATCGCCGCACGAGTCCTATGGCGATTCTCTGCGGCTTCGTGAAGACGGCCCGTGTGCTTGAAGTTTAGCCCCTGTCGATTGTCTTGAGGGCATGACCCAACAAATCACAACCAAGTCAGACGTTGCCCCGGCCCCGCGCACGGCGTATGCCACACCCGCTGAGAACATTGGCAAAGCCATTGACCTCCTGAACTACCTGCCAAACGGAGTGGCGGCGTGGGTCGAGGCACACGACGGCAATCAAGAGTTGGCTGAAGCAAACGGGGAGCAAATCAAGCAGCTCGTGAACCAACTGGGGGCGATTCTGGCCTCTATGCCAAGATCAGCGGTCTACAACGTGTACGGAGTAGGCGACAAAACCTTGACCTTCTCGAGCTCGGCAGAGTTGATCGCGGCAATGGCCGGCATGGGAATCAAACATGTTGGCTACTCATCTAGGACATCACGCCTTCGCCCCGAGCTGAAAGGGCAACCCACATTCACGTCGCTCAACGGCCCCATGTACGACGGCGGAGGCAAGATCAGATATGAAGGCCGCGGTGTGGGCACCATGTACTAGGTCACAGTCGCAGTGCCTTCAGGGCTGTGAACTTGTCCGGAGCCTTGGCCTTAAGATGGCCGGGCTCCAGTGCATAGCTCGCGAAGGACTCTGCGAAGTCTTCAATGTTTGGCTTGCTCTCCGCATAGTCAGAGATGAAAGGCGGCTGACCCCACGGCGGCGCGTGGAGGTCGACGTGGTGCCGCTCCTCAACACCATGCCCCAGCTCGTGAGTGATGTAGGTCGCCAAAACGTCGATATTTGGCATGTGCCCCTCTCGGAGCACTAGGCGCATTGTGCCTTGACCATCCCAAGAGGCGTCCTCTGAACCGCGGGCCTTGTTCGCCAGCAGTATCTTGCTCACGACGCCCATGGCGCGTTTTGCGGGCGCCTTGAGCTTTTTGAAGGCTCGGCTCCACAGCGCTATTAGCTCTGGTGCGTCCTTGCGGTGTTCGAGCGAGCCCTCGTAGGTGACGTTCTTCCCGGTGACTTTCTCGAGCTCGCGGCGGGCGTCGTAGAACGAGGCCTCCGGCTTGCTCTTCGGGGCTCGCGGCATTGCCACGTCTTTCAGCTCGGCGACCTGTGGCGGTTCGAGGCCCGACCAACCCTCGAACCACTGGAACATCTCGCCAACGGTCTTCGGGACGTCATACACGTCATTCGCCGCAATCTGTTTCAACCAGCTTTGCGTACGGCGAATCGTCGACGTCCAGCCGCCGCGCCACTCGGACGTTTCAGAGGTATTCGCCGCCTCCATGAACGCGATGAGCTTTTGCAGATAGGGGGCAGTGACGGGCGCCGATTCGACAAACCGCGCCAGCACGGCGTGAGCAACGGAGTACATGTAGAGGGAGCTTGAAAAAACCTCTACCGACCCCGTTGGCATCATGCCCCTAGTCGCTCCTTGACCTGCTGCAGAACGCCGGTCTCCTCCCGCATCCACCGATCGAGGCGGCTGGTCTCAAAGCTGTCCACCGGCTCAGCTAAATAGGTGGTGGCCGGTCTAAACACAAAGGATAGACCTTCGGGAGAGGTGAGCTCCTCGGGCGCTTCGTAGGGGTCGTCACTCCCTACCCCGCGTAACTTCCAACCAAGCGCGCGTGCAACACTGACCCATGCAGACATGGAGGCAGGAGTTGCCTTGAGCACCTCTTTAAATATACCGACACCCGGAGACTGATTTTTGCGCTTCTTGGTCATACCGTGTCCCTCAATGTACGCTGCAATGCTAGTCAACGAGAGATTCGCCAACCTCAAGAATGTCGTAGCCGGTGGACTCGATTGCGGCACTCATTGCGGCATCTACCGCCGCATCCTCCGAGCTCGCCAGTGCGACGCACCGAAACCTGGAGGGAAGATCCACCGCATGGATGGGACCGGCCTGGTCGCAGGTGGAGTCGCCCCAAGTGATATTGCGGAGAGTGACGGTATAACGCCGCGGCATGTCCTGAAGACAATCGACACGGGGCAAACTTCAAGGGCACCAGCTGGTCGTCGAGCTGGCGGAATGGACCCAGCTTACGGGCTCGTCGCAAACCGTTTATGACACATCATGTGAAACGGGTTACGATGTGTGCACGAACGACACTCCAACAATCCTGTGGTAGAAATAGACAGACCCATGACCTACGACTTTCGACGTGAGGCGTCGGACGCCAAGAAGGCACTCAAGGATCTCTACCTGTGGCTCCGCGGCAAGTACGATCAAGGGTATGGCAACCGTATGAGCCCTCAGCTTGAGGCCGGCCTGCGTGCGTTGGGTGTCGAGCCTGGTGATGAGCTGCCACGGCGTCCGTCCGGCGCGGTGCCACGTGCTCTGTACGATCTGGTAGTGATGGCTGGAGAGCACCACGTGTATGAGTCCGATCGCGAAGTGCTTCTTGAAGCTGCCAACAAGGCGCTCGGCGGCAACGGCCACGAGCTACCGGGTGAAGCAGCGCCAAAGTCCTCATTCACTCGCAACAGCAAGTGTCCGAAATGCGGCAATCCCGGTCCTCACGAGGACAACGGGAAGAAGGGCCGCGATCAGGTGTTCTACTGCGACGAATGTGGCAAGGCGTTCGGCGGCACCATGATGAACCTGTCAGCTGCCGGTCGACCGGTCGCGACTTCCGATGGGGAGATCATGTTGGACCTGTACGATTTGACTGGTGACCATGAGCCGGTGTCGCTCGCTCAGTTCATTGCAGACAACAGTGCCCCAGATGTGGCACCGCTGGACCTCCAAGACATTGCTGCGTTGCGTCGGCTCCGCGTCGGACAGCACGTTTACCTCGGGATTGGCGGCGGTGGCGTCAAGATCAAGCGCATCGGGTGACCTGATTTCCCAGAAAGCTCGCAGAGGCTGGTCGGGATGGACTGCCTCGTGAATGACGCACTTGGTGTAGCCGTAGGCATGAGCCTCGCCTACACCAGACCTTGACATTCTTCCTGTCTTGGAAGTATCGAGAGTTATACAATGTACGATTCTCGAGCTAGTACGACCAAGCCGCTCCTTATCGAGGAAAACGTCCCGCCGAGACGCAAGCCAATCGACTGGGAGGTCTTGACTGCGGATGAGCTCGGCGACCTCGCGCGTCACGGCAAGGATAGTTCGACCAAGAACACCGCCCTCATGCATCTAGTCAAGCGAGCGAGCATCGTCGATCCGCACGTCCGCAAAACGGCCTAGAGCATGCGCGGAGCTCAGTGCTTGCCTTGAAGTTCGACCGTTGTCGATTGTCTCTCACGGGTGAGCAAGAGCTTGAAGAATCTCAGGGGGCTTGTGCCAGGTGGCTATGTTCGGGGAGAGAGGCTTAGCCTGGACCGTCTTGGCGACGCCCTGGCCGACGCAATCAACAGGATTGATCGGAGAGCCCGCTGTGTGGCTGAAGACGCCGGCCTGCCGGACCCCGCGCCGCGCTTCGGGCAAATCCTAGCCGACCTGCATGCGCTCTTGACTGGCGGTACGACCGGGGCGCGCAAGGCGGAAGTAGCAGCCGATCTCCTACATGGAGAAGTTACGGGGACCACCCTAACCATCGGCAGCGTCACGCATGACATTGACTGGGTCGTGATGCGTGAAGTGACTGACCCGACAATCATCGTCGAGGACGGCACGGTCATCTACCTGCGGAGCTGGGCCGACCACAGGGCCGCGCTGCTCAAGCTCGGCGCTGACCACGTCCCCGGGAGATAGTCACCGGCTGGTGCCCGGATAGGCAGGGACTGGCGGCTCGTTCGCGAGCGCTGCCTAGCCTAGAATCCTGGAGAAGTCCTACCTGAGAGCAGGCTAGGTGCTCAACGCTTTGTAGATGGTTGACCAGAAATCTGCGACATCGTTGTCGTCGAGGTGGTGCTGGAGCTTGCCTGTGGGCGCAGTGTCCATGATGCGCTCAGACGTTCTACGCGATTTGGGAATGCGTGACGCCACCACGGCAATGATCCGCGCCACCACTACAGGTGCACCCGGCACCTGCTCTCCCGCTCCGCGGCAAGCCTTCCGAAACTTCCGCAACTTCTGCGCGAAGCTCTTCTCATGAAGTTGGGTCTCCAGCGTGAGCCCATTCTTGTGAGCCAGGCGCTGTAGGCAGAACATGCTAAACGCATTTGCGAGGCTGGACTCTAGTTCGTTTTCCAGCGCGTTCTGTGCTTCTGGCAGTGGCTTCGCAAGTGCAACCCTCATGACCTATGGGATAGCACGTTCAGCGGCCATGGTCTCATCGACGCGCGTCCAGAAACCTGCGGTGTCTTGGTCGTCCAACGTCACACGTAACTTGTTGATATCCGGGACCTTTTTAATGAACTCGCTGACTGCCTTGCGACGAATTCGCTCATCCGCGCTCTTCACATCGGCAATTGTCTCCTGGACGGCCTTACCTCGATCGCTGAATCCTTGGATGGCGTGCTCCATCGCGTTAGAGAACGCTGTCAACAGTTTTTTGACCTCGGTGTCCCATGCCGGAACCGAAGCCATGTACCCAGTCTTCCGACCTAGGCAAGCCTTGTAATACTCCCGTAGTCCGCCTTTCAGATGCTTGGCCAGGCCCGCTTTGTAAAGCGCCCGATTGTGCGCCATCGCGAATAGGAATCGCCTCGTGATGCGCGTCGCCAAATCGTCCATGTATTGCTCGCCGCCAAGTCTGGTGTCGGTGCTAGTCGCGCACTGTCAGCCTCGCAGCAGGGCACTGGTGCCTTGTGCCGCTGTTCCAAGTGTTCTGAGCTGCAGCTCGAGCTCCAGTTCACTCGTATTGGCGATCTTGCGCATGGGTCTGGGCGATCCTTTCGAGAGGCTCGGACTTGTGCGCCGTGCCCTTGTTACAGAGCTCGAACCACAAGTGCTTTACTGCGCAGAAACAACGACGCTAGCGTTGCCCCCAGCGGTGTAACAACCCACATGGATGACATTCGGCCGCTCGGGTCCGTAGAAGTTAGATGCGCTTACCCAGGATGCAACTGGAGCTTCTGGGTAGATTGCCTGGACCCAAGGCTGCCCGTCGGGCCGTTTGATTGCGGGGCCGACCACCAAACGCAAGCGCGAGTCAACGCTGCCCTAGAGAAGCTAGACAATGCCGGCCTGGTCTATCAAACAGCCGCGGGACCTGGCTGTGGTTGCGGAGGGCCGACCCAAAAATCCGGGTGCGAGCCGCCTCCCGCGCAACCCCCTACGATGACGACCGGGTATCTGATGCTACGGCTGCGCGAACCGGACTTTGATGGGAGTCAAGAGATGTGGGCCGCGGGTCGATTTGCGTGGGCGACTTGGGCCTCTCTCGGCGATCTTGAGGCGCTTCCGTGCGACGCCGGGGCCTATCATTGGATGCCCCTTGATGAGGCGAGTCGTAACCGCCCAGCGGGTTACACAGGCCCTTGAGCCAAGAAAGCTCTTATCTGCTGCGCTCTGTGAAGGCACGGCTGAGGTCCGGCCTCAACCCAAGGGAGCCTGACCGATGCGTAAGATCGCCAACACCCACGAGCTACAGGACGAGCTGCGGAAGCTCATCGCTTACACAGGGAGCAATAGGCCGTCTAGAGAACGCATTGCTCTAGAACTGAAGACCCTTTCAACTCGGCTCGCTTCTAGTGGAGGCCCGCTCCTGGACGCCAAGGTCGAGTGGGCGGTGGAGCTCGGTGAGCTCATGAAAGCACGATTCAGCGGCGTCGGCGGCTGGCGAGACCACCACATCAACATCGACATGCACCGCACAAACTCTGGAAGCACTGTCAATCTAGAGAGCCCCCTTGGGTGGAGTAGCAACATCTATATCGAGATGGGCGAAGGCGAGCAGGCAGTCCATGTCTATTTCAATGTGTCAGAGCCTAAGGATACGCCCAAGGGTGCAGGCGGATTGCCCGACCTCGACGCCATTGACCTGACCGACCTGATCGGGAAACAGAAACGCGAAAGCTTCCCTATCAAGGACCGCGAGCCTATGGCCAAGGCGATGATGGCCGTGTCACTGTGGATCTCGAAGCAGATTCAAAGCGGCCGTTGACGTCGCTCTGCAGCGCGACGCTAACCGGATAGGCAGGGAATGGACCCTGCTTATCCGTCTGTATCAGTTGCCTGTGTCTGCTGTGATCAACCAGATCAATTTTCCGAAGACATCGTCCAGTTCGGTGACAACAGTTGCGAATTTCCGCACGGCAATTTTTGTGTCAGCGCTGAGTCCGCGACTCCCCATCAGTCCGCGGGCGACCCTCTTCACTTGTTCTATTGGCCCTTCAATACTGGCGACCATGCGTCCCTCGTCAGTCAGCTCAGCCGCGAGTCGAGTGTGCTCGCCGGCAACACGGGCGCGGAGAGACTCCAGCTCGCTGGCGAGCCGAGAACGGGATGGTTTATCGGTCTGCGCGTAGGCAAGGAGGCGGCGCAGCTCGATCTCAAGTTCATCGGCATCGGCAATCTTACGCATTGGTCTGGCACCTTTCTAGAGTGGGAGGCCGGACCTCAACGCCGTGCCTTCACAAGGCGCGCTCGATAAGTGGTTGCTCGACGGCCTGCCTATCCAAGATGTCATCGCTTGCGCTTCTTCGAACGCTTGCGCTTCTTCGCTTGCGGCGTAGGCGCAAGCGACTCCATCCGTTCGGCACGCTCCACCAAAGCCTCTGCCACTGCGTCAGGTGGTAACCCGGTCAATTCACCGAGCATCGCGAAATATGCCCCGTCAGGGAGGTCGTCGTCGACAATGAGTAGGGCCGTCGCGATGTCTATTGGCATGAGCTCGTTCTACACCGGCTCAGCTCCACGTAAAAGCCCTCGGAATTGACCGGGGCGCACGACGCCGATTGGCAGCTAACCGGATAGGCAGGGAATGGACCCTGCTTATCCGGTTCCTTCCCCCTCGATCCCTAAGCAGACGCCGTTGTTCGCGATTAACGGGATGTTGGCATAAATCCAATCGTAGACCGCCGGCTCATCTTCGAACGAAAGGGGCGAGTGTAAGTTGATGTGCACCCAATGGTCGAAGAAGAACTCGCCTTCGTTGGTCCACTGGGTGCGCTTAGTGGACACGGTCGCGTGCGGGTACTGCTCTGTCAGCTTGGCGGTAATCTCCGGCAGGTGGGCTTGCAGGCGCTCCCAATAGGCGTCGTGCAGTCGAGTAGACGTCTCGGCATAGCGTTGAAAGGCTTCCGCCTTAGCGGCCTCAAGTAGCTCGATTTCAGTCATCATGATCATTAGGGCGCGCCCGTTCTTGGCTCCAGGCACCCTGGCCATATCTCGTCCCACGGCCGTCTAGGGGATCACGCTTGGCGTCCCGATGCAGAGAGTTGCATCGGCGCTCGCAGCGTGGATCGTCGCAGCTGCATCGGGTCTTGCAGGGATGGCGCTTCATACAAGCATCTTTTATCACAAGGAAATTTGCCAGCAAGCTCAGGGAGAAGGAACCAGATAGGCAGGGGATGGACCCTGCTTATCCGGTTGCTTCCCCTGAAAGTCTGGGTCTAACTCCTGTCAGCTTGCATTGGCTGCACGCTGAAGGCGATTTTGCATGTGGCGCCAACCTTCCGGGTCGCAGCTCTGACAAATTGTATCTGTGCTGTGCCCGTGCATGGCGCGAAACATCTTCCCGGTAATCAGCTGTAGTCTGTCGAGCTGCTCTGTCTGCATCGGCGTCGCGAATTGATGCATGTAGGCCACGCGATCGGCGCTGCTGCTAAACACCACGACCTCGCAGCCGACCGAGGAAATCGTTACGATCTCCGGCCATTCCTTATCGCCCGTAAGCCAGCAGTGGATGGCGCGATTGCTTCCGGGGTAGTCACAGACCCCGTCGATTTGGCCCCAACTCTTGCAAGTCTCCGATCGGTCCCACATATCGAAGTAGAACTTGTCATCGATCTCCACGTCCTCAAAGCCCTTGGATTGGCTATACCGTGTCGCTTTCATCGTGACCTCCTGTCTGGTTAACACACCGCGACTTCGAGGTTCACGACCAACAATTCGACATCACCAAGAATTTCCCAGGGGGAAGGAACCAGATAGGCAGGGAATGGACCCTGCCTATCACGCCGGACACCGCAGAGCCCCGCTCAAAGGATCTGAGCGCTGGTGTATGATCCGGCATGCTCTACACCCAATTAGAAACCGACTTGGCCTTGGGGACGTTGGACGGAATCGTACGCCCAGAATCCCTAGAAAACGTACGTCAACACTACGAGGGGGATGGTCGCTATTATCACGACTTCGATCACGCGGTCGAGGTAGTGAGCTGGATCAACCGGGCTTGTGAGGACTACACAGAAGAGGCCCTCCACCCATTCACGCATCAAGAGCTCCGCCTCGCGGCGCTCTTCCATGATGTGGTCTACACAGCCGCGGGGAGCCCTAGCAACGAACAGCAGAGCTGCGAGCTCATGCGCAACGAGTTGAAGGGGGTAGTTTCCGAGGAATCGTTGGCCCAGATTGGCCAGCTCATCATGCTCACCGCGCAGCACGGCAAACTTGGCGCCGGTGACGCGCCACTGGCAGGCTGCGTCCTTCTCGACGCCGACATCGCGAGCCTTGGGCAATATCACTGGGAAACGGTCGTGTACAACAACATGAATGTGGTCGCCGAGCTGCGTCTCAAGTACACGCCCGAGCAAGTGGCGCTGGGACGCAAAGCTTTCCTTGGTGGCTTGCTAGCAAAAAAGTCGATCTTCCTGTCGGAGTTCTTCCGAACCAGGCTCGAAGATCAGGCCCGCAGAAACATCACGAAGATCTTGGCGAGCTCGTAGCCGACCCCATGGTGTAGCCCCGTGAGTGAATTTCGATTGGAATCAATACACGGGGCAACTCAAGTGGCTCCCGGAGCGGACCATCTATCTGACGCGGCACGGGTCGCACGCTTACGGCACCTCGTTGCCAACAAGCGACCTGGACCTCCGGGGGATCACCGTCGCTCCGATTCACTATTACCTCGGGATCAGCGAGACGTTCGAGCAGGCGGTACAAAACGAGCCGGTAGACCTCACTATTTTCGACCTACGAAAGTTCGTCAAGCTCGCGGCCGACGCCAATCCCAACGCCCTCGAGATCCTTTTCACCGACCCGAGCGACCATCTCGTGGTGCACCCGGTGATGGAGGTTCTGCTCGAAAATCGCGATGCGTTCCTTAGCCAGAAGGCCAAGCACACCTTCAGCGGTTACGCGAGGGCGCAGCTGCGCCGGATACAAGGCCACCACAGATGGCTGAAGTCCCCGCCAAAGGCGGCGCCAACGCGGCAGGAGTTTGGGCTCCCTGAACGCACCGTGATCCCCGCCGATCAACTCGCGGCAGCTCAAGCCGCTGTTACCAAGCAAGTCGATCAGTGGAGCTGGCATGAAATGGAGCACCTGGACCCCGCCACAAGGCAGGCGGTCCAGGACGAATTCATGCGCCGGCTCACCGAGATCACCCAGTGGAGCTGGGATGAGCTCGACGCCAAGGTTTGGCTAGCCGCGAGTCGCGCGATTGGGCTCGATGAGAATTTCATCCGGCTGCTAGACCTCGAGCGCCAGTACACGGGCCGATTGAAAGAGTGGCAGCAGTACCAGGACTGGAAAACGAACCGGAACCCTGCCCGCGCCGCCCTTGAAGAGAAGTACGGGTACGACTCGAAACACGCGATGCACCTCGTTCGGCTAACCAAGATGTGCCGGGAGCTCTTGACCGAAGGTGTGGTCCGCGTGCGTCGCCCCGACGCCCAGGAGCTACTCGAGATTCGCGATGGCTGCTGGACATACGAGCAACTGCTGGAATACTCCGACCGCCAGGATGCCGAGCTCGGCGAGCTCGTGAAGTCTTCCAAGCTCCCTAGGCAGCCTGACCGAAAGAAGCTCGACGAACTGTGCCTGACCATCATAGAGCGAATGGGGTAGACGAGCCCAGAGAAACAGCGATCGCAACGCTGATCTCTGGGCTGGCCGATCCCTAATACCAGATCTCGAGAACCTTGTGCATGGCGGCCCCATCGCAGCCGTCTGTGCACTGAGAGTCGTAGGGTATGAGAGCCCTAGCTTCTAAGAGGCTTGTCGCGGCGAGGCGTGGAAAGATGGCCTTACGGATTTTCCCGCGGGGTGACACTTGCCAGTGCCGGACCAAGTACATCCCGGGGCACTCCTTGGTTGAGTCGGTGTGGATGACCCAGATGTTGTGGTTGCCCGCCTGGTCACGCCGCTCGAGCCAGCGTCGAGGGATTCGGCCACCCAAAGGTCCGCCAAGAGCTCGGACCCATTGCGGCCGATATGGACGAACATTAAACCCCTGTCGCGGCTTCATACTTGCTGACTTTGCTTTGAAAAAGTGAGTACGGATCGCTAGCCCCAAGTGCTGGATCGAAACGCACGGAAAACCCAGCAGCCTTGGTATGACCTCCTCCACCCATGCTCTTACAGAAGGCCGCGCAGTCGAACGCGGAGTGGTTGGATCTGAGAGAGTACCCAAGGGGGGCTTGTCCATCCACTATGGCAAAATAATCAAACCCTACAACGAGATCGGCTCCATCCTTCACTACTTCACAGGCATCGCTAGTAAGTTTCGTCCCCTGGAACATGACTACCCGTGTTCCGCCGGGGCTCGTGAAGTGGTAGGCGCCATCGAGAGCCTTGAGAATGGTCCCATGGTGCTGTTCTACCAGCCGCTGGCCCACCGACCGCCGAGCATCCCACCAAGGTTTGCGAGCCGCTGAGAACGGGGCGTAAACTAACCAGCTCTCCTGTGAGAAGAACCGGATACCTTCCGCTAGCTCGCATGCTTTGGGCCAGTCCGGGTCGTGCTTCTGCCAGGTGTCTCGAATCCCACTCAACCGGGCAATCTCTGCAGCGAACCGGACTTCATCGTCATGCGTGGATTTTAGATTCGTCATTGGAAGCCAGACGTGGCGGAAAGCCAGAACCGCTCCGCACACCCCTGGTTCAGTCACTTCATCCCCGAACACACCACGCTCTCCGAATGCCTCAACAATGGGCTTAGCGCTCTTATGGTGGTCGAGGATGATGGCCCCCGCATCCACGAACTCCTGATAGCGCGATTCATGCGGAGAGAAGTCACAGAACAGCGTGTTCGGTTTGACCTCAAGTTTCTCTTGAGCAGCTCCGTACTGGCAAAACTGTATATTCGCGAGCGGTAATGCATCGTGCAGCAGCATCGCCGAGACAGTGCCGTCAGCACAGTTGTCGTGACATACGATATCAGTGACTTGAGTCAGGGCATCTAGATCTAACACGTAGAGGCCTCCTTTCGGAGCCCCTACACCGATCAGGCAAAGTCGTAGACTGTCACTGGAAGTTCCTGGAGCTGCCGAGCCACGATCGGCTCCACAGCTTCCCAAAATGCTCCCCCTAACCCAGTGCCGATACGCGGCATGTGAACAGAGGCTTTCAACTCCAGCGCTAGTTGCGCGACCTTCTCGAGACAATGTTCGAGCGCTTCGAGCCGGAGCGGGCGCCTGATCGTACCGTAGCCGGCCTGCGCAATCATATTGACCACGTAGATGCTGGGCTCGACCCGCACATACTGGATGTTGCCGAGCTCGAACGGCTCCATCTGCTCGTTGCTGTTCGTGCGATGCCAGCGCCGGTATTGAGCCTCGGGTTGAGGCCAACGCTTGGAGATAGCTAGGACGAAGCCGCGGCCCCAGCCGCCGCGGTCGTTGCAGACATGAACGATCATCCCGGTCTCGCATCGAGCCAGCCGCGGGACGGTTGCGTCGCCCTGGGCGTAGTTGATCATGACCAATCACCGATCCGGTGAACCACGCGCCCGACCTTTTGAGCGTACCTGACGCACGCCGCGGTGCCGCCGGCCCTACTCCCATCCCAGGCGGCGACCAGAGCGTCAGAGTTATCGACCATCCAGTGGTTGCGGGCGTGAAGTTTCTTTATGGCCTCCCAACGCGCTTCCGGAGCCACCTGGTCGACCACATGAACCCGCGCCGCCTTCTTGATAAGCGTGTAATAGAGCTGTTGCGCGGGCCATGGCCACTCGAGCTCCTGCCCCGGAAAGGGCACCGCAGCAGTGAACGGGATCCCGAGCTCTAGACAGACCTCCGTGGCCCATTGGTCAAAACCAAGAGCCATCCCCGAAACAGCTTCTGTGGGCTTGAGCTCCAAGAGCTTTTCACGCACGCGAGCTCGGACCCGATCATGCGTGGCACATGGCTTGAAGCCGCCAAACTTTTGGGGGCGATGGCCCGTGAATGAGACGATCATCAGCCTGCCAAAGCGTTGCGCTTCGCCCGAATCGCGTCAAGCAATTCGTTCCGCATGCTCTGGGTCACGATTTTGTCGCGCCGGTCCCTGGTCGAGGCATACCAATCGTTGAGCGCGCCGACCGATCGGATCAACTGCAGCTCTAGCGTAAGCTGACTATGAATCTCGACTTCCTGGTACTGCGCCGGAGCGTCCTTGAATTGCTTCGCGGCGTCGCTGGTTGCAGCCTCTGGTGCCTCTTCAAGCTTGCGCGTCAGCTCGGTCGCCTTACGCACCGCATCGAAAGCGAGCTCAAGCGCCCGCTGGGCATCGAGCTCGCCTCTCCGGTCGACATTCAAGAGGGAGTTGATCACGAGCCGCGTGGCTTCAAGAGCTCCGACCGCTGCGTCGTACTGCGCCTGTGATTTGATCCCAGGCATCTGTGATTTGAACGCCTCCGCGACCAACTGCTCGGTCCGGGGTGCTGTGGGCTGGGCTTGCTGCTTGAGCAGGTCCCAATCCAACCAATCGAAGTCCTTGGTGAAGTCCCGCCAGAAGGCCTCGTGCTTAGCAGAGCCAGTGCGAAGGGCGTCGACAATGAGGCGTTGCACCTCTCCCCGCCAATGCTCTTCTCCATACTCCACAAATGCCGCCAGATGTTCTTCGACTGTGATGGTCATTGGAGCTTTCGTGTGGCCGCTGCCACAAGCCTCTCTTTGAATTTGTCGGCTACCGCGTCCGCTCCAATTACACCAGCAGCTCTCAGCTTGCGCTCGAAAACGCCGGCCAAGATGTTGGCCCCTTGATGAAGGTTGCGCATAGACTTTAGACAGTCTCGACAGTAGGGAACCTCTCGCTGGGTATCGTGGCCAATCGTTGCCACCTCTTCATTGGTAAGGTAGAGCACCTCGCCAAAAATGAACATCTCTCCGCACATGCAGCAGTTACTGGGGCTGGCCATCCATCAAGTCCTTTACGTGCTGTAATTCAGTGTCTCTAATGTCCAGCTTGCCCGTCTCGATCGCTTCAGCCAGAAGCACTGCTTCCGCGAGAGGCATAAGACTGCTTCTCGCGTTGGCTTTCTGCAAAATCTCGAGACTCGCGCGAGTGAACGCAACCATGGTGTCTGCGTACGGGACAATCGGCGTCTGAGCTCCGAGCTCATTTGGGCGACATTGCCGCGGGTCGCCCGTTGAGAACGTGAGACGACACCTCAAGGGTCTCGCTTCGTAAGCAGAGCAAGCCCCCTCCGCATCTAAGATCGGGCAACGGATGTTACTTAGAAGCCAGATCTCAAATGGGAGCCCAAGCGTCTGGCCTCTCGCTTCCTCTACTTCACGGCGCACACGAGGTGTCCACTTTTTGTTCTCGTGTAGCCAACGGTACAAGATGAGCCCTTCGGCGATCGTTATCAAAAACGGGTGGCTGCAACACGATGCGCAACCTTTCCGGCATGACGTGAACGGCTCATTGAGGCGCATCTGCAGCTCGTGCTCATGGCCGGTCTTTATCTGGAGGGCCTTGATGTGCCCAACCGCCCGCTCCGCAAGAATAGGAAGATGCCGCTTCATTCAGGATCCTTGAGCAATCGAAACAAGGTCGAGCTCTTTGGTGCGGCAAGTGCAGCACCGCTCGGCGCCCCAGCGGTCGGCGCCCCAGCGGTCGGGTGCCTTGTCGGCAGCGGGCTAAAGTGCCGTGGGATCTCCACAGAGCGAGCGGTCCGCCTATCTCGCGAGCCCAGATACACGACCGTGAGGCGGTCCCCGTACCCCAGACGCAGCTCGGGGTTGAGGTAGAGCGCGCCACCGATCTGAAAATCGTCCAGCTTCACCCAGTCTTGCAGCCGCGTCAGTTCCGTTCTGGCTCGCCAGACGTGGCCAAGACGCGTGAGACTACAAAATGGCAATGCAGCCGACGGCCACTCTCGCGGGGGGCTGCACCAGACCTCACAGGCGCCGGTCTGGTCAGCGTCCGACGGCAGTACCTCGGTGCGGCGATCCGCCGACTCGACAACGGCGGTCACGAGCTCGCGGTCTACCTTGCGGACCAGCCAGAGTAGCCCGCGCCACTGAATGAGGTCTCCTGCATCCACGGTCCCCAATACACCGCGGCCACAAAAACAGAACGAGGGGGCCGATAACTACCGGTCCCCTCCAAAACCTCTCAAACCCCTCGTTCTTCGCTCTCAGTGGTTCGCGGCCATAGCCCCACGAACATCGATGCCCCTCTTGGCGAACAATTCGTCAGCCGGAGTCTCGCCTTCATCGTCGCCGGCCGCTTCACGCACGCGAATCTCCGCCAGCTCGATCTGGGTATCCTCTGCCGTCGCCACACGGTAGTGCCCGCGATCTACGTTCTTGAACACGTGGACCTTGATGGGCTTCCCATTGGTACCCTTGAGCTCGGTGCCATCCGGCCCCTTTGCGTTCTTCATGCTGGAATTCAGCGTGGTCGAAATGTAGCTCTTCACGTTGCCGGACTTCAGATGGACACCGGCTGTCTCTAAGGCTGCCTCCAGCTCCGGAGCTGTCCAGATCCGCCGGCCCATGACATACGCGAGGCGCTCAGGAACGGTTCCAGCAATGGATCCACCAGCCGCCTGCTTCGGGCGACCTGGCGCACCTTTCGGCTTGTTCTGAACGACAACCTTTGCAGCCTTTGCAGGCGTCGCATTAGCTCCGGACTTGGCGACGGGGCCGGGCTTGGCGTTGCCCTTCGCGGCAGCCGCGGGCTGCTTTTGAAACAGAACGTTGTAATCCGCGAACTGCTTTTCAGCCATGTCCGCGTCAACGGTAGCCGCCTCCAGCTCCGTTTGCGCTGCGGACAATCCTGCCTGAGCCACACTGAGACGCGCCTTGGCGTCATTCAGCTGTTTCGATAGCAGGGTTCGAAGACGAGTGATCTCCTCAGAGATGTTCGGTGACGGGACACTTTCTGACATTGGTACGCATCTCCATTTGCGTGTTTTCCAGACGAAGACCTTCAACGGTAGGGCACTGGATAAGCACGAGTGACAAGGTGGGGTTTGGTCCTACTTATTTACTCGACTTATCCTAGCCGAGATTAACACGATCAATGTAACCCAGCAACGTGCACGGGTTGTTGTTGAGGAATGACTTCTACGAAGATCGACTCACTATTGACGTGATCAGGCTCGGCTTGACGGACCTGTGGAAAGGGGGAACTCACGCTCAATGTCCCCTACATGAATTATGCCGAGCCGGCGTAGGGCTTGTTCGGCCTTCCCCTCCGCAAGCGCCCTGCGAAGGCCGGGCAACTGCCGATCTTGGAGTTCTTCAGCGCGCCGAATCACCAACTGCATGAGTCGGTACCAATCAAGGTTGCGTACGGGCGCCTGAATCTTCCGTTGAGCCTTCGGGGGCGGATTGAACGGTCTTGAGGGCATTATGAATTTCGGTCTCCATTGAAACGATCGTGTCCAGGGGCACATCCATCCCGCGGGCAAACATTCGCCTGAACACTGCCGCATGGAATTTGAGCTCGCCCCGCAGAGCTCGGTTCTCGTCTTGAAGCGCGCGCAAATCTTGCGGGATGTTTTCCAGTTCACGCAGGATTTGCGTGGCACTCTCGAGTTGAGCCTGCAGTGCACCGATCTGGGCAAGGTAGGGCTTGAACTCTTCCGCGATGCTGGCGAACTCGCGAATCCCTTCAAGCGTCTTTGAGACTTCGGCGTGTGGCGTTTTGCTTTTCGCGGCACGCCGCGCGTGACGATTCATTGAGCTCTCCAGAGGGTCATTGAGCAAACGGCGGCTGTCCGCGAAAGAGCGAGTAGAACGGGATGGAGCCGGAGTTGTTTGGCTGATTGAGCAAGGCTTGCTCAACGTCCGCCTCCTCGACAGTCGGCAGACGAGGGACTGTCCTTGCCAGTTCCAACAAAGCGGGGTCAGAGGTGACCGTTAAGAGGTCCTCCCTAGCTTGATCATCTCTCTCCAACGAGTGGATGATCTGCGCATCGCTCATCGTATCCAGCAGGCAGACCCCGGGTGCTGTGACATCGTTGGGCGTACAGCCGCGCTCAACCCACACATTCCTCAGCCCCGGCTGGTAACGATCGCAACGGGTCCCGGTACCAAGCCCGGTCCCCGGAGGAAACCCCGCGTTAGGACCACAAGGACCACAAGCACAGGGTGTATTTTGGCATCCGCAAGACATACCTACGTCAAAACTCAAGAGGATTACTCAACAGCCTTGTTCTGGAGGTCCGAGACCAGAAAGACGATCCGGGTCTCGTGCATACCTTCACAGGCAAGGCGCATTCGGCAATACAGGACCCCTGCAAGTCGGCGCTGCTCGTGGGAAGCCGGAAAGATGGCATCCCCACACTCGCGACAATGCAGAGTCTTAAGATGGTCAATCATGGCAGAGGCAGATTTGACAGAGATAGCTTCTTCTGCCTCTGCTTGGGTAAAATCTATGGAGTCACTCCGGAGATTGTCAAGGTCAAGGTCTAGTTTCATAGCAACACTACTCCAAGAACGCCAGTGTCTTTGCACGCGGCATCAAGCAAGGCAACAGCGTTGCCAGTGATCCCAACGGCGCCACTATGGCTACGTTATTGTTTGGCTAGTCATCGTCATCGCCAATCGGCCCCCGTCTGGGTTCCGAAATACTGGCCAAGATTCGATCACTGCCTTCTACTGCCGCACGGCCATAAAACAAAGTGAGCGGTCAATGTCCCCGAATCACGGTCAACCCGCGATTTGTGTTCCGCTTCTTAGGTGCCAGAGACTTGTCGCCGGCATAGCAGTACTGGCAACCATAGAGGCAGGACTCGTTCAACGTGAAGGGGTCGACCATCGCGACACACTCGCACGACTCAAGCGCTAGGCCGCCACGTGAGAAATCAGAAGCCGGCACACATGGGGCAAGGAGAAACTGCGCCCCCTGCCAATCATCAAAAGATCGGTCGTCCTTGCACAACATCACCTGAATGCCAGCCGGCGCCGCAATCTCTGCCAGACGATTCAGGAGCTCGAAGCGCTCGGAGCAACTGCGCGTCTCTGGGATTGAATCGTTCGGCTGAAGAAATGAGACAAAGACCTCGCGGCGACCGGCCCGGTGGGCGTACTCCAGTAGGTACCTGAACCGCTCGAGAACCATCTGGGTAGACAGCAGCGGGATCGGGCTGAATCGCCAGTGGACGTTACCGAAGGCCTTCACGGCCTCAACCAGCAGCCGCCCAGCTTCATTGATCGTGGGCGTCCCCTTTTCGACCTCGCGCCAACCAGTCGCTGTCATGTGAATCACAACGTTGTATCCCTTCAGCCTGAGTTGACTAGCGATCAGGTTGGTCGGGTTTTTCGTCCAGAAGACAAGCGCCAGGGTTTCCTCGGGGGCAAGGGACCAGACGCTAGGGGCGCCAGTCTTCGAATCGAACGCTATCATCTGCTCAGCGGCTAGGCAGCTCTCAAACCAACTCCACTTCGCCGCAGGAAGATCCGTATAACGAGAGAGGCTGTAAGGGACCGTCTCTACAACGCCGCTCCTAGGAGGTTTCGACATGGGACCTTCTACACCGGAAGCAATGACCGGAGCTACTTGGCCAAACGTGGTCTCGGATGGTAGCTAGACGCACATGGCTCCACTCTAATGCCATGCTTGCGAGCAACATTGTCCAGCGCTAGACGCACTAGGCTAGCCACATCGGCGGGAGAATCCCCATTGCCGACGGGATACTCAAGATCGAGCCGCGTTTCACTCATCTCGGCTTCCGCCGGTGCGTGACTCTCCGTACCCAAGATCTTCAGAGGGATGTCAGCCTCTTCATAGGGGGCCAGATTCTGAATCGTGATATGCTCGCGAGCAATCTCACGGTTGACCGCCATCGGCAGCGGGCCGTCGGACACCAAGAGCAAACTCATGCGTTTCTTGTCATACGCGGGGCTGGCCTTCTTGGATCGACCCTCTAAGTAATCATCCTGGTGGCACGATGGGTCGCTTGGTTTCTTGTGCTTGCAGTAGATGGACCAGGCCGTCGCCCACGCTTGAGAGTCAGAATAGTCAGGGTTCTGCTTCTTCACTTTCTTGAAATACGGCTCCACTTTCGCGGGAGCCGACTTCGCACGCCCGGCTTCAAGAAATCGACGCAGCACTCGGTCGGACAGCACGCTCATACCCAGAGCAGCAGATAAAAGGGCTAGGCGTCATACCGTCGCGATGGGACTGCGCACTACGATACCACTGCCGGGCGTTTGAACCGCTTCCGCTGTGATGTGGATCTCCATGATATCCGAGTCATTGGGGGCTTCGTAGGAATAGGGCTTAAGTACCCGTTTGAGGATGGTCCGCAGCGCCCGTGCACCCGTGGATTGCAACTTTGCAAGACGGGCGAGCTCGCGTAGCGCATCAGGCTCGAATCTGAGATCAATGCCATCCAAGAGGTACAGCGCTCGGAACTGCTTACAGAACGAGCTCCGCGGGGTCGTGAGGATCTCGATCAGCTCTTCCTCCGTGAGCTCTAGCGTAGATGTCAACACCGGAAGCCGCCCAACTAACTCGGGGATGAGTCCGAACTCTTGGACATCCTCGACCGTCACCTCACGGTAGAGCTCGGTCTTGCTGTATTCGGCCCGCAGCTCGTTGCCAAACCCAAGACGGGCGCCCTTGTTGAGTCGCTGCGCGATCACATCCTCGATCCCTGCAAAAGAGCCGGCGCAGATGAAGAGGATGTTCGTGGTGTCGATCATATCCCTCTCGCGGGCGCCGGAGTTGGGAGCGCGCCCTCGCGGAATCGGGACCACCGAGCCCTCGATCAGCTTCAAGAGGGACTGCTGCACCCCTTCGCCGGAGACATCACGATAGCCAGAAGCGTTGCGACCCGACTTGCGAGCCAGCTTGTCAATTTCGTCGATGAAGATGATCCCCCACTGAGCGCGCTCAACATCATTGCCCGCAGCCGCCATCAACCCCTGGAGCAAGGACTCGACATCATCCCCGACGTAGCCCGCCTGGGTTAGCCGGGTCGCATCGCCGACGTAGAACGGGACGTCAATCATCTTGGCGACCGCGCGTGCGATCGCTGTCTTTCCCGAGCCCGATGGACCCAGCATCAGAATGTTGCTTTTCTCTACCTCCACGGGCTCACCGTCAATCATGAGAGAGCCGCCCGCCCGTAGGATCTCTCGCCGCCGATAGTGCTCATAGACGGCAATCGCCACTTCCTGCTTGGCAGCGTCCTGGCTGATCACGGTCTCTGAGATGCAGGCCGCTATCTCGCGGGGCTTCTTGAGAGGCTTGTCGTCAACTTTGTCGGCCGCGATGGACTTCGATAAGACATCGCCGATATTGGCGACGCACCGATCGCAAATGCAGGCGCTGTCAGCGTCCGCAGAGATGAGCTTCTTAACCTCGTTGCGCGGGCGATTGCAGAAATTGCAGCGTTTCTCTGAACGAGCCGGCATAGCCCTAGCTACACCGAGCTCACTTGCTTTCCGCAGCGATGATCGCGGCGAGCTCGGGCGGCATGTCCATGCCCAAGACAAAGTGTGCGAAGCCTTCCGCGTAATTCTCCCTCGGATGCGTCGCTCCATATGGAGTGACCGCCAAAGGTCCGTGCAGGACCTGACCGGTCGAAAGACTGACGTCTTCCTTACCCTTGATGGCCGCGTGCAGCTCCTTCTCATCAAGCTTACCCTGTAAATATGACGTCGTGAGAGCGCGCACGTCCCCCTTATGATGAGGGTGCGGACTCTTGAGCCACATCACAAGATTGGCAGACATCGGAGGCATAGGCTGGCCCAAAGCCTTCTTCTTGACCATCTCTACACACTCATCGGCCAGCTGTTCACGTAGCTTGGCGTCAAAGGGCACGGTCTCGTAGACCTTCTGTGTAGAGAGCCTAAAATACTCTCGCTTGCCCTCTACGCTCGCGAACTTGGCGTCGTGCCGATGCCCCAATTCATGGACGATCGTATAGACGTCGTCGAACCGCTTCTTGGCAAGGACGTTTAGCGCCAGGGTGTCGGTACCCGCCTCGTACCAAGCGGCCGTGCCCTTCTTCAGGTGCTTGCTGAGGAAAACCTTGCCGTAGAGAACCTTGGGGAACTTCTGCCGGACCTTGTCCGCGGCGGCGTCAAAAGCCGCCAGCGCCTCCTCGACTTGCTTTTTCGTGAGTCCCGGAATGGGGATAACCGTGAATGGGCCATGCGGGATCTCGCTCTCCGCATCACCAAGCGCCGACGCGATCTCAAGCGTGCGGACGTCCTTCGCCCACTTGGCCATGTTAAAGGCCATGTACTTCATCCACTCCAGCCGCTTCTCATCGTCCCCTTTGCGCTGCGCCAGGATGGCAACGTCCTGATCGAGCAGCCGGCTCGCATCTTTATAGAGCGAGTTGACCGCGTTCATTTTCTGAACGCTGAGGCCCGCCAACCAGGGCGCGCGATCGCCACCGGGCAGAATGAGGTCCACTACCCGCCTTGCGAAGCTCACTGCCGGATCAGCATCACCTTGCCCTAACTTCTCCAGCGCCTCCTTGTACTCGGGGACCAGCGAGACCCCTTTCGCTTTTGCGTGGAGGTAACGAGCCAGCACTCGACCGGCTACCGAAACATCAGAGGTCACCCTAGATTCACCTATCATTAGACATCCCCGTAAACGATGCAGTCCTCGCTCCAGACCAGCCCCTCACACGTCACAGATCGGTCGGGGCGGATGATGCACACCCCGCCCTCCCCGAAGTTGTTGTTGGCTTCATGGCCGTAGCGATTCGAGACCACGAGCGACGTACGGTTGTTCTTGGCGAAGTTGATCCATGCCGTTGCTGGGAATCCGCCGTCGCCCCAGTTCGCCGAATACACAACCACGTCAGCGTCCCCCGGCTCATAGAGATTGTCGCGGTTATCGGCCTTGTCCCGCACGTCACGGCAGATCAGCAGCCCAACTTTATAGGCCTTGCCGTCGACCACGATTCGGCGCACGGGGGGATTGCTTCGCCCCTCGCTCGCCCATAGCCAGTCATTGCCAAATAGGTTGCACTTCTGATACGACTCAAAACCGCCGTCGGGGCACATGAGAACTTGGCTGTTGAATAGGTTGCCAGTGCCCGCCGACTTTTCGACCAAGCCCCATGCGATGTAGACATTGTGCTTGCGCGCCAGAGCTCGGAACACGCTGAAACTGCTGTGCGGAGCCTCCGACGGGTACTGCAGGATCTCGGCGTTGAGCTCCGCGTCAGCCCGGCTCATAAACGAGTAGCCAGTGGTCGCCAGTTCTGGCAGCACGACAAGCTTCGCGCCGTTTGTGGCGGCACGGACCACCAGCTCTCTCAAACGTTTGATGTTGCCGGCCCGGTCCATGAACACAGGGCAGGTCTGCACAGTCGCGACACGCATATCTCAGCGCGAGCAAAGGAGGATTAGCTGGCGCTAGCGAACTGCTGTGCCCAGCGCTTGATCTTGGGGCCAGCGAAGGTCTGCCCGAACCCGACCTTCTGGACCGAGCACATGATCGTGGTTGGGAACTTCACCCCTTGCCGCCCGTCCGCGAACGTGATCCGGTAGTTGCCATCCAAGAAGGAGATAAACCCACGGTTTAGGTTCGTGAGTACCGCGCCGGGATTGGCCAGATCAGAACGAAACCGAACGAAGGTCACCGTTCCGACAGACACGAGGTCCATCACCTGCAGCTTACGGAACAGAGCCCCGCGCGTCTCTGCCGCTTGCATAACGGCATTGGCGACCTCTTTGATGTGCTCGCACCGCAGGAGCTGCACGGCGAAATAGGTGCCCAGAACGCTCGGCTCAACGTCAACCTTCGGTGTTGGGTCTACCGCTGCTGGCTTTGCCTCGACGGGCGCCACTGGTGCTACTGGCATCGGCACAGGAGCTCGAACCGTCTTCACCGCTGGCTTGATCTTTTCTTTGGCTTTCATGCGTGCCTTTGCTCTCTTTAGCTTTGCCTGCTTCGCTGTCTCTTCTTGCCGGAGTCGCCAAACGGTCGTACGGCTAGTCCCGAACTTGTCCGCGAGCTTAGAGTCAGATGGCTCCGAGGCCAGCTTGCCGACGATCTTCTGCCGTTGCTTGTCTGTTAACACAATCGATCCAATCCTAGTTGAGCGTGGTGACTGTGATCTCTACAAAGCTTTAACGCGCCCTAGGACCTGATCCCAGGTTCGCACACGGAAGCCCTCACACTCTGTAAGGTGTTCTGTATTCGGCAAAGCCCACAAGAGACCAACGCCTTGAGGGTGATGCTGTTGCCACTTGATCACATTGATTGGCGAATCGTCGACCAGCATGTCCCCAACAATCATGTGCTTGGCCCTAGTGTGAATAATCGAGTTGTGGTCGAACCCTAGCCTAGAGCTCAACCACTCCGTGCGTTCGTGGACCCAGTGGCGGCTGTAACGAGGCGGACTCGTGACCGCTACGACCTCTGCGTGCCTACGGATGGCCTCGACGGCCTCCACTACGCCGGGGTACAGCTCGAGCGAAGCACAGCGGCCTTCTACAAAGAAATCCTCTTCAAATGCCCGGAACTGTTCTGCCGACAGCGTCAGGAACATGTCCCAATGCCTCAGCCTAGATAGTTCCAGGTCCACTCCGAACTGCTCCCGCACATACTGAATTGCGGGGGTGGCGAAATCACAGAGTACCTGGTCTACATCAACCAATACGCGTTTGGCTTTCACGCGCCGGCTCTACACCGCTAGGTAGCCCCGTATGATCGATCCTCAGCTGGCAAGGCAACCAGCCCCTCGGGGGTCACGAAGTACCCATGACGACAATCGTGCTCTGCCAGCTCTTGCGGCGTAGCTGGGCGCAGTATCTTGGCTAGCACGAGGTCTTCCATCAACTTCTCGACCCAATGAATCGGATAGCCCCCACACAGCCACAAAGAGATGGGTCCAACGCAATGCATCTTGGCAGGTTCCTGCCGTAGGTACTGGAGTAAGGACCGTAGAGCCCGCTCCTCGGAGGTTGCATCTCTCGAATCTGCCAACGAGTGCCTCTATTGCGCCCAACCACAAGGGAATTCACGGAAGAACCTCAACAGAAACGCCAGATTCCACCACGTCTGTAAAAATGACAGCACTGACGGCTTCCGGGTCAAGATGCATACACACGTCAATCGATGCATCTAGGTTCCAGCGCGCCTGGGATTCGTAGGCGTCTAGTCGGTAGTCGGATCTGAAAGTAAGGTAAACATCGCTGTTGAGAAGCACCGACGGTGCCTCCACGGTAAACAAGGACTTCGCATGTAAGCCCATCGCAACCGCATTGGGCTCGGCGATCAGTAGCCCCTCCGGCCCCAACTCACGGGTCCTCACGTGGACTTTCGCGCACTTGAGATGCGCCAAAGTCGCGATAGCCTTCGCTAGGCTTCGGGTCCACCCAGCGCGAATCCGGCCCCGGGCCGACCCGTACGAGTCATGCCGGAGATTGTTGGCGAGCCCATCCGCGACTAGCATTGAGACCTGGCTGAACAGGGTCCACTCGAGCGTCAGGCTGTGCGAGCTCGGAACCGGCTCATTCAGCCTGCACAGCCGCAATAGGCGACCGCTCGCGCCGCGATGATCACTGAGCAGCGTGGGGAGCTCGCCGCGTAGCTGCTCCGCAAGGCTTGTGCGACCGCTCCGAGTTGCGATCCGAAATCTGGCGTCACCCTCTGCTTTTTGAAGCTCACTGCTGCGCGCCCGTTGCTGTAGCTTGGCGGTCAGGCTCCGATCTTCGGCACGCCGATAGTGGTGCTGCACAATCGCTGCTTCCACCTCCGGCTTCAGCCGCATGAGCGGGGTCGCCAGCTGGTCCGTTCCTTCACGAGCAACCGGGTCTGGTTGATAGAGAGCGTCCGGAGGGACTTGGGCAACAGCAAGCCCTGTGTCCGCGGACACCAATAGGGTCTGCTGTTTGTCGCGGGCCTCGAACTCTTCCGCCAAGAATAACGCGGTCGCAGCCCCGATCGATGTGCCCAAGGCCCGCCGCAGCCCATCATCTATGGCACTCGCCAAGCGATCAACCTCCCATCCTTGAGTAGCAGCATCATCGAACAGCTGCTGGAGCTCCGGACTTGCGTGAATCGCACGGCGAGCCAAAAGGAGGTCAGCCCTTGGCGGGGCCGTCAATGCCTCGAGACCTTCAAGCTTAACTAGATTCGACACTTGCACCTCACGTGACTGAGAATTTGCGATCATTGCCACTGGGGTCTGCTGCGAAGCGAGCTCTAATGCCGTCATCTATCTCGGGGTCGAAGCCGATCCAGTCGAGCGTCTCGTTGATCTCCGTAACCATGGTCTTCACAATGCGCGGCTTACGGCCGAGCTCCCTAAGCAAGATGCCCTCATCCAAGCCGCGCTTCCTAGCGTCAAAGCTCGCCGTCAAAGCTGACTTGATGGCTTGCTCGATCTCTCGACCGACCATCAGCTTGGCTTTGTCCGCCAGTGCCGCGAGGTCGAACCCCCTCGTATCTTGGCCCCGCTTAGCGAGATGAATCTTGAGAATATCGACGCGGTCCTCAACGGACGGGAGGTCAAAAAACCACCTGTCATCGGTGCGGTTCACGAATTCAACTGGCAAGGTCTTGAGCGAGTTGGCAGTCATTGCCAAGCACACGGGAGCCTTGGTCTCCTGCAACCATGTCGACAGGATACCAATCGATCGACTCGTAGTGCCAGCGTCGGTCTGCGAAGAAGAGTGACTGCCGGCGAAACTCTTCTCGGCTTCATCCACCCAGACGATGCAAGGCGCCATAGACTCAATGATGCGAAGCGCACGATACATGTTGGCTTCCGAGCCCCCGACTTCGGCGGTCCGTAGCTTCCCCATCTCGAGCTGAATCACAGGCAGCCCCCACGCGTTACCCAACGCCTTTATGCTCAGAGACTTGCCAGTGCCCCAGACACCCACGGCCAGAACACCCTTGGGCGGCTCAAGTCCAAAGGCTTGCCCTTCTGGGGTCCAGGTCGCTTTCGCCATCTGCACCCACTTCTTGAAGCGGGCGACTCCCCCTACTTGCTCGAACGAGTACTTGGAGGTGTCGACGTAGTGAACCAGGTCAGTCTTGCGCAGCTGCCGAAACTTGTACCGTGCGAGCTCGTCCCGGTCCCTGAGCGAGTCACGCTTGTATCCTTGGATGAGCGCTGACTGCACCTCGAAGGATGTCAGGCCTCGAAATATCCCCTCGGGATTCTCTGGCAACGGCACCTCGAGCTCGCCGCACGTATCGGAGACGACCTTGAGGATCTCATCTGCCGTGAGCCCCGTGTCATGCACCACTTCTGTGTACCGCTGTAGCTTCTCCGGGATGTAGCGGCGGCTACCAACACAAATGATGATCTTCGCCGTGCCGCTGTCGTTGTGCACTTGGTGCAAGATGTTCAGAAGCCGACGCTGCACGTGCTGATCCTGTAGCCAGCGCTCTGGGTCGGTGATCACGTAGTACTTGCGCTGTGGGCTCGCCTCGTCCTTGTAGATTGCAGTCAGCGCGTCCTGGATGTTGATGGTGTCCTTGTCGATCTTGTGTTCCTTGCGCTTCCAATCGTCGATCAGATCGAGCAGCGGGATGAGACCGAAAGCAGCGTTGTAGACGCGGACATTAGCGACCTTGTTGTCTCGACGCAGCCCTTCCTTGAGTTGATTGAGAAACCTGTCCTCTTCATCGGTGACGACGTAAATCAACCGTGTGATGCAGTGGAGATAGAAGCTGAACTCCGGGAGCATGCCGGCCAATTACACCAGAAACACCAAAGGCCCTGCTGGGGGTCGCCAGCAGAGCCTTTGGTAAATCAGCCAGCCAGAGCTCAGGCCATGTGCCACATGAGCACGATGTTGCCGTCTAGATCGCTCTGTCTTTCGTCGACCGTAGTGCCGTTTTTCGCGTACTCTTGGCGCAGTTGCGCCTCAGCGTAGTATTGGCGGAGCATGCCAAACTTAGCGGCTGAGTGCCCATGATCAGAGTCCCCAGAGATGATCCCAGTCTCTAGGTCGAGCCTCGCATGATGAAGCTCGCCCGACGTGATCAACAGCGTCTTACCATGCTCTTGGAAATCTAGACCAGCCAGGTGCAGACAGTCCTTCGCAAGGTCCGCGTCCGTGATGTTGAGTTTGTTCGTGATCTTTCTCGACATGAAAATACCTCTTCTTCTTGGTTCCGGTGTTCTTGGGCTCAAGCGTCGGAGGTAGTCTCGATGGTCGTGTCGCAGTCCGGGCCTGTGACTTCCTCTCCGGTCGTCTGACCGAGACGCTCTGTCAACTTGTAGACTTCCTTGCAGTCACTGCCCTCGCGGTCGAGGACCTCTGTGACTATCGTGCCGTCTCTCATAATAGTGGTCTTACCCTTCATGAGGCGCTTCCCTAGGTGATGGATCTGGTGCGGACGGCATCAGCTACACCAACGGCTCACGCGCCTATCCTCACTTTCGCTCCGGTCTTCACGATCAGAGCATCTGGCGGTGCCTCAACTGGCGGCGATGCGGGCCACTCTGACGGTGTGGGCTTCTGTCTATTCCCAATCATCTGACCGGGTTTCGCTGGCGTATTCGTAAACGCCAGGTCGGGTCTCGCGGGAGCCGTGGGAGTCTTGGGCTCCGTGGGCAATGGGGTCGCCTCAGCCACAGGCGGCGGCTCCACGGTAGGAGCTGGCTCAGGCTCGGGCTCGGGGGTTACTATCGGTTCAGGAGTGACCGGCGCCTTGGCAACAGGTGCTGGTGAGGGGACAGTGACTCTCGTGACTTCCAGGTCTCTCGGGTCAACCCAGTTCGCCGGCTGTGCCGGTCGCGCGGGGTCGATCAACAGAAACTTCTGACCAGCGATTGACCCAAATCGCTCATCGTTGGGAAGCATTCTAGGCACTTCAGAGAACAGCCTCTCGTACCAGTTAGAAACCCTGTCCTCGAACTTTGAGTCGCCGAAACGGCTGCGGCTGCAATCAGGGTTGACGCAACGCACGCAACACTCCGCTGTGAACACATCCAGTGGAGCTCGCGGCTCTATGTTGCACTCCGCATACAGGTCAACTCGCTTCTTGGGCGCCATATTCGTTCTCCGCCTCGCACAGAAGATTCAGCCTCCCAAGGCAATCCATGAAGCGTTTCTTGTTGACGGGGCAGATCCAGGGGCCGAAGAGACTGACGGTCCCGCTCACGTCGGTGAGATGAAGGTCTAGCCCGTCATCTCTGTCAGTCGTGCTGACGATGACATCGCAAACTTGGTCAGCCGTCTGCAGGGTGAGCTTTTCGATCCGCAGCTTGAGCTCCCCGCGTTTGAGCCATGGCGGCGGGGCTCCAATCGGCGAGACCGCTCGAACTGGCTGGGCCGCCGCCCGAATAGGCACCGGCTCTGCGTAGACAGCTTTTGGAGCTTCCGGCTTCGGCTCGGGCGGTGCCCCGCCAGAGCCTGGACCCGGCGTCGGCGGCAACGCCTTGCCAACGAGCCATGGTGCATCGATGATCCTGAATACATCCCCTTCGAGCACCTCTTGCTGGTCAGGGGCCTCGGTCACCTGTTTCGTGGCCTTGTCCTTTTCAGCCTTGCGGGTCGTGCTGTACACAAACCCGTTCATCAAGACCTCATGCTTGCGGAGTGGGATCTCGTTCTCGTAACGGTCGATCTCGCTCTCCTTGATGTCTCGCTCCTTCTTGGCTCGCTCGACGGCAAAGCCCGACTTCCAGTTGAACCCGACGAGTGGCTCAACGATCAAAGGTACGACCCACCGCGGATTGTTAGGCAACCGCCAAGGGGACTCCATCAGATCTACAATGATGGGGAGCACCTCCGCGACGCGGTCATACCTCACCTCGAAAACAATTTCATCGTGCACGGTTAGAAGCATTCGCACAGAGTCATCACCCCCGTTCTTGAGCCAGCCCTCCTTGTGGAACTTCTTGGTGAGCAGGATGAGACTAATCTTCATGATGTCGGCGCCGGCACCCTGGATCTGATAGTTGACCGCATGCCGCTCTACTGCCGCCTGCACCGCACGGTCTTCGTGCCTCGCGTCCGGCAAAGAGAGCCAGCGCCCGAACGCCGTCGTCACCCCGAGCTGGTCCTTCACCTTCTGGTGTTGCTTTTTCACCCAGGCGGCGAAATTCGGCAGAGCCTTGTCGAACGCATGCTTGCGCCGCTTGGCCTCCATTTCATCGCAGCCCGTGGCAGCCATGAGCGCCTTGGTCCCGCCACCATAGAGAAGCGCGAAGTTCGCCGCTTTCCCCATGCCTCGTTCCTCTTTACTAACATCCTCCTTACCGAAGAACGCTCGAGCCGTGAGCGTGTGAAGATCACCGGATCCCTTCAAAAACTCCTCGATCCAGGCCTTCTCGACCGCCACGTTAGTTCCGATGCGTAGCTCTTGTCCGGCATAATCTGCCTTGAGTACTGCGAACCCCAGGCGCCCGACGAAATCACGTCGGAGGTCCGAGTCCTTCGGGATCCCGTGAACGGGTATCCCGGAGTACCCCTGGTCGGCTTCACCCGCCGGTGCGCTAAATCGTCCTGATGCGGCGCCGGTCTGCTTGAATGAGACACGGATCTCATCGTTCTCGTCAGGGTTGTTGGTGAGCCCTAATAGGTAGGTCCCGATGAACTTATCGACTTCTCGATACCTAACAATGTCCTTCAGAATGGTAGGTGCTTTCGGCGCCTTGGCCAACAGCTCGAGCGTCTCGCCGTCAGTCTTGTACTGGCCGCTCGCGGCGTTCTTCTCTGGCTTCGGCGTGATGTCGAGCCCACCGGGCTTTTCCCCAAACAAGAACTCAGACAGCTGCTTCGGGGAGTTTGGGTCGACCTCCATGCCACGTGCTTCGATGGAGAATCGGCGGATCTTCTCTACGAGCTCCGCCTTAATGGCCTCCTGCTCCAGAAGGAGCCCGCGAACATGCTCCCGGTTGATGCGGATGCGAGCTCGCTCCATGGGACGAAGCGCGCATGAGGTTTGCTTTTCGATGCGGTAGATGTTCCCGTGCCGCTCATGGCATAGCGGCACGATCCGCGGCAGCTTGCAGAGCAGGTAAGTGCAGATTGCATCCGAGCCGGCGTACCTCAAGACACCCGGCTCATCCGGCGCTAAGAGCGCGAAGCGAATGTCCTTCGCTCGACCGAAGAACAGGTCCTTCAGCTTGATCATCGTGTACGGATTGCCATCGGGGTCCCGAAGGAACTCTTTAGCCTTGGGCTTGAGGCCCAGCTGCTTATCGCCCGCGTAGATGCAAAAAGACGCGAGCATGCCATCCTCAAACGATGATGGATGCCACCAATCGATCCCGGTCACTGGATACAGAAACTCTTGATCGAACTGCGCATTCCAAAAATAGATGACCAGCTTGGGCGGCGAGCACTTGTAAGACAGCGGGTCCGCCGCCTTGTCCTCTGGCGTGCCCTCCGGGATGGCCGCGTGGCACAGCCGCGAAATAGCAGCCTCAACCTGCTCGATGGGTCTAACATTCAGATCCGGCCCACCGTCAGTAGGGGTGTGCCTAACAGGAATGTAAAACCCCTCCTTGCCATCGTGCGAGATGCAGAACCCCACGATCTTGTGCACGGTCTCAGGTGAGTTGTCGGCTCGATACTGAATCCGGTTGTCCAGCCCCTCAGTCTCGAGGTCCAGCGAACACGAACCGGCCCGGATGCACTCGTCCACGATCTGATTCACCTGTTCAACCGAAGTCACCAGGGTGAACTTGTGGTGATTCATCCACGGTTCTTTTAGGTCGGGCACCGTGCGATCAGGTTTGATCCCGGAGCTCGAAAGGAAATCGAGCGGGTCATCGCCCTCCACCTCTACGAGAAGCTTCCGTTGAAGGGGTGCCGCTTTCTCAATGGTGGCTAGTTCATCAGCCATCCAGTCTGGTTGATCCTCCTCCTCCTCTGCAGGGGCCGCGACGGGTGCTGCTTCTTTCACCGTCGGCGGGGCCTCTTGTTGTTTGTCCACGAGCAACGCTTCGAAGTCTAGATCATCATCGATTTGGCTCATGCATCCTCCCTAACAACGACCACGTACACCTCCTCTCTCCAAAGCTTGATGACCTCAGCGACTAAAAGCCGCGGTTCCAGCCCCTCCGACTCGAAACACCACGGCATTTTTTTGAGCAGGAGCCCGCACTGTTTTGCATCGAACGAAGGGCACGTCCCCTTGTTCGCACAAGTGCGGGCAGAACGAGGCAGCAGCAAGAGCTTGCCCTTCGGAGGCGGACCAAGCGAATCCACCAAAGGCCTAGTCCAACCACGCAGAGCGTGATCCATCACCTCTTTGCTCACGCTAGGAAGGTCGAGCACTCCTTGCATAGGCAGCCACTCTTCTTCCCACTTGTCCCCGTAGCAGTAGATGAGATACAGCTGTAAGGTGCCCATCTCCCGGCTAGGTAGCTGCAGACGCCTTGGCACGGCTTGCCTCTGATAGAATGCGGTTCGCGATCTGACTCAACCGTTGTTTTCCGGTCTGCATATCGATCCGGCCACGCTCCAAGTGATGGCGCGTGAGGTCAAGGATTGACCCCAGCTTGAGATGGCGCGTCAACTCAAAGGAGTCACGGTGTTCCCGCAGTAGCCGCTCGCAGCTGTCAAGCAAGCGTTCCACCTCCACGGCCAATGGGTCCTCAACGCGTCTTTCGTCCTCGCCTCTAGTGAGTGGGGGGTCCGGGACGGTCAACCCGAAGTCGCGCTCTATCTGACGTAAGATATCCGTGAAGCGCTCAGTCCCCGTGAACTTTTTCCACAGACCGATTGCATCCCAGTTTTCGTGGCACACGAAGCACCAGACATGGGATTGGCTATCGCCTTCCTCTGGAAAATACTTTGCGCTCGGGTGACTGTCCGTGCCGTGGAATGGGCATGAGATCTGTTCGGCAGCGGAGCCATGTCTCCGCAGCGTGACCCCGTTACGACTCAGGACATCAGCTGCGGAGACATGGCTGCGGATGTTGGCAGCCCTTAGCTTATACCAGTCGCGGAAGCGAGACTCGTAGCTGTCGAGCTCGTGACTTTGCCTGGGCATTGTCCCCCCTAGAGCTGCACGTCAATACCGCCGCCGCCGGTCATCATCGCGTCGTGATCGTCGACCACGAACCCCTCACCGCCCTCCCTTGCCGCCGACGTGATCCTGCGACAGGCGAACTGCACACGGGCCGTGAACGGGTCAAAGAGCCGGTTGTCTCGGTTCTTTAGATTCGTGAACTTAGTCGCGCCCATTTTGCGCAGCTCTTCATTGAGGTACGAGGTCGTGATGACGTCCGCGGTCTTCTCGCAGTTGTTTGCGTACGTAAGGGCATTCATCTTGTAAATGCCGTCGTTCTTGTCAGCCTCGGTCTTGCCGTTGCGATTGATCTGAAACAGCATGATGACGGGGATTCCGGCATTGTTGTCGAACGTCAGAGCCAGCCGCTTGCAGTCATTGATCACCGAGTTGATCTCGATCGTGTAGTCCTTGTTCTTGCGTGCTTTGCGTGCCTCGATCCACTGCCCGTGATCGAATATCACCAGCCCCACCTCGAACTCCCGGTGCAACATCTCGAGCTCGGTCTTGATGTCCGCCGTGGTCCACTCACGGTCCGGGGTGACAACCTCGAACGTCGTGTACGTCGGGTTGCTCTCAAAGTCCGTTACGACATGGTTGAGGTAGAAGTCTCTCTCCTCGGGCGTGAGCTCGCCGTCCCTGATCTTGCCGTAGTCGAGTGGCTGAAAACCCATTTGCCGAAAACGGGCGTTGGCTGAGTGTTGGACCAAGATGTTTCTGCGGATCTGCTCGCGCGGCATCTCGAACGAGACGTAGACAACGTTCTTCTTGAAGCGAGTCACCGTGTTGTAAGCCCAGTTGCAGGCGAGCATTGTCTTGAGCTCACCCGGAAACGCGGCGTGTATCCAGAGCTCGCCCTTCTTGGCGCCCTTGCACGCCTCGTCCATTTCACGGAGCCCTGAGATGGCCCCAAGGGCCTTGCCGCGGTCGTTCTCTGCTCGCTGGTACTCCTCGCGAATCACGGCACCGTCGGTGCGGATATCACCGTGAATCTGCGCATTGTTCTCAGTGACGCGGAGCTCCTGCAGGTTGGAACTGAGATACACGAACGCCGGCTCCAGCCCCTTCGTGATCTCCCCTGTCTTTTCGTCGGTCTTGCCTTTCATCAGGATCTCGTTGGCCTCCTTGATGATGTTGTGGGCCTTTCCCCTGACCACCTCGTCCTGCAACGCGCGCAGCAACGCTATGTAGTTAGTGCGTGCATAGGCACGCTCAATCCCGATCTCGGCGACCCGCAGTGCGAAGTCAGATCGCTCCACACTATTGAAATAGTCTGAGACCGTGGTCGAGGCTGGCATCTCAAAGTATTGGGTAAAGAAGCCCTGGATGAAGCGGTAGATGCTCTCATCATCAGGCCGACCCCAAGTGATCGTCCCCGAGTCGACAGCCTTGCGCAGATGCTGAAAGTTGCGAACCAGATTGGCCGACGACACTTCTTGATCGTACTCAATGACAGACCGCAGTAGACGCTTAGTCATAGTCCTGGAAGCCCCCCACCTGAATTGTTACGTCCCCCGCGACCCCACTTCTTTAACTTGGAGCGACCCCTGTTCTGCAGAGCGCCGGGCTCCGCCGTGAAGGCCTCCTTGGTCTCGATTGAACCAACCACGGGCTCGATATCGAGGCCCATCGCCACGGTCTCCCCGAGGGCCTGCATGCTAGCGCGGAGCTCACGGGCCGCCTTGACGTCGCCTCCTACATCGACGACTTCAAAGTTGTTCGTGATGTATGTCCCTACCGTATCGTTGTAAAACTTGTGCCCATCGCCAAAGTACTCCTCGCCCTCGATGAGCCAGGTTGGCTTGGATTCGGTCGCCCTGATATTGAGAGCCTCTTGAAGAACGTCGCCCGCCGCCACGTTCTTGTAGCCGAGTTGCCCTAGTCTGACGATCAGCAGAGAGCAATCGGAGATCAAGTCGCTGAGGTTGTTGAACGTGGCAAGGTCATCCCGGACCTTCTTCGACCGGTTACTGTACGAGAACTGGCCCAACCACACGCGCAAGAGCTTTTCATCGTTCACCATCCGAAAGGAGAAGCCCGGCAACACCGACTTTTTCCCGGACAGTGCCCACCTAAGATGCGCCGCAGCTTCAGACCACACGCCCTTGATGAAAAGGTTGTCTAGAGTGCGGTCCCCGATGACCTGATTGGTCTCGGGGTCGAGCTCCGGCATGAAGAGCTCGCTCTTGTGGTGCTTGGCTCTCGCGAGCTCCGACCCCAGGAACTGGAGCATCATCTCGCGCCGAAGACAGAGACAGGGCCAGGATGCGATCTCACCATCCCGAACCTCTTCACGCCACTGCTCACCGTTGCAGAGACGGCATACCGGAGGACTATTGACTTGAGTCATTGGCTCGGCTCCTAAGGCTGTTGGCTAGGTCAACCGTGAAGTTCGAGCTGCGGTCAAAGTCCAAGGCTCCGACCGCAGACTCACCAAGGACCTTGTCTATGAGGTCCTTTTTCTTCTGAAGAATCTCGAGCGTGTAGTGGTCGATGGTTTTGCGCTGCTTCTCCGTGCTGCGTGGGCGCTCGGCTACAAGGTGCAGCGCGATCACGTGTTGGTGCGGCGAGCCGATACGAATTGGCCGGCCAAGCAGCTGCACGTAGTTGCCCCAACTCCACGGGGCGTTGTAGAAGATCATGGCTGACGCCGCCTGGAGGTTGATCGCCTCCGAGCCTGCGTCGGAGATGAAGATCACCCGTACACTGGATTTCAGGTCCTGAAACGCATCCTGTGCTTTTTTGCGCGCCGGGTTGCTCTTCGTATCCGTGACCTTGCCGCTCACCTCTACACTCTCGATCCCGGCCTTTTTGCAGATGTCGCGCAGGCGAGTGATCAGAGACGTGAAGCGGCAGTAGACGATGACTTTCTCATCGCTGAACTCTTCAGTCAGCAAGTCGAGCAAGGCTTGCTCCTTGGCGCCCAAGGCGCGGACTTCCGTTTCCTCGCCGCTGACAACGTCGAGCTCGATCAAGTCCCCCGCGTCGTACTTGAGCAGAGACATCGAATCGACGGTCTTTTGACAGTAAATCAGCGCGACAAGGGTCTTGTTGTCAGAGTAGTCCTTGAGATTGCCGTCGCCCAAGGCGAGCATGCCGGACAAGGCCTCGCTGTACTTGGCGTCCTCAGCGGCCGAGAGCTCGCACGCGACCTCCCGAGTGATGAGCGTCGGCAGCTCGCTCGAGATCTCGTGCTTGGGTCGGCCCAAGAAGAATGGATCAATCCGGTCGCGGAAGGCCTGCAGGTTCTTGTAGCCTACGACGATCGGGATCTTCCGTGACCCGGCTACGCTCTGCAGTCTCGTGACGCAGTACTCGCGAAGGAAGGCCGACTTGGTCGTGAAGACCTGCGAGTAGATCACCTTGTAGATCGAGAACCCTTCGATCAGGTTGTTCTTCAGCAGCGTGGCGGTTAGCCCATAACAACGACTCGCTCGGTCGGACAGCTCTTTGCAGACCTGCCATGTCTTGGTGCGGTCGCTCTTGAATGCCGTCGCTTCATCGAAGGCAATGGTGAGGTGCGGGATGCGAGCCGTGATCCCGTCGAGGGTCCCACGGACAGGTGGCACCTTCGGGTCTGGCTTGCCTTTGATCAAAGGTGAGGGCTTTGCCCCTTGATGCCAGTCTCGCACAAGGGGCGCGTACCCCATCAGCATCACCGGCTTCGTGGGTCCCTTGTGCAGGGCGAACTCTAGATACGTTTGCTTGCGTTCGTTTGGCGTCCCGTCGACAACGTATGTGGTGATGCCCGTGGTGAACTTCTCGATCTCGGAACACCACTGGCGAAGTGCCGACTTCGGGCACACCACAATGACCTTGTTGTCGGGCTCTTTTTCCCACGTGTAACAAAGGGATGCGATCAAGACGAGAGTCTTGCCTGTGCCCGTAGCATCGCCGAGCACCATCCGCTTCATACTCAGCAGGTGGAAGATTGCCTGGACCTGGTAATACCTGATCGAGAGTGGCTGCAGCGTGCCATCCAGGACTTGGATCTCCTGGCGCAGCATCCCGATTGGCTTGAGCGTTACGTCTTTGCTAGCGCGGACCTTTTTGAGGGTTTCATAGACCTTGGCGTGCTTGGAGGTGGTGTCTTCAGAGGCTGCCATCGTGGGCAGCTACACCACCAACCCATCAGCCCCCTCGCGCCAATACGATCGACGCTGGGTCCACTTGCATATGAACGTTGTTCCGCACAAGCGGGTGCCCCTCGATACGATAGAGGTCAGCCGCTGAATATCCTTCACCCGTGCCGTTCGTACCGATGGTGATGTTGGACGGGGCCAGATTGAGTTGGGGCGGGCGGTGCTGGACGCTGGTTACGATGAGCATCATGAGCTCATCACCCGCCGAAACCTCGTTGAGCCCGACATTAGTGACGGCATTTCGCACCAACATCGCGCGCCCATGCACAGCGTTCACATGATTGGTCTGGGGAAATGCCGATATGTTTTGCATGGAGAGCGCGCCGCCCAGACATGTCCCACTGGCCGTGAACACGGACCCGCCGCGAGTAACGCGATAGTTCGTCAAAAGCGAGGTGCTGAACTGCTCGCCGTCGACGTGCACCAAGATATCGCCCGGTGAGCCCACGCCGGAGTTGGCCGTGTTGAGCGGGATCTCGTTCTGCTCCGTATTGTTCGGTGATGCCAAACCGACTGCGGGTCCGTCACCTACGACATCCGCATAGACGAGCGGCGCTAACGAGTGGGTAGTAAAAGCCTGACCACGGAAGTCCTTGTCACGAAACAAAGCGCCGAGCGGCAAACGCTCCGTGCACCCGAGATACTCGGAACCGATGCTCGTTATATCCGTTCCAGCCGCGGCGAAATTGGCCGCCATGACCTTTGGGCGATCCGCGGTAGCAATGTCCGGTGGGTAGGCGCTCTGGTCTTCAAAACCAACATTCTTGAAGTCCAACGGATCTACGACGGCGTCTCCCGAATAGCGCCCCGTGCCCAGGTCGGTCGAGAAGCTGGTCGCCGCCAAAACCTCAAGGACCTTCTGGTTCGGACGAGTAAGACCGGAGGTGTTGAGCTTCGTGTGGCTCAGTTGGTAGGCGGTCTCAGACCGCAACGGCCCAGGCGCGTAAGGGATGTCCGTGTTGTTGGTTTGTGAGCCCCATGCGTCCCCCTGATACGGGGTCCGCGAGTAGTTCACTAGGATCTGGTCGCTTTGCTGCGCTGGCCCTGGCAAGAGGCCCGCGAGGCCTTCTACCCATTTGTTGATGTTGCTCGCGCGCCCTGCGGGGGTCGTGTTTACCCCAGCACCCCCGACATTAGCCCAGCCGTTGGTGTTAAGAGGCCTCGTCAAGACAAGGCGGAACTCCTTAGTCAAGTCGAATGACCCGCGATCAAAGCCGAACACCACAGCCTCAACCACGTAAGACCCATCCGCAAAGTTAGCGAGGGGAGCCGGAGCCTTCGAGATATCGATGGCCTTGGCGTTCAGGATGAACGTCGAGTCGCCGTCCGCATCGGTCTCAATCCACATCGGAGGACCGTCTTGTGGCCCCATCGATTTCCGTAGCAAATTGACCGCTGTGCCAGTGCCGCCACTCTGGCGTGCGTTCGTGAACGGACTGCCATTCACGCTGTAGTCCACAACCTGATAGACGCCAAAGATCCGCGCTATGCCATAGAATGGGGGGAACTCCAGCCCTTGACGACCGAGACCACGAGGGTCATTGAAGAAGCGAATACCGGCCCACTGACTACCTTCATTGCCGAGTTCTGCCTTGTTATAGGTGATCGGGATCGACGTAGACGAGACTGTCGCGGGCGTCTTCTGACTAAACACCGAGTATTCGTTTGAACCACCACTGCCGTGGTAGGCTACATAGTTGGCTTCCCCCTCTGGGGGAGTGTCCAGAGTGCTGGTCCGGACCATGTAGTTGATCCCCGTCGGAAAGGTGGCAGTCTCGATCGCCAACATCGGCACATGAATTTCGCCCCATGCCGGAACGAGATGCCGCGGCAACGAAACGTAGATGCTTTCGTAGGCATCACCGATAGATCCCGGTCCCGAGGCGTTACCAACTTTGGTGCAGCAGAACAACCCGAGGGGGTCTGTCCGTTCCCACTTAGGAATTGGATTCACGTCCTTATCGAAAAGCGGCATCAGCCCCTGAGACTCATGAATCGTGAAGCTGACAGCTCCTGAAGGACCGCGTATGGGCCGGTCTACCGTGATCGTCGTACCAACGGCCGCAGTAACCGTATATCGACCAGCGCCCGCGCTGGGCTCCGGAATCAGGAGTGCATCCCCCGCAACCACATTGGTCGCGCTCGCGGTGATCGTGACGCTATTAATTCCGGGAAGCGTACCCGTTGATACGGTGCCGGCTTTTGGGTCTTGCTTTGGGTTCGCTGATCGACCATCGATCGTCAAGAGCTTCGGAAAATCGATACGGCGGAACGGCGTGACCACCATGGTCTTGCTCCCGAGGTCCGCATACGTCTCCGCGGTGACTGGCAGCAGTCCATTGAAGGCCGCGTTTCGATACTTACCCCACAGCGGAGCCCAACCTACCCGAGCTCCCTTGTTGCTGGCTGGAACTCCCGCCGATTGCGTGAGGAGGTCCGACGATGGAGTGATGTAGGAAACGGAGTGGATAGCCTCCGGGCGACGCGCAAGACCACGCCCCGCGCCATAGACGATGTGAGCTCGAATATGCAGTAGGCTGGGGGACGGCGCCAAATTGGGCTGAAGCGGGAATGCGTCACCTAGCGTGATGACCAGATCCTCGTTCGGTGCCGGGGATGCCGGCGTGACAGTGTAGAGGGTCGGAGAGACGTCAGCATTCTCGCCTTCAAAGCGGAGACGTACGGCGCCCTCGACCCCATCGTTCAACCACCGCACCTGATCCGTAGCGCCCGCCGGGAGCCCGTTTTTGAGCTGATTCACCGGGAGCACAATGACGTTGTTCGGCCCGAATTGACCTGCGGGCGTCTGGCTGGTCATGTTGACCGTGAGCTGCAACGACCAGCGCTCGTTGATCTCCGCAGCACCAGTTGTTACGGCGAGCTCGCTCGGATGACAGATGAGCTCGACCGGCTGAATGGTCGCCGCGTCGCTGAACACCATTCGGATGTTGTCCGGAGCATCAAGCTTCGTAACACCCAAGGAAATGGCCGCCGATGTCAGAGCATCTTGGTAAGACACGTAGGCGCCGCGGGGACCCGTGCCGGTGAGCTTCCAGTTGGCGCGCAGCTGTCCACGCAGGAGCTTGTCTAGGCTGCCTTTGAGCAGGGCCTCGTAGTCGAAGCCATTCGGGTTTACCGCGTGACGCAGATCCAGGATATCCGTATTGGCGATCTGGTCCGAGAACAGGCCATCCGGGCGACCAGACACCACACGAACAAGCGCGCCGGCCTTGTGCGCCTCTGCGACCGTGCCGTTGGAGCCCCGTGTGCCCGGCGCGATGTTGATCGTGGTGCCCGTGATCGACTGATAGAACATGAGCTCATCGTCGACTTGGATGAGCACCGGCGTCGCGGGATTCGCAGGCAGGGGCAGGAGCGCAACGTTAGTGGAGCCCGCTAAAGGCAGTGCCGTAGCCGTAGCCGTGACGGGGCTGGCCAGCGGAGGCGCCGGCAGAAATGTCTTGATCCCCGTGCGATTGACCGCCGTGGGATTGCGATTGAGCCCGCCGTTAAGATTCTGGGATGGGTTGCCGTTCCAGCTGACACCGTTGCGTCGAAAGACAACCGAGATCGGGACAGCATAGGAGTAGCCGTCCACCGAGCCCAAGAGGTTTTGCGTCCCGTCACCAGCGCGCCACAAGCCCGGGTCCCCGAGCGCTTGGCGCATATTCGTGAACGTGTAACTCGTCGGGGTAGCTGCTGCGCCCTGTGCCTTGACAACCACGGGATCGAACCCGTCCGGATTGCCGGTGAGCCCGACAAGGCCCTTCACGACACGCACGCGGTACTGAATCTGGACGCGCTGGTTGGTCTCAAAGCCGATCGCCGGATCAACCAAGTCGTCAGGCAGATAGCTGAAGCCACCCTCGACGTTACCGAACCGGTAGACGGCACTCGCCGATGGCTTATTGGTCGCGGAAGGATTCGGCTGAATGCGCGCCTTCCACACCTCGAGAAAGACGAAATCGATGCGGAAGTCGCCAGCCGCCCCAGGCGGTGGATCCAGAGCGATGATGTTCGAGTAGTCGACCTCATTCGGAGAGCCTGGAGGGGAGCCTGTCCCGGTGCCCGCCACAGGGATCAGCCAGCCATTGACGTTGGCCCACATGATCGGGGCCGTTTCGCCGGTGCGCTGAGGGCCGAATTTGAAGTAGTTGGACCACGCAGGATTGGTCAGGAAGGCCTTCTGCTGGTTTGTGTCATTTCCCAAGAACCCGCTCGGCGTACCGCGGAGGACTGCTGACTGCACAGTCTCCAACGCCAAGGTCTGCATCAGATTTAGTTCGCCATCACATGGCGGCTTACCTTGTTGCCAGATCGTTTCAGCGTATTGGGTCCCGGCCGATTGTAGAACTCGAGACACCCCTGGACCAAGGTTCGTTGTCATTTGATGTAATCCTTCATGTCACTTAACTTGAAACTTGATAGGGAGTTTCTAAGAAAACGGGCCAGGGTCCGGAAACCCTGGCCCGTCATCAACATCCCTCTACACCGATGGCGCTACCGCACTCGCTTACTTCGAAGGGCCTGAATCATCAGGCTTCTTCACGAAGAGTGCCTTGAGCAGCTCGTATATCCATACCGAGACAACGCCCGCCAATGCGAAGTACACCAGGCCCTCAATAAGCATGGTCATCCATGGCTCTGGGTAGAGCCAGAATAGACCGATGAGGAGGCCCGCCAAGATTGGCTGCAGCGCCAGTGTTTTGTAGCCCAACCGGAAGAACCACGAAGGCTTGCCCGTCTCGTAGTTCTGCTGAGTGAAAATGTGGTTTCTCAAGATGTAGCTCAAGAGCAATAGGATCAGCACCACCACGATGAACGGTATGCCGGAGAACTGCACCGCCGTCGGCGTACGAACACCGGTGATCCAGTCTTTGGTGCCGCGAGCCTTCGGCGCTGCCGCTAGACTCTGAGCCACGTGATCGTATACACCCCACGCTCCGCCCGACGCCCATGTCCCGTGCAACGTGTACAAGTTGCACGGCGCGTTCATCTTCGTCGCGAACTTGGTCAGCATGTAGACGTAGGCATCAGCCGATGACTGGTTGGACGCCCAGACATCCGCGTTCTGCAGGTGATGCATTCCCGCTTCGTAACAACCGAGCATCGGAATGGCGTAATTCGCTGTCTGAGTGACGCCGACCGCGATCGGCTCGCCACTCACTTTTTCGTCGACCTCACTCTTCCAGCGAGCCAACGTTTCAGTGGCGCCGTTCGTGCCGTTGCCGATGTATGGCGCCAAAGCCATCATGTCGATCTTCTGGGCCTTCGGATTCCACTTGGTCGACCTGTAGACGGTGACTAGTGCCTGACTCGTCAGGTCGAGGTTGCCGGACTCCGAGAACACGCGGATGACCCGTTTGCCCATCTCACTGGCGCCGAAGACGTCCTGATAGATCTGGTACATCTGCAGAGCTCGGTACATCTCGTGAGAGATACCCTGGTACCACTCGTTGTCTCCTGGTAGGCCGCCAGCCTTACCGGCAGCAATCGCTTGGGCGAACTGCGCAAACGATCCATTCCAGACCTCGTTCGACAGCTCAATATAGGCGCGAAGATTCGGCTTGAGCTTGCTCTTGATGAGCGTCGCTTCCTGCTTGATATAGTTGTCATCCGCCAGATACGGATGCGTGAACCAGCAATCGACGTTGCCCTTGTTGCAAAGATCAATCTGCCACTCGATGGCCATACCCGTGGTTGAATCCGGGCTCGAACCATCGATGTAGATCTCAGCGTTCCGAGGATCCGTTGGCAGCTTCCGCTGATCCCAGCTCGTGATCTTGCTCCAGTTGACAGCGTTGGTATCCATGTGCCGGAACGTCGAATACCCGCTCAGGTCAGTGAGAAAATCCGGGTTCCAGATGTCGGCGCCAGATGAGTATGCGGTCGCCCAGTTGACGCCACTCTTGTAAATGGACGTGCCGGCCCAGTCCGCGATGAACCACTCTTGCGTACCAACCGTCATCTTACCTGGGAGCGGTCCAACGGACCCGCCAGAGCCGCCACCACCACCGCCGACGGCACCGCTACCACCGGTTGCGATCCCTCCACTGCCACCGCGGCCTCCACTACCACCACGGCCACCGCTACCACCGACCGCACTACCGCCGCTGCCTCCACGGCCACCGCCACCGCTGCCACCAGAACCGGCTGCGATCACATCGAAATAGACGCTCGGAGTGGCGTCATGCCAGCCAGTCTCATCTTGATAGCTCGAGTAAGACTCCCAGCGCCCGACAGGGTCATCTGCCGTGAAAGTACGCGACGCCTTAACTGTCACGCTACCGTTCGCCGGAATTGTCACATCGGTCACATATGGGAGCAGATCTTCGTAGGGACCGTCAGCGTGCGTGCCACCAGGTGGACGCCCCGCGATCGCGATCTCAAGCAGTGTAATCGGAGCACTCGACGTATTGCCGTAAACGACCGTTCCATTCAGGGTCTGTCCACTCTGCACACGCGTCTTGTCGAGCTTCAACGGCGTCTTCACCGTGACCCCACCGGTCACCCCGCCACCTCCGCCACCACGCCCGCCACGTCCAGCAGTGGCAACGCCACCTACGCCGCCGCGTCCACCGACACCTCCGACACCAGCACGTCCGGCTCCCCCGGTCGCGCCAACACCTCCGGCTCCAGCACCGCCAGACCCCGCAAAGGATGGGCACATCCACGCCGGGGCACAGCATACTATCGGAGGGCTGCTGCTGCCTGCAGCACCGGTCGGATTACCACCCGTAGTTGGACTTGGCGCGGCGCCACAGTACACGCCGATTCCCCCGCCAATAATTAGGGCTAGCGCGATTAGAAACCACCACTTGATATTGGACATATTTGTCTCCCACAGGGCACCTTCCATAAGAAAAAGCTTATGGTGATCTCGCGTAACCGAAGTATCACGCCGTCAGATCGTCACCTTGAGCTCCACAGGTTCCGGTCGAGTAGTATCGCAACCGCATACTGCTCCCGAGCCCCCGAGGACTAAGACCCCGCTCAATGTCCAACACCTGGAAACTCTGCGCTTGGAGCCCCTCTTCCAGCACCTCACGAGCCTTACCCGGCTCGCCGTCGCCACATGTGTAGAAGTCCACCGCCGCGTAGCCAATCTCCGGCCACGTGTGAATCGACAGGTGAGACTCTTCCAACACAACTACGCCGGTAACGCCTTGCGGCTTGAACGCATGAAACACCGAGGTGACAATGGTCATTTGAGCCGCCCTAGCCGCTCGCTCCATCAGATCTCGAATCCGGTCCACGTTATTGAGGGCACCGAATTCGCATCCGATGAACTCGACCACTAGGTGCCTACCGCAGGTATCCAATTCACGGGCCTCCGCTTTTTCAGTAGCAACAGGGTTCTACAAGGACATTCGGGAGGCCGGATTTAACCCAGCCGCCCTAGTAGATCAGCGCCCAGCCGCCCAGATAGAGACGACGTCCGGGAGCTGGTGTCGTCATGTTGGTGAAGGTCAACTGGACCGCGTTGCCTTGATTAGGCACTGGCACGTTCAAAACCGAGCCGTTCGTGATTGGCATACTCGGATTGCCGCTGAAGGCGATGTTGCAAAGCAGCAAGTCAGAGTCTTCTTCGACGTATGTCCGAGAGAAGCGCCCCGTGCTTGGATCGTTGTTCGTGAACGAGTATGCCTCCCAAACGACAACACACGTTGACGGCGTGTTGTCGAGACCAACACTCGCGGTGATAAGGTTGCCCTGGCCGAATATGCAGTGTTGAGCCATGTCTGCACCGACCGAGACGTGCAGACTGGATGGCGACACCACACTGGGTGTATCGTCAACCGTCATACAATGGTCAACAAGAATCTTAGGAAACCCAACGTAAGAGGCCTGTATTCCAGCTTCCTTAGCGAGAAGAAGTTCCGACAGATTCTTCGGTTTGCCACGAATCTGGACCCCGTCAGGAACCCGAATCAGCAGGGCGCCAGTCGAATCGGTCTGCCCATTCTCTGACGTGGTAACATCGATAATCTGAGAATCCGGCGTGAATGGGTCTACTAGGTAGTGAATGCTCATATATCAACGGCTCCAGGCTATTGCCGGGCTAGCGCTAGTTGGCTCGCTTGTTCAAAAGAAGTCCCTTGACCCTAAACACACTCGCAGTCGTGCTACTCGTAGTGGCGCTCTCACTGTCAAAAAAGACACCGTTTGTTTCGTCAAACAGGGCGTATCGAATGAGTAGGATGATCACTAGCTGTCCGCGACGTCCCAAGGGCTCAGTGTCACTCGTCAGCTCCGCCAAAATGGCGAGCATATTCTTGTGCCGATCCGAGTTGCTCAAGTCTTGAGCATAGGCGTTGGGCACATACGCCCCCAATGGCACTGAGGTGAAGTAGCTTCGGCCCTCGACGTCGATATCCCCAAGGCCTCGCTGGAACGTCAACGATTCTGGACTAGCGACCATTGAAATATACGTGGGCAGGCAGAGCATGCCCGTAGAGGCATCGAAATTGGCGACGCTGATCTCAGGGCTCGCGGCGAGCTCTGCCTCACCGTCAAAGTCACCGACCACGGGCGGAAAGATGCCGCCGGTCTGCAGGTACGCAGTTGGGAAAGGATATGCCTCACCCTGCGAGCCGGAACCAGCTGTTAGGCTTATCAGTTTGCCGGAGACCAGCTTCGGAACAACAGTCAGGCTGATGCCAGCGATAGCGTCCCGGGCCATCTGAGGCGCGGCGGCACGGAAGTAAATTGACAGCTGCGGGGTGACCGCAGGGGTGGTCAGCCGCGGTATCGGCCGCCTCGCCTTATACTTCACGGTGATCTGGACGGGAGTGGCTGGGGTGTTGACGTTGAACGTAACGATTCGCCCGCTGGGGTCCAAGGCTCCGGCTGTTGCCGACGCGACCGGGGCTGTCGAGACCGAGGTGAGCTCGATCGCGCGCTCAGGCAGCGTCATTTTGTTAGTGACTATCGCGTTCCCCTGCGTATAGGTCAGTTCAAGCGTCTGATACTCGACCTGCACTTCACGGTGGGGCTCATCGAAGCTTTTGAGCCCAGGATTATCGAAGACAGCGTTATCGCAGAAGATCGGTGTTGTAGAAGGCAGCGGCGCGGTAGTGAGCTCGAAGCTGTCAACCCCATAGGTCTCAACAGGGGTATGGGTCAACCCCACTCCACGCGGGTACGCTACCAGCAGCGTCACGTACAAACTCTCGTCGGTAAGACCAAGAGGGGCAACGGTGCCGGCGATTGTGATGACCACAGGAGCAACAGGCGCCGACCCAAGCCCCGTAATAGAGATATGCGGCTCTGCATTCGCTGCCTTGTGTGACTCCGAAGGACCCGCCCAGTGAGCCTCGACCACATCCAAGAACAAAGAACCGTCTGGCGCTAAGCTGCTCCAGTCGAATGCCGCGTACGGATACACAAGCAGAGACGTTGGACCAATCGTCACCACGCTACCAGCGACCCAACCTCCACCGGGAGCCGGGTATCTTAGCGTGACCGTCTCATAGATAGAGCGATCGGAGAATCGGCGCCTCACCGCATCGAATTGCTGAATCTCAGCAGCGGGAACCGCCGGTGTCTGAGTGCCCCCTATCTCATTCGCAACGAATACCGTTGTGCCGTGAGATCCGCCCCCTGCCAAATTGTCAGTGATCTCGGTGCGCAACGAATTGTCGAGGATCGCGTTCGTGTTCTTCTCAAGAACCTCTTCCAATGACCAACCAGTCGGCGACACACCGTGTCTCAGATCTAGTAGGTCTGCGGATGCAATGATGTTGTTGAACAGACCATCGGGGCGATCAGATGTGCCTGGACTTGCCGCGCCGCCGTTCTGATTGGTTGCACGGTTGAAGGGCGCGGTATTACGGCGGAAGACCGCCAATAGCGGGATCGCGTACATGTAGCCATCAACGGTCCCCAGACCGTTGGTCGGGACGCCATCTCCAGCTCTCCAGAGTCCGGTATCACCGTTTGCCCATTGATTCGTGTAGTTGGGTTCGAGCCCAGGATAGGCGCTGCCATCCGGGGTCGTCGGGTTAGGAGGCACCGTGCGGGCCACCACGTTGAAGTCGTCGATACCGGATGGGTAAGTGAACACGTCCACATCGGCAATCGCTCGCAACCGATATTGGATCTGCACCCGTTTCGTGGTTTCAACTCCGACGTTGACGTTCAGAATATCGTCATCGAAGTTGTAGGTTGCGTCGTCAGCTCCAGGAGCGATCTTGACGTTACCATTGAACCAAATCCTGCCTGTTGGGCTCTTGCCAGTCATGTTGGCAGGAGCTGGTGACGCCGGTGACGCCGGGATCAGTCTCCGCCACACCTCAAGAATCACTAGATTGGTTTGCTGCCCTCCCCCGGGGCCAGCGCCGAGATTGACACGGTTGGCAGTAGTCGCGCTATTGGTGCGTTGGATGGGGATAAACCAGCCGTTCACGTGCGCCAACAACGGCGGGATCTCGATCGTGTTGGCCACGTTGATCGGAGCAAAGATGGCGCCGGTCGAGCTCGACGTGGTCAGGAAGTCATCAGATAACCAACCGGACGGCATCAAGCGCCGCACAACCGCTTGTGCCGCCCCGCCGTCAATGTCCTGACTGAGGTTTAGCTCGATGTCCAGGAGGGGCTTGCCAGCCTGAGTGACAACAGTTTCCCATGCGTGCTGATCCGGAACCAGATACCCAGAAACGGCAGGCCCGTAGTTCTTATCCGCGGTCATGATATCCTTTGATGTAAGTCTTCATCATCCCATCCATCAGAAGGTCAACCGCCACACGATACTAAGGGTGCTTGTAGCCGGCTTGTTGATGACTGCGAACGTCAAATAGTTTATCAGCGTGTCATGCGGGGTCAGATCAACGGTGGGGTCGTACTGCCCATTAGAGGGACTGACTGGCTTACGAACGGCTAGGTTTGTGTCGATGTTGCCGCCCAAGAGCCCCATCTCAACCAGAGGGCCGACCGCCTCGGACTCTGCAAAAGTCGTCGTGAAATCGACCACGTTTGTTGGGATGGCACTCGGGACACCGTCGCCATCGATGAACTTGGTATCCGCAAAAGTCTTGCGAGCGATCTCCGAGTACAGCGAGCGCTGTGTATTGGTCGCCGCTGGAGGGCTCTGAAGGGACCAGCCAGTGTCGCCTGTGCCAACGGCAAGAGCATAAATCCCATGCGGCGGCTCAAGACTGTCCTTCATGAGCCGGGCGATAAGGATCGACGCATCCAGGACAACCAGGTTGCGAAGCTGTCGCTCCAGCTGAACCACCCCGGTCTCGCCATCTCTCATCGTGAAGAAGACATCACCGCGGATATAGTTTTTGCCAAAGGTCTCTTGGCAGGCGGCTCTTACGGCAAAGCCCGGAGCTCGCTCTTGGGCTCTGGGTAAGGTCTCGACACTTCGCATCTGATCTCCCTCTTGTGCAGACAGCTACACCAGCAGCCATCGCATAAGAGGGTTAGATGACTAGAGCGTCTGCCTCCACAGTGGCTTCACCCGCTAGCTCGAAGTCCGGGGTATGGAGCTCAGCTTCACCTGCTAGCAAGAGGCCCAAAACAGTTGTGCTCGAAGGCCCTGGGGGTGGGAATGGAGTCAGGTTGTCGGCGACAATAAAGGCCCCGGGCTTCGTCCAGACTAGGTTCCCGTTGTTCGCATCGGAGCCCACAGCGGTAGCACTCTCTACTTGGACGCTGCTCGATGAAGGGACCGTCACAATCAAGAAGTTTCCGTTGTTCGCAGGATTGGCGGCTTTCGTGATGGTCAAGATCTGACCCCTGTCAAGATTGCTCATCCCCGAAAGCCCTGTGACCGTCATCAACCCACCCGCGACGGCGCCGAGACTGGCGGATGTCCCATCCACCTCGAAAAGTTTCCAGGGCATGCCGTTCAACAGAGACACTCGGCCAGGGGGCCATATTCGTGTAACCGTGAGCGATGCCCAATCGTCTGTCGGCCGGGGCACGGTGTCTTCGAGCGGGAACTCGCTCGAGCCCATGCCAAGATCAAACCGGGCCTCCACAAGACGAGGGAAGGCCGCCCATAGGACCCAGTCAACCGAGTTGATAACGCTGACTGCGGGCGTCGGAACCAGGTCGAGTCCGTGGGTCAGCAATGCACGCGGATCGAGCGGCTGAGGCGGGTGATACTCATCATAGGCCCGCGTACAGACGTCGACTTGGTCAACTTCAATGATTGAATTCGCCGCGGAGTTTTCCAGAGCGGGTGAGAAAAAGACGAGACCGTTATGGATGCCGTACAGACCATACAAAACCTCACCGGAGAATTCCGGCACTGGGATCTGAGTCTGTAGAAGGTTCCCCACATACTGAAAGCTATCGGTGTTCGGGACCACGGGGGCATGGGTCAGAGAGACGACCCCGCTAAGGACGGTGAGCCGATAGTGGCGCGCATGTACCAGTTCTTCGCCCAAGACAAGGGCAATGGACCTAGCCGGATCGGGGTCGGACTGCTCAATAGTGATGGACGTGATCGCAACCGGGGTCCCGTTGGAGTCCGTTAAGATGTACTCCGCGAGGTCAGCGAACGAATCAGGGAGCATTGGCTCGGAGAAGACCGCTCGAACACGAGTCGGCCCAGTGGCCACGGCGTAGAAAGAGGGCTCCACCAAGACGCCGGTGAACTGCGCACTGTTGAGCGCCGGGTCGAGTGGCTGACCAAGAAACCCGCGAGCCGCAGAAATCGTAACCGTGTAAAGAATGGCCGCCAGAGGCTCGGTGTGGAGGACGACCGACTGCGCAGTCTCCAGCACTATGAAGTCAACGACCAGGGGCGGCGTAATCGAGTAATTCGCTATCGACAGCAGCAGCGGAAACCCAGGATCGAACATCGCTGTGTAGCGGATGCGAACCTGAGTGGAAGACAAAACCGTAGCCGATTCGATACCGTAGCTCTGAAGAGAGCTGCCGTATGGGCTTCCCCCGTAGCTATCGACACCGTACGCGCCAACAAATGTTCCGTCTGCGGCGAGCTCAGAGCTACCAACGATGTCAACCGAGGCTTGTACTCTTGCGTAGTTCGAGACTGCCCCGAGGGTCGAGTCGCCGTGGATCGCAGCAGCCGAACTCGCAGCGACGGTAGCGGTCGCTCCCATCGTGGCCAGACCGTCGGCCAATACAATGTTGCCTAGCCCCGCGGCAGCCGTCGCAGTTAGCGCAGATGAACCAGCAAGGCTCGCTACTGCATTGACCCTTGGAGTCGCCGTCAAAGTAGACGAGCCCGCGAGCCCCGCGGTGTTCACCTGACGCAGGCCCGCCACAGCGGTCAGTGACGACGCGCCCGCCAGATCTGCATCGATGGCCCCATTGAGGGCGGTCATTGACGACTCGCCAGCCAAGTCTGCTTCTGCCGTAAGCGCACCGGTAACGGTGACCGTCAACGTGGAGTCGCCGGGTAGCTCAAGGCCGGCGCTGCCCTGCTGGTTACCTAAAGCCGTCATCGAGGACTGGCCAGCTAAGTCCGCAGTAACGGCCAAATTGAGGGCGGTCATTGATGACTCGCCCGCCAGGTTCGCTACTCCCTGGACATCAACAATAACCGTCAAACTAGCTTCGCCTGTCAGCTCCGCAGTGGCATCACGCTGCCTGACAGGCGGCAAGACGATCGACACCATCGAAGACGCAGTGAGGGCCGACTGACGTGGGTATGTGGCGGTTGCGTCGGCGGTCTGAACCGCCGCCCCAGCAACAGTCACAGTCGTTGTGAAAGAGACGCCGGGCTCACCGGTCAGCGTCGAAGCGCCATCAAGATACGCCTCGGGGAGGCTTCCTGTGGCATCCAGGGTCGACTCTCCAGCGAGAGTCGCTATGGGACCAATAATGGCCTCAGCGGCTAGAATCGCTGCGCCGGCTTGAGTCGAGCTCACAGCGTAGGTCGCGCTCGCATCTGCGCCTAATGTCGCCTCTCCATCCAGATTTGCTGAAATGTCTACGATCGCCATGGGCTCACTCTAGCTAAACATCGATGAAGATTTGAATCGAGTTAGTCCCTGGGTCTCGCACAAGTATGTAGTCGTGATAGGCGCCGTCGTAGAAATCGAACCGGATGCCCCCGACGGTTTGCCCATTGTTGAGATCTACGGCGAGCACATACCGCTCGCCTATAGGCGTGGTCACGAAGGCCAGGCCGACCGTCACACCCGGCGATGAGAAGCCCACCCTCACCTGGCTGTCTCCCAGGCCAAGACTTGAGTCCTGCACCAAACGTAAGCGAAACTTTACTTCTGTGCGTAGTGAGATCGCGTCTGGAAGCGGGGTGTTGTTGCGGAAGAGAGTACGTGTGCCAACAGCGTCGGTGCCGTAGGTAAGGATGCCACCAGAGGTTGTGGCAAATTGGTGCGGCGCTGTGCTCTGCTTGGTAGTAACGGAATAGACCGCTGCCAAAGTGTTTGGCGGAGCCGGCGTTAGAAAGAGTTTCGTTGGGCCGACCGAAACTACGCGATAGTTCCCCTTCGCCGCGGTATTGCGGATCTCAACTTGGTCTCCAGCTTGCACCCCGTCCGATATAAAGCTGGCGCTGAGATCAATCAGCGACGCCGCGCTACTAGAGAGGGCCGCTATGCCTGTTGCGATCTCCGTGGAGCGCGACCATGGAGTAGACGCTGTTGCGTCGTTCTCAGGAATGACCGAGCCGTCGTACGAAAGGCAAATCTCCTTCTGAAAGGTTATGTCGCCAAAAGTGGGCTGGGACTCATCGTCAAACGGGGCGATGAGATCTGGTGCCCCCGTCGAGGTCTCAATGACCTGCAGGCTGTTGTACAGCACATCATCCGGCACGAGGATCTCGACCCGCTGCGCCGCCGAATTCAGCGCGAAGTTATGAGCATTGAGAACCATGGCGGGGCTACCGATCCCTGCCAGCGGGACCAAAACAGGCATGGGGGAACGGACCTCGTACGTCTGCGTCGACGGCACCAGCGGAGTGCGATCGTTCAGCAGGGTAAACGCGATGAGGTTCGGGTCCCGCAGAAGGTCGGGCTCCGTCTGTGGAGGGATACCCTCTGACTCCGACCAAAAATTCGTGTGCGTGTGCGGGATATTCGTTCGATGATGCTCGAACGAGGCCATGATATTCCGCTGATTCAGGACTTGGTGATGCGGAACAATGCCGAGCTCGGAGATCGAGCGCACGGCGCCCAATTTCACGAAGTTCCAAGACGTCTGCGACAGGTTGGTCGGGTCAAATGCTCCCCAAGTCACCGATGGCAAGCCACTCGAGATAGCGCGTGGGATCCCCGCCGAGCTCGGGGGCAAAGCCGTATTGCTGTAATCCGCATGGATCAGGACCTCGGGAACATTGTCGAGGAGAACCGAGACACCGCCGCTCGGGTCCTTAACGATCCTATAGCGGTGAGGTAGCGACCAATTGGTCTCCGTCACCGTTCGATAAGTCACCTCTGCCGGCTGCTCCGGAAAGATGCCCGTGACCGTTAGTTTCGTATTATCAAACCCGGGGGCCACACTTTGAACCGTGTAGACTCCCTTGTTAGCCCCATCGTCGACAATCAGCTGGTCGCCGATCACGACACCGCTCGCCACAAAGTTGGCAGTCATGTCCGTGAGCACGTTGCCGTTTACCGCCGCATCACGGCCAGCTGCAGACACAGGAAGGTGATAGCCAGTGAGCGAGCTCGGATCGTAACCCTTCCAAATCCCACAGTACTTGCGAGCTGGGTCACCCGTCCGCCAGTAATTCGAGTACACCCACACCGCCACGGACCTCGCCTGCATGCTCAGGGGCGTGGATGAGCCAAACGAAGCCATGCCTGTCAACGATGAAGGCGCGACCGTGTGAAAAGCACTGTATGGAATCGAGCCTACGAAGGCCCCATCAACGAACAACGACACAAGATTACCGCTCGTAGACTTCGCGAGTCGATACGTGTGAAAGTCGCCAAACCAATTGAACGCAAACCGTCCGCCGACAACCGGCGCACCATCAGAGTGGAGCTCCACATACCGCAGGCTCGAAACCTCGATGAGCTGGACACCGACGGCCTTGAGGCTATCGTACACAGAAGACATCACGCCAACGAACCCGACCACATCCGGCGTGTAGCTCAGGACATTGACCCGGAACTCCAGCATGTAGTCGTTCAGGTTGCCGATGACGCGACCCGGATTCGAGACCAGCAGGTTGTCGGGAAGTGAATAGACCAGGCCATCCGTGGTGCTCGCGTCAGAGATTTGGAGGTGCTGCCCAACCATCACCGCGCTCTGCGTCCCCGTGGCAGCCCACGCATACGGAGCGAAGGCCGGAGGCAGCGAGCGTCCACCGTAACTGAACTTCGGGTAGGCCGTGTCGGAGAGGAAACTGAGCTGAATTAGGCGGTCTCCGTCGTCAATCGCCGCCATCACGGCATTTGGCGTGATCCCGTGCGTGTGGGTACGGATCGCAACGTCGATATCTAGAATGGTATCGTACGACTCCGACAGAAGCGGTTCGATGCGCGCGAAACCTCGGAAGTCTCCGCTGACTAACCCCGCAGCACTCGCGGAAGGGAGGTCTGTGGCACTTGTGGAGTCGAGCAGCAGGTGCGTCCCGCCGATGATCGTCTCAGTCCCGTGGAACCCAACGGGGGTCCAGGGCTGGGGGTCTGATTCTGGCGGGGTGCTGCCCTCATACGTCACATAGACAGACGGCGCGGCTTGCAGCGGATTCGTCGGGATCGCCGTATACCGCACGAAGCTCCACACGGAGGAGTTCTCCGCCTCGCGAGACAGGGAGCCCCAAAACGGCCCTTGCAACCCGGTGAAGGGTGCGTTCAGTTCCGACAGATACGGCAACTGATCCGATGGAACGCGCAGAGTCGCCACGATCGAGCCATCCACATAGACGCTGACTATGCCGGCGCGGTCTCTGAAAATCCGATAGCCACGCAAGATGGCCCAATCCAGGTCGGCGGCCTCACCAGTGGCGTCGCCCATGGTGTCGAGCCCACCGGTCCATGCGTCCGGAGAAGACGGGTCGTTGCCAAATCCTCGCCGAAGAATACCGAACTGCGGGCCGCTGCCGGAATTCAGGAAGCCGACGACCACCGCCGTTTCTTGGTCGGCGTATCCAGCCGCCACACCGGTGAACACGCCCTCCTGTGTGGGCACCGCGTCGATTCGCATGCGCCACGCGATCGCAAAAACGTGCTCAAAGGTGAGGTCGACCGTCCTGGTCCAGAATAGCCCCTGGCCGGTTGGGGATGGTCCCGTAGTGTTGTCCGTAACCACAAGGTCCGTGCCAGACACAACGGCCTGTCCGGCGCCGTGACGTACCCACGGGTCTGGGGCGAGCTCGGGCAGCGTCGTGCCCTGGTAGTTGATGAAGATCGTCTCGAGCGTACGCGAGAGCGGCGGAAAGGCGATGCGATGGTTCGGCGAGTTCAGGAGCAGCAGGTTTGGATCGTTCAGCGCTACGGAATAGGCCCGCTCGTACGCGCGATACTTGAGGTCCCTCTGCTGCGGCTGGTCGACCATTGCCAGGAGATCAACCGGGTCGATCCGGTAAGTGCCGCCAGTCAGGCTCAAAACCGGCGCGTCCAAGATCAACATCGTGTCGCTGAAAACCGTGTCGATCTGCCGGCGCAGCCCCGCATTTGGTCCGCTCGTGATGGTAACGTACGACGCGGTGTTGATCGTCGTCAGGAATAGAGCGGACGCATCGCTAAGCGTAACGTTCGTGGGGAATGTGGCCGTCCCGGTCAGTTCGGAGCTCAACACCACGAAGTTCTCAGGCCGAATCAACGTGTTGTTGTAACGGTACTTGTGCCCCGAAGAATCCGTCGGCCTACCGAGGTCCCGGTTCCAATTGTTGAGCCGGAACTCCTTCGAGTTCAGACGCCGGATATCCACCACGGGGTTTTGAATCCACGAATAGTCGACCAACACAGTGTCAGACGGGTCAGGCACCGTGGAGAGCACCACCTGACCCAGCAGACCGATCACCGCCTCGGGCGTGACCTCCACGTCGTTGATCGTAACCGCAACGTCACGAGGGTCATCCGCGATCATCCCGGCACGAGGGTCGACCAGCTCCCACACAATGCTTCCGTTGGCTGCATCCGGGATCGTGAAACTGGCCCGCACTTTCGCCACGGTCGCCGACACAATCGACGTGATCCGGTAGGTGCCCGCATTAGCAGTACCGCTCAACCGGAGGTATAGCCCAATCACGCTCGCGGACAGCGACGCCCCCGGCACAGTGATCTGAACCGCTGTGTTGATCGAACCGGTAGCGCCACTCTGAAGCACGAGCTCTGGTTTGCTGATTGGCCCGTGGTCCGTGAAGATCGATCGTGAAGCTAGCGCCGGGCTGCCAGAGAAAAGGGCCTGGTTGAAGACCGGGTCAATGGGGTTGCCAGCGAGGTCATGCGGCGTGCCAGCGGCATTGACCGCGACAATGTAGGAGCCCGTCGACAGCCCAACCGTGTTGAGCAAAACCTGGTTCACCGCAGCGGTCAGAACGCTCGTCACCCGAACCGCACTCGGCCCCGTGATCGAGTACTCTGCCGGGGACAGTAGCGCTGCGTCGATCCGCATCGCCTCCGAAAAAGTCACCAAAACCTGGCCCTCGTCGAACTGCTCGACAGTGGTCACCTTGGGTTTCGAGGAGGAAGCCGTGAAGGTCCACGCTGCTGCGTATGGCGCCCCGCCAAGGAACTCGCTCAAGCCACTGACACGAAGGGCGTACAAACTGCCATCGGTCGGCTTATTGATCTCGAGTCGGACCTGGATGACCGAAGAGCGGACACTAGCCTCTAACGCTCGCTTCGGGCCGCCGAGCCCACTCAACTCAGAGCCACCCTCCATGTGCGCGGGCGGGGCAATCAACATCCCATCGGCACCGAGCGAAGACGAGCCAAACATGAAGCTCGTGCTCGGCGAAACCGCTGCCTGCATCACTGTCACGGGCGGCAAAACTGTGACTGCCCGCACCATAACAGGCACCCCGCCATCAAGGGGCCGCAGCACATAGTTCGCCGCGTCCAGCACCCCCTGTGGATCCAGAAGGGTCTCGAACGTCACGACGACATAGTTCTCTTGGCTGATTGCCGACATTGGTTCTCGCTACAGCTCAGACCCCTTAGAAGTCGTCGCTATGATCCTCTCCGACCACCCGACGGTTGACCTTCCGCCCCAACCGATCCCTGTCCTTGATGCCAGCCCAGTATGACCTGAAGTCATCATAGTGATAGATGCCCAGCCTCCACCGCATGGTGTCGAGAATCTGATGGAACGGGTCCTCCGGATGATTTGGATCCGGCGGAGGGAACACCTCATCCGTGAAAATGTAGCGGAGCCTGTACAGCGTGTGGGCGGGCCGAACCAAGTCGAGCAGCTGCCGGATAGCTGTGTCCGCCGCAAAGACGTCAGGAGGAAAGCCGCCCCCCGGAACCGCGAGGTGATCGATGTTGAAACCAAACTGATCCGAGATGTCCAGGCCGCTCGCGCCCTGCCGCACCAGCAAGAACATCTCGGTCACCGTAACATCGCCACTAACGAACAGCTCAACCACGTCCGACATGGACTCCGGGACAGAGCCCTGGAAGTAGATGCGTATCAGGTTGAGAAAAAAGTCCCGGAACTCACGGTCACTGAAACCGAGGTCGGGGATCTTGCTGTTGACCAACACCAGGTAGCCGATCACCGACCACAGAAAGTCCGAGCGGGTCCGGTTGAAATCGAAGTCGAACGAGACATCCTCCAAGCCGAGCTCGAGCCGAGCCAACTCGACGGCGACCGCTTTCAGGGCCTGCGTATAGTTTGGCCCCTGCACGGCTGACACATAGTTCGACGGCAGCAGGTTGAGCAATGTTGTGAAGATCGTCTGGGACCGCTGCATCAAGCGCAGCGAGTATTCCTTGCCCTTCTGCTCGATGGTGCTGTTTAGGCGACCTGGGTCGTAGACAAATCTAGCCATCAGCCCTCCGTAAATTCTCGGTAGGTGACGGTTAGGACGCCTAGGTCGATGACCTCCATCGCAGACACCGAAATATCGTGAGATCCCTTGTCACCACGGATGATGTAGCTCACCGCGTATGCGTGATTCGTGGGGCTATCAGGCGGGACCCCCGACCCGAGCAAGGACACCACCACGTGATTGGCAGTCAGCCGCAGTCGCTCCGCTTCGTATTGGTTGGGCAGAAACCCCTGGCCAGCCAAAGTTGCATCATCCGAATACCCAGCGATGATGGCGCCACCTGCCCCAATGATAAATGCCTGCCTCGCAGCCGTGCAGACGGAGGTCAAGTCAAGGGACATGAGCATCACAATGTCGTCCTGGAACACGCCCTTGTGCTCCGTGTCGAGCCCCCCACCATCAGTCGTCGGAAACTCAAGCGGATTGGTCAGGATGTACCCGAGGTTCCCGCCATTATCCAACGAGTCAACACGCCTGTAGGTCGACAGCACGTCTTCCCGCAGCTTCTGGCTTCCATCCGCGTAGGCCATCTTTGCCATGGGCAGAACGTTGAACTGCACTCCGCTGCTATTATCGATGGCCGAATCCACATTGGACTGCGCCACTCCTTGCCCGATGAGCTTCTTGTTCAGGTCAAGCGAGACGTTGTTCCGCAGGATGGGATCCGTCGAATCCTTCGACGCACCACGGGCAAGCTGGACGGTCGTTTCGATATCGATGTCATTCAGGATCGCCTGCTTTGCGAGCACGTCCGCGGTCACATGCCGCTTGTTGTCGAGGATGATCTGCAGCTGCTGCAGCAGATCGTTGATCACGTAGGTGACCGTGAAGTTCTCGTCATGGAAGTAGTCGACCGACACCTCCTGGCCGCTCGCAATAGCTGACGCCGCCGTGCGAACGATTTTAGCCGGAGTAGTCGGGGTCCCCGCGACAATGTCAAAGTCCGGCGCCGCCGTTCCCGGAGGCTGATACTCGAAGGTGCGCTGCTCATTGAACACCCGGATCGTGGTCGTATTGGCCCCGATCGAATCCAGCGGCTCTTGCTCAAAACCGATCAAGACGTGGAGCTCATCGTTCACCGTGATCGACTCGCCGCTCGGAACGTTCCCCGACGGCGTAATGGCTACGTAGTTCTTGGCGATCGTGCTTTCACCATCAAGCAACGGATCATCCGTCTTGTAGAGCTTGTAGTGGACACCTTCCGTCAAGGATCCGCTCACCTCACCGACAACCGACACTACGCGTCGCACGGGCTGCAACGTCATGTAGAGCTTGTTCTGCGCTTGGAAACGATAGTCCGCGATGACGTTGTCATCCAAGGTCGTGATGGGCTGCGGCACAGCGTTGTCGATCTGAAATGTATTGTAAGTCAGAATCGTCACGCCATTGAGGTCGTAGTCAGCGCCCAGCGTGACATTGCGCACCCCCAAGCCCTGGGGCGCGTTGTTCAAGATCTCGATCAGCGGCGTAGTGGGGGTGACGCGCGAATCGAGCACGCGGAAGATAAGGTTGATAGGATCAAGGACCTCGCATTGCGTGTTGAGAGCCACGTCGAATGTGAACGCGAAGCGGTCCTGGACCTGGCGCTCCTGCAAGCCCTGAACCCAAACATCCACCTTGCCGCCAATGTGCTTGTTTCGCACATCGTCATAATCGCGCATCATGAGCGGGTCGCCGCTCTTGATGATCTTGTTGCGGATAACTCCGACTTTGGCAGCGGCCGTAGCCGCGTAACCGGTCGCGGTGCCAGTATCGACAGACGCAAACCCGAGCATCGCGCGGGCGGCCAAATCTGCGTTGGTCTCCCGGTCGTCACCAAATACCGTTGCCCCCTCGTTCACCGCCTTGAGGCCGCTCACACCGGTGATCGATTGAATCGACTTCGCAGGGACGTTCCCCGCTTTACCCGCCTGCTCGGCCACGATCGGCACACGGATCTCGTAACGCTTCTCGTTGAAGTTGTAGTACGAGTCAGCATTGGCAGCGACCATCGTGAAGGAACCGCCGATGCGATACCGCTGCGAGTTGATCCCCGCGCTGGCATCTGCGCTGGAGACAGCAAACGAGCCCGCGGGAACCTGAATGTTCTTGGTCGGGCGAGTAGCGGTATACAGCGTGAGGGTGCCAACTGACTGTCGACCCGGAAGCCTCGCCTTGTTGACGTTCCCGGCCAGCTTGTCGAACTGCTGGTCTATCAGATTCTGTACCGCCTGATCATTGACCAAGCCAAGTGCTGCCTTGAGCGCCTGCTTGTACGCACTGCTAATAACCGGGTCTGACTCGCCACTGCCACTAACGTTATCCAGTGCGAGCAAGGTCAGGAAGCTTTGACTCCGACTCACGAAGTCCACGAGAAACCAGATGCGCTCGGCTTCAGAGGCGAACGGGTCGATGTCGACATCCCGGGTTACCGACCCCGGGATCAGCGAGATCTCCGCGTTGACTCGAAGGACCGCGTTCATGTAATCGACCACGATCTGAAGCTGCGTCCGTCCAGGCAAGTCTCGGATGGTCGTGTCGACGATCAGCGGGGACCCGAGCACCTCTTGCGAGTAAGGCGTCTCGATTTCCCTGCTGGTGACCGAATCGAAGTAGACCCCTGTCGTCACGTAGTACAGCGGACTCGTGCTCGGGACATTCACGAACTGATCAGTGTTGATGATCCCCGTCCCGCCGTTGCGGTTGTGGCTGAACACCACGAACTCATGCATCTCGTAGTTCTGGAATGTGCCCGTGAATCTGAACTCACCGGCTAGGTTCATGTTATCGTGGAATGAGTCCAATCGAACGGCGAGCTCGGTGCCAAACACATCCTCCTCGGAGATCCGCAGCCTGATTCGATTGGCGGAGCTCACATCCCAGACCGCAAGATCATCGAATGCTCGGATGTTGTCTTGCTGAAACTCACTCGGGGCGTTGACCGGCTTCTCGTTGATCCGATAGTAGCCGTTCTCGCCGGCAGGCGTCGATGACGCATAGAAGTTGAAACCGAGGAAGGTAGCCACCTCTGGGAACTCCACCGGCTTAGCCACCAGGATGTCCACTCGGTCCCGATGGCGAAGCACGCGAATGCCGGTGGGGATCTGGGTCCCGGTCGTGTCGGTCGCCACAACTCTCGTAACGACAACCGAGGAAGTGGCAGATACCCCGCCCACTAGGTCAATGGCACGGAGCAAGACCGTGTTTACTCCGAACTCGAGAGGCAGCCCGGTCGGGTAAACAGTAAGATTCGGAACCGTGAAGGTGAGGAGCACGAAGCTGACCAGGTTCGGATCGGCGACGAACTGGCCGCCATTCACAGAGACCTGGATCGCGACCGTATCGATGGCCACAATGCCTTCGACGACAATCGCCTCCTCGTTAGTCGAGAACACTAGGTTTGTAGTAAACCCACCACTGCCGTCTCTCAGCGCGATTTGCGGGGCACTCGCCATCAGCCGACCTTTCCTTTCCCCGTGGCATTCGAAAGTCTACGCATATTGGATTTAGCCACTGAGGGCGAACCCCGAAAGAGACTGTCGAATCCGCCCCGGATCGGACGCTTGAGGTAGCCTCAAGCCTCGCGTAAGTTGTATGGGGTCTGATGACCGGTTCTGAACCACGCAGTTGACAAAGATCACGGTAGGATCCTGCGTGCTCTGCTCCAGGTTCACTGACAACAAGCGCAGCGGATACTCTCTATCCGTGACCTCCTGTTGGATCTTCTCCTCTTGCTGCGTCTTGATCTTCTGCCAGCGAGAGAACGCCTGTTGAATATCGGCGGCGATGAAATTCTGAGTGAAGCCGTCAGAGGCCAGCTTCTTGCCGATCGCATCGAGCAACCCTGTGCCGTACCAGGTGTGAAACTGGTTGCTACCCCGGATCGTATAGAAATCCTTTTGGAGTTCCTGAATGAGCAGTCCCTCGTCTCGGATCTCGATCAAGTTGCCGTTGATGTCGTAGCGCCAGTCGTGCTCGTATCCCGTGCCCCCGCAACGGCGACATTCAGAGAGCACCGTCGAGTAAGAGATCTCCACGAAGTTTGAGGCGCTGCGCAGCGGCTCATCGAACACGATCAGGCGCGTCGGGCGGTCTGGCAGCGAGCTCGGGTCGCCGACTAGCGTCCAACCGGGCACGCTAGTCTGTCCACGGTACTCATGATTAACAGTGAACCCGAAGAGCGTCGCCGCGGTGCTGTCCGCGTAGAGAAAAATGCTCACGTCCGGCCCCGTGTCACGCGAGGCGAATGAGAGCCGGTCGTTGCTCTCCGTGAACACCACGCCGGTGAACCGCTGATTGAGCAAAGCCACCATCTGTGGGGCGCCCATCTTGTTCACGTTTGGAAGGACCACTGTCTGTGGCGCCTCCTGGTTGACGCTCAGGCGGAAAACATTGGTGGTCGACGTGACGGTAAACGGTCCGCGCCGCGTCCCCGAAGCCTTGCCCGGCAGATACACCCCGGGCGACGGGGCCTGTATGGTGTGATTGAGCAACACCCTGACTGAGGCCACCGCTGAGATCGGACGGAGCGGACGAACCGTCATGCGATCTGACGCCAAGTACAAAGCCTCTTCCGAGACCTCATGTGGACATTGTTGGTCTATATGACGGTCTGCCGACATCTAAATCTTTCTCTGCTTCACTGAGTAGGTTTCACAAGACCATCAAGAGTCCTCTGGTATGCGACCGCGGTAGCCCCCTTCGGCCCCGGCATAAAGGCCGCGACAGGAGCCTTCGCAAACTTGCCGTGGGGATCCGGACTGGCCGTGTCGTCGGTGATGGCCATGTAATTTCGGTTTACGGCCAACGAATCGATGATGGCCATGTAGTAAGCCAGCGACCCCTCTTGCTCCGGGGCGCCCTTGAGCAGCTGGAGCTCGTTGATCTCCGTCCCGAGCTGCTCGGAATAGTCGAGCGCGTGGCGGATCTTCCTCTCCAGGTAGTCGCGACGCCGCGCCAAGTCCGCAGAGACCCATCCCCGGAGAGCCTGGACAGTAACGGCCGACTCGGCATCGCCCAAGCCGTGGTCCCGAATGGCTTCCCCGTTGCTCAGGAGTTGCGCAGCGCGGCTCGCATCTCCAGCTATTCGAAAAACTGGCTGCGAACCGGACCGGAACTGCAGGTCAAACTGAGCATTGCCCCCCAGAGCCTCGTAGGCGCCAAAAAGCTTCCCGACATAGGTTGTCGGTGGGTCGTTGTCGACCTGGAGCGGCAGACCGGCAGCATCAAAAGCAAATGCCAGGTCGCCAATCCGCGCCCGCTCTGCTTTCAGATGCTTTATGCGGGCATCGATGAGGTGAAACTGCTCCGAGACATAGGACCGGAAACTTTCAAATTGACTCCGGGTGAATGTCCCGCCCCACTCAAACGCCATAATGCCTCCACCTTGCCCTTCACATCTAGACCCGCGGGCCTATAGGAGGCGGAGCATCGAACGATTAGGATCTTAGAAGATCAGATCTAGCGCCGTGACGTACGGCGTAACGTCCGCTGCCACATACGCCATAGCAGCGCCTGCCGTGTAGCCCGTCGGCCCGCTCGGCGGCGGCGTGCCGCCAGCGTTGTCAATCAACGATATCCACTCACCCACCCCACCGTCCGTGACTGGCACGTTGAGAATGTAGAAGCCAAGATTCAGACTTTCGACGAAGTCAAGGATCCCAGTCAGGTGCTTCAGGAACCTTTCGAGCGTGTCGATCTTTGCCACAATCAGGTCAATGAACGCGCGGAGCTCGGCCATCACCCCGGAGTAGGCGTCCGTCAAGGCCTGCATCTTGGCCAAGAGCTCGTAGATTATCTGGCCGGACCACGGCGCGATATCTCGCAGCAGGCTCAGCTGAACCCAATCCGGAGGGGCTCCGACGAGCGTGAAGGCCTTGCAGTGGTCCACCGCAACCACTATGTTCAAGCGAACCGTGGCATCCTCAAACACCTTGCTGTAGAGGACCCCAGCCGCCACAATATCTTGCCCAGCAGCTTGCGGGTCCTGCACCTTCGTGATCTCGAAAACCAGCTCGGCGAGGTTAGTAGCGTTGAGGCGGTCAATGTCAGGCTGACCCCTGGGAAAGGTGCCCTCCATGAGTGCCTTGAAGGACACAGCCGCGTTGGCCTGGAGCATCGCGCTCCCCACAATATTCGCGAGCCTGGCCGCGTTCCGAACCACCCGAGAGTCATTCCAGGGGAACTCGGGCACCAGACCCGTAGCCGGGCTCGGCTGAAACGCCGTTGTGACGGAGAGGGGGCTGCCGGCGTACTGGCCAACCAAGGGGATGGCCTCGAACGCAGTCAGTGGCCCCGCCAGATTCTGGAGCGAGCCCTTCCCGATCGAGGTGTCAGGCGTCGGGGGGACAGCCGCGCCGTTGTCATCAATCTTCTGCCCCGCCGGCAGCGGCATATGGAAGTTGAATGAAAATGCGGTCTGAAACAACCGCTTCAACGTTTCAATGACGTCGAACTTCTCCGGATAGGTCGGGATCATGATCGGTGCAATAGGGGATGCTCGGCCCATCACCGGCTTATCGTTCTCATCCTCAGCGGGCCACTCAAGGTATGGATTCCCATCAATCGCATTGAGCTTAGGCGGGTCAAACGTAAGAATCTGGGGTTCGCGCTGCACAGCCAAAGACCCACTGAACGCCCTGACCCGATAGTAGTATGTCTTGTTCGGTACGACGTCCGAATCAATGTAGCGAAACGTTCCAAGCTGCCCGATCAGAAATGTTGAGGTTTCCTCAGCGGCATCAATCACGATGTAGTACTGGAACTTAAGGAACGGGTTGCCGTACTGGTCCATGAGCCGGATGCGGCGTATGAGGTACTCCCCTGAACCGCGGGCGCGAAACTGTGTCACTTGGCTCATCATGACCGGGCCAGCGGCACTCCGGTCATTCAAATCCGCAATCGAGACCTCACCGACCGCGGGGTTGGTCACACTTTTCTCGATGAGGAACTTTGGCGGCACAAAGTTTACCGAGGCCCCCTCAATGAGGTCCGAGAAACCGGGGTCCCCCGGCGTGCTGACCGGGGGCAACGACCACTCAACCGCAATTTGCGTCGGCTGCTGTTGGTAGACCTTGGTGATTGACAGGATGCGGTCACCGTTGGCCCCGACCGGCAACACCTTGAAGTTGGCCGGCGCTTGGTATTCAGGAGTCACGAACTCCTTGCCAAAGAATTTCGCCAGCACCTCGCAATACCGCATGAGGGACAACGGGTCCCCGGTATCCGCGACGATGAGCACGAACCCGCCCTTGGTCGTGCCAGCGACAGGCTGCGGGCGATTCGGATCTCGCGCGTCGTAGAGCCCGGCCTTGAATCGGCTTATAAACGAGCGGTAACCGCCGCTGGCGTGCTTGAAGTTGGGGTCGGTCTGCGGATTGGGGAAGTCGAACCACCCGTACATCCCGGTCCGCTTCATGGTCTCAAACAGGTCTAACACAAGCTTCAAGACGGCCTCGACCAGCGCCTTGATTGGGTTGCCGAAGTCTACAAGAAATACTTTGACAGATTCGAGTATGGCCTTCACCACCTCCAGATAGACCACGAGCGCTTCCATCGCCGCTCTGGCCCCCTCCAAGAGGTCCTTGCCCGGGATCTCAATCGCCAACGACTCCCAATTTGGATTTGCAGCCACCCTCTACCTATCCTTGCCCACCGTATTGGAGCTTCTCAAGCTTGCGCATCAGCCCCTTGATCTCGAGCTCGGTCGCCTTGATCCCCAGCAGGCAGATTTCTTTCACCCGCTCGTTGATAGCGAACTGACGCTTCTGCCACTTGGGCGGCTCCACGTCGGGCGGCTCTTTCTTCTCTTGTTCATCACTCATGTGCCCTCCACTGCCAGTAGCTTGGTCAACTGCTTCAGTATCTCTGCTTGCGCCTTGATCCGGTTTTTGATCGCCGTGTCTTGCCGGACCAATAGCCCGTCTTCGAGATTGATCCGAGCGTCGACCCACACGTATCGCTTGTCGTAGAGCTGATCGACGTTGACCAGAATGTCCTCGATCGCTGTTACGGCGGCGGGGATCTCAGCGAGCCGAGAGTTGACCCGAATCAACCGGGCGCTCAGAGTGGCATCTCGAAGGCTAGTCGCGTAAGAGTTGGTCGTATCCCCCGCTATCGCGATAGTCGCGACCAGCGTGTTGTAGAACGTTTGGGCCTCCGTGCGTCGGACCTCTATAGCCTTGTACAGCGTGTAGATAGTCCGCGCCGACTCACCCGAGATCCCGAACGTAGAGACCAATCGATAAGTCACAGGCCCAGGCGAGGTGAACGGCTCCACAGTCTCCAGGTGGGTTTCATCCAGCACTTTCTTGATCTGGTAGACCTGCGCGTTGGCCCCGGACTCGATGTAGATCACGTGCTGAGTGGTGACCTTGGAGTGCTCGAAGGTAGCTGCGCCATCAGTCAACGTGTTCACTGCGACCGTGGCGGCGCGGGGGGATGGAAGCAGAAAATCAGTGAAGGCCATATCGAGGACCTCCAACAGAGCCGCCTTCTCGTTGACGTACAACGGAATTTCCGCGGCCACGGCGTCCGTCAACGTGGTCTTCATGTCCGTGAGATAGGGAGGTGTGTAGTAGTTTCCGTATGACGACAAAGAGGCGACCACGCGGTAGCTGGAAGCAGCCGCTGGAGCGACAATGACCGATGTGACCGGTTTATCCAGCTCTAACAGCTGACTATTGAGTATTGTCTTGACCTGTCTACGCAACCCCTGATTGAGACCCGAGGTAATCACGACAGTCTCGCCCACTTGGACGTTGGCTGTGAAATTCGCGGTGAGGTCAGAGAGGCGCGTGGTGGTCGGGAAATACCCCTGATTACTGGGGCCAGACTTCGCGGTAGCCGTGGCTATCTCAATGTTGACGAAGCCGACCTGGTACAGCCACGGGTTGACGCCGGAGATGTTGAGTCCCGTCCCGTCAACCGATATGATGCGCCGAAAAAGTCGAGCTTCGGGGTCGAGAGAATTCGCACCCGAGGTGATTCGTACTATATCGAAGACCTGGATCGACGGCACGATTGCGCTAGTGGTGAACTCGATCCTTGTGCTGGAGTGAGAGCCGGCGAAGGTCTCGATCATGGTCACAAGGACCGGCGGTGAGATGCCATTGGATTCTGTCGTGAGGGACAGTATCCCGTTGATCATCGCGACCTCTGTATCGAGGTACCCCTTGAGCTCGCTGTTCTGGTCCGGGGTCTGAATCGGAAAGCTCAAATCACCGTCATCATCCTCGATGCCGCCATAGAGAGCAGGGATCCTAGCGGGCGCCGTTTCCTGGTTGGGGAACGAGACCAGCCCAGAGACCGCCTCACCGGACAGAAGCGGGCTGTTCCCAGCGGCTGAAGCCACATAGGTGATCTGACCCGTCTCGCCCGTGAAGGAATAGTCCCTGTTGAGCACGTGGTTGACCAGCTTGTTGACGCCAGTCTGCGAGGTGTCTGCCGGGGATCGGTAGACAGTGCACCCCTTGATGACCGTCACCGTCAACGGCGTCGTGAAGGTCAACGAAGTGGCGGTAACGCCGCTCCCGGCGATCGTAAGCGGTGCCCCAACGAGCGTCCCATTCGGTTGTTGGATTAGGCACAGCATGCCCGGGAGAAACTGAGGGTGCACGTAATCCGCGGACCCATTGGCGTTGTCGACCGCCAGGGTCGTTTCACCGGCGAACGCTTTCTTGGTCACCACAGCCCACGCCAGCCGAGTGTGAAGGCCAGAGACGGTCGTGATGTTCTCAGCGCCCGTATCGAGAACCTCAGCTCCTGGATCTGGCGTAACCACAGGGTCGATCGCGGGCACCCCGAAGAAGTTCCGCTGCGTCGGGAAGAATCGGCTCAGATTGCCAGGCGTGTAGTACTTGCGAAAGGTGCCGATTGAAGTCACGGCAAACGGCGGATATGTCACCTCATATGGCGCGGGCGACACCTTGATCGCATCGTCGATCTGGTTCGTCACTGGCTCCGAAGGCGTCACAACGTGACCCGTCGTTCCGTCGAACAAAAACGAGCCGTCGTTGTTTCCTACGACAGAGCCATCGAGCCCTGTCTTGTACGCCTCCAGCAGCGTCACCATGTCGTTGTAAAAGAGCAGCGTGCCCCGGGCGATGACGTCCTGATTGAAGAGATGCCGTTCATCGAAGTACAGCGACTTGCGGCCTTGCTCCCACAGCTTCGGCTGACTCGAGTTGGAGGTCTGCGGTCCCGAGCTCCCACTACTCGCCTGTGTGGCAATCTCGAGCGCGAACTCCGCGCGAAACTGCGTCATGGTCTCGACGCGGTAGTAAAACGTATCGGGCGAGCTCAAGGAGTAGTCAGCCAGCAGGATCTGACCAAGCAAGCCGTTGGTCGCTGAGGGCGCGATTTGACACGTGTACGAGGCTTTCAGGTGTTGCGGCGGGTTGCCGCTCCCGGGGTCCACCGTAGTCAGGCCCGTGTAGATGATCCCGAACTCTTCACCAAGCCCGAGGGGTTCAGCGAAGACGATATGACCCGACCCGTTGATTGTGTAGTCCACGGGAGAGTCGAGGACCTGACCGGGCTCTCCCGAGACGCGGCGATACACCACGTAAGGCTCAGTCAGCTTCGGCACGCGGCTCGTCTGCAGCTCGGTAACTAGCGCCTCGAACACCGGGCGCACGGAACGCAGCAGCAACTGAGGTCCGTAAACATACTGCCGGATCGTGTTGGCAGACAGCATGACCACGGTGCGGCCCGTGTTGGCCTCGTAGGCAGAGCCGGTCACCTGGAGGAAATCAGTGAAGGTCGCAGCATCATTCGTGAACAGCACCACGGTGCCAGGGCGGTAAAGCAACGACTGGTCCCCGGCGAGCACAAACGTGTTGCTGCCGCGAGCAATGGCCTCGAAGATCTCCGCCCCCGATGCGAAGTAGCCAGGTACGAAAGTCGTCGCGCTGATCGGCGTTGGGCCAGACGACACAAAGATCCGTGGATCGGTGAACGGGCTCTGAAACACCTGATTGCCAGCGAGAACAACCGTGGTCTCCTGCTTCACGTCGTCATAGTTAGAATCACCGATCTGGTAGACCTGCTCATTCTCGATGCGCATCAAGTGCCCAGGCGGGAACGTTTCTTCGTGATCCCCGTGAACCACGAAACTGTTGTTCGGCTCGCCGTCTCCGTCTATCTCGTTGATCGTGACTACCGACGTCAGGATCGGAGGCTGCAAAACAGTGAACGTCTTCTCGCCGCCAACGGCCTTTGTCACGTAGTAGTCGATATAGACGCGCTCATCCGGTGCAATCGTGGGACCGTGCGGGAGTGCATCCGTGATCTGCTTGTCCACAAGAAACGTGATCTGAGAGCTTACAGGGTCAACCACGCATTGAACGCCCAGCGCCTGCGGGCGACCGCCGCGAAACACTGCAGGCGGCGGATTCATCGTCACAGGCAATCCCGCCTTGTTGAAGCTCAGGACGGAAGTCGGCTCCGGGTGCGGCTCGACGATCTCCTTGCGGATCAGAAACGTTGCGTACTCAGTGATGGGCGGCCCGGGGAGCGTTTGCGGAATCGTAGACGGGGTCGCAACCGTATAGGTGATCCGCGCTTCCTCCCGCTGCAGCATGCGATCCCGGAAATGCACGAGTCCGAGCTCGGGCTGTAGCTCGTAGTCTTTGCCGGGGATCTGCTCGATCACCCAGTAGATCGATTTGCCAAGGTCAGCAGACGCGAAATTCGCTTCGCCGCTCTCCTCACTGAGCTCGACGGTGCCGGCTGGGAGCGAAGCAGGGTCGCTGAATGCAGCGTTGTCGGGCACCAGCACAACCGTCGCGAAGCCATCGCTCTGAGAGGCACCCAACCGATAGCCCGTGGTTTCCACGTAAGCGGGCGGCACGTTCAAACGCGGGACGTCATTCGAGGCGACCCCCAACGAGCGAATACGCTCCACCTTGGTAGAAGGATCGAGCAGCACGGCAGGGGCAAAGTAGCGGTCAGCAAGGACTTCACGGCTATCGTAAATGGCGTACGTGACGCTCGGCATTGCCGGCGAAACCGCAAGGTCCAGCTCGAGCGAGGTCTCCGGAGTGATGGCAGGATTGGGCGGGTCGGCTGGAACTGGGTCAGACAGCTTCGCGACCGTATACACTGACTCGTTTGCCAGCACCGCCAAGTATCCGGCCTGCACGCCATCCGTTTCAAAGTGCGCACTGGGATCCGTGAGCCGGGTGCCCGACACTGAGGCCGTCCCCTCGACGACCAACGTGTTCGTTGAAGTGAAGGACACAACGCCAGCCGTCGTATCCACAATCACGTCCTCGCCGATTGTCAGCTCATTGTAGTTACCCGTGCCAGGCCCGGTCTCCAACTCGAACTTCAGATTGGTCGACAGCAGCAAAGGGTCCGGCAACACCACGTCCGACGTGAGGCTCTGGATTGGAACCAACAGGTTTTCTTTGCGCTCGGCAAAGAACAGCAACCCAGCATCGTAGTCGATGTAGAAGCCAAGACCGGGGTCAGGCGGCGGAGACACATTGAGATTGGGGAAGCCGTCCTCTGGGTCGCTGACATAAAACCCCTGCCCCTGTAGCACCTGCACTTTCAACGGGTAGCCTTCGATCGGCAGAGACGGTAGCGAGACCTGTGGGGACTGAATGATCGGATCAGCCCATGTCGCAGCCTTAACGGTGTAGATCGCCGTGACATCCTTCAGTGGCAGCGCCGCAGCGAGATTCACAGGGTTCCGAAGGAACCGGACGGACATACCGCGCTCGATGGGCAAATCGCCGAAGTAGAGGACCACATTCTGCGTGCCGAACTCGGTCTTGTCTGAGTCAGAGAACCGAAATTTCCCGTTCGTTGGGTCGACCTGGACCTCGCCCTTTTTGCCAGAATTGAAATCCGCCTCGAGCCGATAGATGACACTCGGGAAGCGATAGTAGGGGCTCGCTCCAGGAAGCGAGAAGATCAGCGCGGCACCGAGTTGCGGCAGATCTGTGATCGTGCCGGCGGGAGTGGTGACCGTTCCACGCGCTTGCGATGGTAGCGCTTGTTCGGTCTTGAACAGCACCCCGTCGTAGTAGACGGGCACCCCCGCATGATTAGCGGCGTCGGTCGAGTTGAACAGAAGTCGGCCCGTGTCTAGCGCCCATTGAACCGTCCCGAGAGGTGGGGCCGTGAAGGCACCCTCATTCGGCTTTTCGACGGTAGTCAAATAGAGGCCGTACCCGAAACGCAGCCGCGGGTACTGATTCGGGCCGGGCAAAGGGTTGAGCAACAAGACAGGGTCTGACGGCGCAATGGGTGCGGTGCCCAACTTCCCGGTCGAGTCCTTGAGCTCGTAGAACTGCTGCTGCTGAAACCGTACGCGCTGCCCCGAGTACTGAGCGAGATCAGCATCAGCCCACCTGATGTTGCCCGTCTCCATCGATAGTTGGACGGTGCCCGCCGACGGCGGCAGCGTTACCTCGAACGCCGCGTCGTCAGCTACGATCGCGACATCCCACTCGACACCGCTCCCCACAGAGCCAACCGAAAGGCGATACGGGGCGTCGGGCACCTCGTCTTCTTGCACCGGCGGGCGCACGCGTAGGCGCGTAGCGTCCATGTTCGCCTCAGCTGTGAGGATGCCTACGTCGACTGGCGCAGCCCCCCGTAGCGGCTTGAAGGACCCTGCTTGAGCGTCGTACGTGAACCTCGCGACAATCTCGTTCTTCGTCCAGCCAAACCGAGCGGACTCAAGCAGACCGGGGTACGGGCCGGGCGGCAGCGGCGGCTCAGCTTGAGCCGGCCCTTCCGAAGTCACCAACACCATGTAGTCGGCACGCGGCGCGGACTCGTCAGGCAGGTAGAACGCGTCGAACGCCCCCGGATTCGAGATGAGGTTATCCGGTGACTGCGTGAACGTGGCATTCGACTGCCCTACCCGCATCCCCTCGACAACGTAGCCGCTGATCTCAAACGGCATCAGAGCACCGTCCCAAGCCCGACGCCGGTACTACCCATGGGCGAAGCGCCGCCCACAATCGGGATCCCAGGTTGGATGAATGAAGCAAATGTCATGTCTAGGCCTGTACCGATGGCTCGAGCCATCCTCGTCGGACCGTCCCCGCTCATCCCCGCAGCGGAGAAGCCAGAGATGATCGCTGGCACCGCAGTGGGTCCAACGATCCTTGCTACACCTGTGCCCACGCCCACAGACGGGTGATTGGTCTGCAAAAGTGCCAAAGCCGTCCAGCCCATGGTGAGCCCCGTGGCGAGGCCCAAAATGAATTTGGGTGCCATCATCCCGAGCAGCCCAGAAGACGCCAACCCAGTGGTCAACGAGCTCGACAACAACGGGCTCGGCACGATCAGAGGAATGAGCCCCGTACCGACCCCCAAAGTGCCCACATCCACCGTCATCACCTTCGATTGGACGGTCAGGAACTGGCACACGCCAATCGCGACCCCGAGCGCGAACATCGGGACCCCAGAGCCGATATTCCCCGTGGCGGCCAGATTGGGCGCAATGAACCCAGAGGCTAGCGCTGGAGGGTTGAGCGCCATCAGAGCAGCGACCTGAAGGTAGAGGCGCCTTGGAGGGCTAGGCCGGTTATCCAATCCAGGCTCGGGGTGCCAGGGGGCATCATCGGGCTACCGCGGCAAACACCGAGAGAGGCGGAAGGTCCGCCAACCATGACTTGGGCAGTCGTGAGTGTGATCGAGGTCGGGGCCGTCAATGTCATCGTGGTCCCCGCCGAAATGGACACGGCCAGACCAGCGGTCAGCGTGAACGCTCCCGCAGCTGCAGAGAGGGTCATGGCGCCAGTGGCAGTTGAGATCGAAATCGCGCCCGTCCCCACGGTCAACGTGTACGAGCCCGCAGGCACTAGCGTAGTCATCGAGCCGCCAAGGACGTTGGTCGACCAGTCACCGACCAGCGCCGTCTCAGTCATCCCGCCGGCAAGGATCGTGGAGGTCTTGCCTCCCGAGACGATCGTCTCCAGCACTTGCTGTGCGTACTGATATTGGCTTTTGCCCGAGCTCAAAACATCGATGCCCCCCGAGTTTTGCCCGTAGCCGGAGTGCGCGTTGATGCTCAACCGATCGGCCAGCATCGAATAGCCGCCGCTCACAGCGGTGACCTTCGCCCCGTCGACATTTTCAATGCTGTCCGACGAGGTCCACGATTGTCGAGCTCCCTGCAGTTGCTCCGAGTAGGCCACGTTGTTGTTATCCGGGACCCCCTGAGCCTCCAGCACATACGAAGAGTGCGTGCGGAACTGCAAACCGGCACCCGAGGCACTACCGCGGAAGTCGAAAATAGCCCCGCCCTCCAGGGTCAGATGCAGCGCAATGTTGTCGGGGGTGCAGGCCCCGATTCGAGCCTTGACAGCGCCTTCGAAGTTGAGCTCTGCCGACACGTTCTTCGTGCCAGTGAAATACTTCTCGACTTTTGACCCCGGCACATTCAGGAACAGCTTGCCCTGCTTGGACACTGCCATCGCGAACGCGCTGATCGTGTCAGTCGTGCCCGCAGGGTTGGAAGGCGGGCTGATCCGTAACAGATAGGCCCCCGCCGTTGTGTAGGACTCCGTGTCATCGAACGGCGAGCGCGCGATCGGCTCAGTTGTAAAGTTTGCTGCGCCCGTGGCCAAGAAGTCATCGAACAGCTTCGGCCTAAGAAGTTGCCCGTACTGCTGCATCCCTGTGTCACTAGAGAGGTCGTTGCCGACCAAGGTGCCAAGCACCCGCTCGATGTAGATGGGGCGCCTATCCATCTGAAAGCCGTCGATCTCTTCGCGGACCTCCTGCGTAAGATCGGTCGTATGAGTCATCTCAAGACGATCCTCCGTGTACGGTTCGGCGCCCGCGCCCTCGCTCGGGTCCTCGAAATTGACGGCTGGAAACGTGGCCGGGTAGTGAACCTGGCGCCCGTTCGCAAGAGTCACCGATGGAAACTCTTCCTCGTTGTTGAACGTATCGTAGAGCGTCCCCTCGCTCACCGTGTAGCGCCTCACGATATCCCCGCCGTAATACTTTTGATCAGCCGTTTTCAGTGTGCTGCCATCCGCGAGAATATCCGGCGGCAGATAGAACCCCGAGCGGCGGGCCGGACCGGACATGCGAAGCACGCCGGCCTCGCTCTCCACCCGATGCAGCGCCTGAGCAACAAGCGAGCGCTCCGCATCGCGTAACTCAATGAAGTCGCCCGCACGGTTCATCATCCGTACGTCTGACGTAAGGGTGAACTCCGATCCCGCTGCTGACATCCCGCCGACGTCCCCGGGCTTCAGCTTCAACCTTTTGAAGCGGATCTGCGGCCCTACGACTTTTCGGTAATCGGACGCTTCATCGGCGCTTACCCCAGCAGGGTCCGAAGGAGCGACGGGGTCAAAGCGTAAGCCGCTCGTTTTGCCGTTAGGGATGAACCCTAGGATCACCGCCTCGTGCAGCTGCTTGTGCTTGCGCCGATAGCCGATAATCACGAATGAGTTGACCTCTGGGATACCGCCCCAAAAGCTGCGCGGGCCGTACATGGCTTGCGTGAGGTCGATCTCGAACTGCTCTCCACCGCCCGTCAAAACCTTCAGGTCGCACTTCAACTCTACTTCATCAACGCGGGTAACAATCGCCAGCTTGATGCCGTACGGCGCACCCGTGTCTACAAACTCTGCGCCTGCGACGTACCCGGATGGGTTCTTTGGAAATAGGTCAGACATGTCACAAGGTCGCTAGCTTGGTTTGGTTATCGAGGAGCTGCTTTTGCGTCTTCGCAATCTCTTGGCTGAGAGTGTCGATCTGCTTCTGTAAATCGACGCCAATCACAGTCGCGTTCGTATCCCGCTGCTTGATAAGCTGGTCACGTGTCGCAGTCAGTCGGGCGATGCTGGCCTTGTCCTGACTAATCTGCGTCGACAGGTTCCGCTTTGCAGAGTCCCCCCGAAGGTCCTTGCTGAAGTCGCTCCACGCCTTACTGAGATTGTTCACGTTGCTTTCGGCCGATCCGACGGCGGCACTTGCATCGCCGAGCATGAATCGATTGGGCGCAGAGAACGGCGGCGCCAACTCTGACGGCGGACTCGTACTTGCCGCGTTCGGGCTAACATGCCGCTTGGGGGTCGGCCTGGGCACCAGGTCCGCCGCATCCTGCATCGGCAGCTTGTCGCCACGAATAGCGCTCTCGAACAGCTGGTGTGCATCATCCAGGGTCGAGTACAGCTTCAGCAAGAAGTCCTCCACCTTGTTTACCACCTCGCTATTAGTCTTGGTGAAGATCGAGTTCGAGCTCCCCGAATACTTCGCTCGCTGATTCTCTAACTCGAACTGCATCTCCGTCGTCTTGGTTTGCAACTTACCCCAAAGATCCCATGCTTCATTGAGCATCTGAGTGACGGCCTCGTCGCTCCGACTCTCGCGCTGCTGTTGTTCGAGCTCCTTGATGCGTGCATCCACATCCGCCTTCTCAGCCTCAAGCCGCGCGACCTCGCTTACGAGCGCCGCCGTGGCCCCGGTCTGGATCGGTCCCCCGCGATCAACCAGGGGAGAATTCGCTGGTAGCGTCGACGAATCCTCCGCAGCGTCTCCCGTGAGTACTTTCACCTGATAGTCAAGGGACATGAATGCCAGGTCAGCCCGCCCCGTGAGACACACACAATCCCCATCCTGTTGTCGGCCCGCAGCATCTTGCACGGCCATCTCTGCCAAGGTCAGAGCACGTGATAGCTGAGTCGCTTCAACAGATGGCTCGATCCCCCGCTGCTCTTGAGAGCCCAAAGTCGCGGTTCCCACCCCTTCATCGTCGACCCCGACAAACTCCGGAGCCTTCGTGTTGGGGCTCGACTCTGAGCCCACCATAACCGCAGCGGTTTGCCCCTCTTCGGGCGTCATCGTGGCCAGGGTAGCGGCGGGATCTGCGTAGCCCGTCGCGATGCTCGTGAGCCCCTGCGATTGAACTGTCAGCATGCCACTCAGATCGGCGGCTACCGCGAGTTGTACGCCAACCGTCGCCTTGTCCTGGCTGTTGACGATGAGTCGCCCATCTCGCAAGGACACGCCGCGGCCGTACTGGAAGTGACCGATCAACTCGAACCCACGCTCATCACTCACCGGGCGGATCATAGACATCGGATTCGCCGCAGCCTTGTCTACGGTTGCCGGATCGGGCGCCGGGGTCACATGCAGATTCTCTGTGTGCACCATCAAAAGCTGTTTGATCACTTTGCCGGCGTCATGGGCGTAGACGTAGACACCAGCCGAGTTGAGCCCGTACTGATACGTATTCGAGAGGTGCTTGCCCTGCAGAACGGCGTTGCGATTGACGGTAAACCGATCGGTTAGCTTGAAATCATAGACCTCCTGACGCTGCCTCGTAATCTCCCGCAACTGCTTGGAGACCTGGGGGTTGGCCAACTGCGCGTCTCTCTGGCCGGCATACTTGTGAATATCGGAGGTCGCAAACGGCCGTGTGTACGCGAGCACGATATTCGGATAGCCCACGATTCTGCCGGTCTTGGGGTGCCGTAAAATCAGCGGCTCGGCTGGGTTCTCTGCCCCGGACTTGCCCTCAAAAAGAGCTTGATTCGCCGGCATCTCAAGAGCGTTACCCATCTTGAGCTCGAACACCCCCTTCTCAGACAACTGCTTCGAGGTAAATCGAGCGGCTTTAGGGGCGCCGTCCTTGCTCGGAGCAGGCGGGTCCACGGGGCTAGTCAGCGTCAAGTCAGCTATGCCCCTAGGCGGGACAAACTTTGACCTTCTACTGGTCAGCTGCAGCGACGTAGTGCACCGTCCGCCAAACGCGAAGCTGTGGCTAATTCCAGTGACGTACCAAAGCTGGTCCTTCGGAGCGAGGTAGATAGGGAACCCCAAGCGGAGCTCGGGGCGCATCGGGATCGTGACGCTACCCCGGTGCCTCTTAGAGTTGATCCGATCCAGCATGTCCAGCCCGTGGAAAAACATCTGGGTCGGGTCGGACATGAACTCAGAGTTGTACGGATGAGTTCGCCACCCGTACTTGCGCAACAGGTGAAAATCAGTCACTGACGTGAACGGCGTTGCCTCATGGGGGATCCCCGGGTCTTGCGTACCGCCGTAGTTACCCTGCATCGTAATCTGAGTGACCACCTCGGACTCAGAGTCGGAGAAATCCCAATCAATGATGTCGATGTCCTGAATCCAGGAAGTGGGCTTGTTGCCAAGGACGTCGAGGTTGTAGAAGGGCGGCTTGAAAACGATGTCGCCGGTCACATCCATGTAGAACTCAAACCCGATCGCGTCTTTGGCGTCGTTGGCGATCTCCAGTTTCGTCCGGTACTCGGACTGCCAGATGCCCACTCCGATGTTCTGATATACAATTTTGTACGCAGCGACCTTGTCGCTCGCTGGGTCATAGGACATTTGTCCTGCATCCGGCCCACCGTTAGCGTTACGGACAGCAGTCGACGCCATCGAGCCGGTAACGGTGGGTGTCGGCTGCTTCGAGTACTCTTGCCAAAGCGTATCACCACGAACGGCGACCCCAGCCGCCCCGTACAGCACAAGGTTGTTACGCATCTTCGCAAAGCGCTTCTCCCAGTACAGCGTGATGTCTGTCATGGTGGAGTTGAAGACGTCCTTCTGCGTGCCCTCACGGAGCAGAGCGTTCATCGATCCGGTGGCGTTCACGATGTCGCCGAAAGACTGACTCGCAAGCGTGAAAATCATGTCGTAGGGGTTCACTTGCGTAAACACGTTGCCGGTAACGCCCCTCCCCTGTTGCCCTGAAGGCGCAGCAAAAGCCGCGTTGATGTTGAGCTTGCACAGCTCCCACCACTTCAGAATATCGGCACAGTGGAGGCTGACAGTGTGCTCGCCGCTTGAGTAACTTTCGGAAACCTCCGTCACGAGCCCCCAGAAGATGGGGTAGTACTGTGGTAAGCCCTCGACCAAGTAGTACCCTTTGGCGTAGATCTCGACCTCCATCATCGGCGTGATGATCGGGTTGCCGTCGAAATAGAAGTCGTCGATCGAGTGCCGCGGAATGGACATCGAAACGTTGGCGCTCCCCGGGCAACTATCGACGCTCAGATCTGTCTGAATCGCTGTGATGTACTTGTTGAGGTCGAAGCGTTTGGCGCATTGCGGGCAGCCCACAACATCGCCCTCGCCGTTGATGTAGACGATGGCATCCGGAGCCGTCGCCACGGTGGGCCGTGCGTTCGGCTGAAATGTCCCTTGAAATGGTCCGCGTGCCATATTGTCCGCCTAGGCGACTGCCGTCGCACCTTCCGGCAAAGCCCCGGGAGTCCGGCGCTCCGTCGCACCTTCCGGTAACGGCACGTTTGGGTTTGGTTGAGGGTAATCACCACCGGAGAAAGGTGAGCCGGGAGCTCCAACCGGTTCCGACGGCGGAAGGTTCAAGCCGTATGAGAACGTGTATTGAGGGTCGTCCAAATGGTCGAGCAAGTACCAAGCACGAACGGTGAACGAGAAGGTGTACTCAAGCGTGAACGGTGCCCCATCGGATTCTGACAGGTTAAGATTGTCGAAAGAGCCGATGTACAGGATCTCGTCATAGTACAGATACACCGAGCCAACCACCGACAGATTCTTGGCTCCCGAAGTCGTAGCCACCAGTGGGTCATCGAACCAGACACCGCCGTTATTCTTGTAGATCAGGAACAGCGACAACAGGTTCTGATAGCTAGTCGAGAACTGACGCGCGGTCCGACTCAGACCCATGGCGGCGTGATTGCTGGCGTCCATCGAATAGTACGCCGCGATCTTGCCCGAGCCCTCGATCTTGTCCTGGTTCTCGCCCCAATGCTCGATGATCGGGCCGTTGCGGCCCCAGTTCCCACTTGAAATGACTTTCTCGGCCGACACCCGGAAAGACTGTGGGTTCACCAAGAGGCGCAACGGCGGGGTCCTAGCCATCTGTTCCAACTGGTCACGCATCCGCTTGATCGAGCTCTCCTGAGCCGCCGCAAACGCCTTGCCTAGATTGGTCTGATTGAGGTCCCGGTCAGCCACCTGAGCGATCGTCTTAGTTGCCTTATCTTTGTTGGCGGCCCCTTCCGACTTCCACTTGGTTGCTGGCAAAGCTGTGTCGGCGAGCGGGATCGGTAGACCGGCTTGGACTTCAGGGCGAGCGCCCGTCCTAGCCTGTGCCTTGGTAATTCCCGGGTGATATTCAAAGTGCCCGTAGTCCGCGATCTTCGAGAACGTCCCACCCCAGATCAAGCCGATGCTCTGACCAAGAGCCCCGACAACTCGCCAGTGTTCTATCCCTTTCGGCCACGTCGGGTCACCCGCCCGCGGATCCGGCCCTGGCGATATCATTGCAACATCGAAGGCAAGGCCAAAGTTGTGCCAAGATTCTCCACCCTTCGTCCCTGTTACGATGTTGCCGGGAGCCGTACGGCCCTGGGCATACAACCCATCCTGGTACTCAATGCTGCGAAAGCCTTGAACGACAACAAGATTGATGCCTTGTTGCGCCGCTAGTTCGATGAGCTTTTGAATCAGCGGCTGAATGCTTGGATGCAGCTCATTCGTAAGGGCCGCACTCTTCGCAAACACCCCGCGAGCAGGTGTGGAAACAGAGGTGTCCGGGCCAGTCGACACGAAGGCCGGATCATTCACAGCGTTGCCCTGGACCTCCTCGACCTGAGCAGCTGCTATCACCTCCGCGCTGTCTGTCACCGGTCCATACGAGGCCGACTGCAGAGAAGCCGATCGGTCCAGGACTCTCGCAGTAACGAATGATGGTGGCGGGAGAATGCCTACAGCGAAGATCTTTGTCTTTCGCGGGGATAGAGGGGTAACGCTGGTGAGCGGAATGAACTTGCCGTCCATAGGCTCAGTCTCTGTCTCGAGAGCCTGATAGAACGACAGCATTTGGTAGACGGACGGCTGGTATAGGTCCGCCTGTCGCTCAATTTGCCGGTATACTGGCTCGTCTTTGTTAAAAGCCATCAGTAGCTCCCGGGTCCCGGCCCACCGTTCTGTGAGGATCGGCTGGCACAGGCCCACGTCCAGCAACCCCGCGAGCCGCTGGATTGACGCCAAGCCCCGGCACTTTCAACAGCTCCTCCTCGACTTTGAACTGCCACGAGATCTTGAACGTAAACGGTTGGTCATCCGTCTCGCTCGTCTCGAAACTGGTGAAGTGCCCAAGGTAGGTGCCTCGGTCAAACATCAGCATGACCTGCCCTTGAAGAACGATGTTCCCGTATGGGTCGAACACACTGCCATTGCACCTGTACAGATCGTGCAAGTCACGGTAGCGATCCCACGCGATCGTCTTGTGCCGCAACACCGAGGACAGCCCCGTGTAGAGGTTCATGAAGGCACCGGTGGATCCGTCACCCGAGATATCAGTGAGGTCATCACCCCAGTGCTGTTCAACGAAGCCGCCACGCGTCTGCATACGTTCGACCTTCTTTAGGTGATTCTCGGAATAGGACTCCGGGTTCACATGCATCACCAGAGCGTGCGGCAGTAGAGCTTTTCGGTTGTTAAAAGGACTTGTGAGCTGAAACGCCATCGGGATAAACGAGCGGCGACTATCCAGCCCGTGTCGATACGCTGGCGCTCCTGGCGCCGCTAGCTTGGTGAAATCCGGGTTTGCTGATGGAATGTGCGGCATCTAGACCTCACCGCAGACGCTTGTTCCGGTCGTGAGCCGCGGCCCCCTCGACAACACGGGCTTCAATGAACCGCTTAAGGTCGCCCTTGAGCTCGAGCTCCACTTTCACGCCGCCGCCCCCACCGCCCCCACGAGATCCAGCAGGAACGATTGTCTCGCCGCGCCCAACAGACGCCCAGCCTTCTCCAGCCGCGGCTGACGGAAAGCCATTGATCTGGGCCATCCCGTTCCTAATCCCCATCACGGTCCCGCCCATCGCGTGTGGCGCCGCCGCGTCCGAGACTAGACTATTGAGCGCGGTCTCAGGCGTCTTACCACCGGTCATCGATTGCGCGATTGCCGCAGGAGAAACACCGCTGCCAATCGCACCTGCGACAGTGGAGCGGTTCAAACCGGAGTACATGTAATATTCGAACAACGCCTTGGCTGTACCCTCGTAGACAGAGTCCGCCATCGAGTCCTTGAGAGGCCCCGCAACCGTGGCCGCGGATAGCTTGATGCCATCGCCTGTAACCGCACGTTGCAGTTCCTTCACGCTATCGGTCGTAGCTTGCTGACTGGTTTCCGATGCTGCGGCCTCAGTTGCCGCTACCGGCGGCTTAGCCGTCTCTGTTCCCTTAGCCTCTGGCGTCCCCGGTGCTGGAGCCGCTGACTTCTTAACAGGGACCGCCTTGTCGAGCGCCGCCTGCATCTTGATCAGGTGCTCGGTAAGACGGTCGACACCGCTATTCTGAGCTTCATACTTCATCGTCTTCTCATCGAATTTGTCGAAGGAAAGGACCGGCTCTAGTTCCTTGAGGCGCTTTCGAATTTCGTCCAGCTTCTTAGGGTCTCTCTCATTACTCAGCTGCTCCTTGAGGCCCTTAGACTCAGCAACCGCCGCATTGACCCTATCAATCAAACCCTTGCCCACTTTTTCAACCATCTTGGCGCCCATCTCAGCAGGCGTCCCGCCACCCATCAGGGCATCTTCCAACCCCGGGATATTGGCGGTCGAGGCCGCTACCTTAGCGTAAGCAAGATGCGATTTTTCGCCCATGGAGAACTTGGCAAACCAGTTCATGATTGCGCCCCAGATATCGTGCAAGATGTTCCAGATCTTCATCAACCATACATCGGTGACCTGCTGGATCTCGTCCATGATGCTAGTCTGTATTCTCTTAGTCGCCTGCTCGTGCGTCTCCACCTTATTGGCGTTCAGCATCTGCTCTTGCGTAGTCTGATCAAGACTCCTCATGTAGGCGTCGAAGCCGCCCTGTCCACGGAGCATCGCCGTAAGCTGCTTGACTACCTCTTCATGGTTCCCTTTGATGTTCATGCGCTCAACTTGCGCTTTTTGTTCTTCATTCAGGTTCCCTTGCTCAGCCGCTTTGATCAGTGCCTCCTGACCGATCATGGCGCCCTGTATCAGCTTTTTATAGCCCTGGATCTCCTTGTCGGAAGCGACACCCATGGACTCGATGTTGGCAAGCGCTAACCCTTGGAGATTTTCGAGACCCGTGTGGTTCTGCTTCTGCGAAATTGCCTGAAGCGTCGCGATCTTGGCTAGCGGGCCGAGTGCTCCCATCACCGATGCCTGGTCAAGCGCATCTTTGGACCCCAGCCTGGCCTGAAGATTCATCTGGTCTTCGATCGCGCTGTTGAGCTTACCATTCAGCTTTTTATCGTTCTTGAGCTGCCACTGCGCGAGCTCCCGCGGGTCATTCTTCTTCATGATCTCAACAAGCGACGCGATCTCGTTTTCAGTTGCCTCGCCGGGTCCGAGGGTTTCCCGGATGTTGTTTTTGATCGCCTCGAGCTTATCCCCCATATCCTTGTTCGCGATCTCGGTGCCCTCCGGGCCAGCCAACATCTGGAACTTTAGATTGTCGGTTATGCTGCCTTCGAACTTCTGGTTCAGCGTCTGCAAGAATTGGTTCATCTTGCGCGGATCCATCGTCTTACCCAGCACACCCATGATCTTTGTGACCTCAGCCAAGCGCAGCGTGAACAGTGACAAGTCAGACGAGAATGAGCGGACAATCCCGAAGAACTTATTGGACTCCATCCCCGCCGCGTTCGCCCCGGCCCGAATACTCTCGAACCCAGCAGTAACCTCGTTGGCACTCATGCCGATATCGCCCATGAGCTGTCCCTGTAGCTGTCCGAGCTCGCCCAGTGAGACGCCAAACTGCCGCGAGTAGGCCACGGCCATCTTTATTGACTTCGCGTGCGCATCAGCATTCTCCTCGGCGGTGCCCATCTTTTTTCCTAGTGCATCGAGAGCCACCCCCTCCTTCGTGACGGCAGTCTGGAATCCGATAGCCGCATCCTTACTGATGTTCATGCTACTCATGGCTTCCATGACCCCCTCTTGAGCACCGCGAAGGCTCTCCTCCATGTCTTTAGCGGCGTCCTCGGATCTCCCCATATTGCGAGCGAAATAGCCCGCGGTTCCGCTGCTAGCCAAGATCGCTTTGTTGTACTCTTTGACAGCCGCTTCAGCGTCGAGAATTATCTTGACGAAGCTCATCATGAACGAGCCGGCAACAGACAAAATGGGACCGAGTGAGGTGAAGATGCTGGTTATCCCCCCGAGTACCTTCATGAGCTCGCCACCCCCCTTGGCGGCGCCCCCCATGATTTTGCTCCCCAGCCCCTTCTTCCCCATCATGTGGGAGCCCTTTTCACTGAGCGTCTTGCCTAGGCTCCCTGTCTTTAGGGCGGCTGTATGAAGGCCTATGAACGCCTTCGCCGCGCCCTTCATCATCCTTGGCGCGTCCTTACTTAGAAGGTCGTGCAACGGCTCGGCGTAATGTTCCCCCGCCTCCTCAGCGCCAGCGTTGATTGCTTTCCAATCGAACCCTGGGGTTTCCTCAAGCTCTTTGAGCTTCCCTCCTGTCTCGTGACGCTGCTTCTGCAGGTCCGAAACCTGTGTGGCGTCCTTCATCTTTTTTACGTTTGCCATCGCGTCCTTGCGCTCTTGGCTGCCACGCGGGGCCTTCTTTGCCTTTTCTACCTCCTCTCGATACTGATCCTTTCTTTGGTTCAGTGCCTTGTCCAAGGCCGACATCTGATCCTTGAGTTCTTTGATCCCTTTGTTTTTTGTCTTGAACCCGGTCACCGTCTTCATAAGACGACCGAAGCCCTTGTCGGACTTCTGGACCGTGGTCTGGATCTTCTTCATATTGCCCGTGATGCTGGCCTGAAGCTGCTTTATCCCGAGCATTGCCGGGCGCACGTCAGTTGTCAGGGTAAGAGTGAGCAACTCCTGGGTGCTGTTCATCTGACTGGCCACGGCTTATTTCCTACGGAATGGGGTAGTCGGTGGGCGCGGCTGACTAATCGGCACGGCTCCGGATGTGTCTCTATCCGTAGTCGCTATTTCAGAGGAAACTTCGTTCCCCCACCAGCGGTCCACGAAGTTGACCGTCTTCTCATCGGCCCTCGGGTCGACCTGCATGCGCGCGACCTCTTGCGCCATCAGCTGCTTACGGCGCCGCACCCTCTCCTCAACCTCCGCCTGAGTGAGCGCCCCACCATCAAGTGAACCCACGCCCAAAACGCCGCGCTCTGGATAAAGCGCCATGTTATCAAGTGCAGCTTGCTCGAGTTGCTGGCGTCGCTGGAGGTGCCCGGATCGAATCCTAGCCTCGTGGTCCTCAACCACACGATCGTGCCAGTCCTTCTCACCTCGGATATCGTGTTCTAGCTGAGTGGTCAGCTCTTCGACGGTCCGGGCGACTGCCATCACGACCCCAGGCCCCTTCACGATGCCATCCTCAACATCCTCGCCGAGCACCCACTGCCGAAGGACCTTGTCCTTACGGGTCATCCGATCCTCGCGCTCTTGGCGACGTCTGGCCGAGTCCTGATTGTAGACCTTCTGAATGCCTTTCCCGGCGAAGCAGGAACCGACAAACTTTGAGTACTCCCATTCGCGCTCGTACGTCTCATTGCGATCTTCAATATGGTTGATCGCTTGCCATACTTGCTGCGCAACATTTAGACCGAGCCGTTGAGTGCCGTCGATCCCGGTTACTGCAACCGACGTCAAGTCCAAGCCCTTCAGCTGCATCCAACGGTACCGAGACATCACCTCCATCGCATAGGCTTCAGTCAGATGGATAGCGACAGAAGCTCGCCGGTTGATCTCACTGAGATAGCGGACCATCCGTGCGATCGCATCGGTCGGAAGGCCGTTGAACAGCTCTGTGAGCTTAGTTATCCAGCGCTCGCGTTCCGGTAGGATGTTGACCCCACTTACGATGAACACCCCGTAAGCTAAGAACGTCCCCCAAAACTCGGAGGGCACAACATCGTCAGAGCCGCCATAAAACCTCAGCAGCGCGAACTCGTGATGGTTCATGCTCTTGAATACAAACGAAACCCCGTTGATCTGCGCCGGCAGCGTGAGAAACCCGCGGAACAGTATCGGCTCCACATCTTTGTAGATCTCCGGGTTGACCTCTGGCTCAGCAGGGGCGGTGATGGTGACATCATCATCGGCCCCATCGAACTCGGCCTTCAGCCTCGACTGCTCCTTGCTGTAGCGTTCGGCCGCGTCCGCCATCGATTACCCTCTCTGCGTGGGTCGAAACCGCGGATTGAGCCCAGCCATGGGCGGATTGTCGAGAATCGTGCTTGCTGCTTGAACGTCGATCGGGAGGCGCTTGATCTCTATGACTTCATGCGGGTCCCCGCCCTGCAAAGAGACGGCTGTGCTGACGTCAGGTAGGGCTGCGTCGGGCGGCACCTCTAGCGCAGCGATGCTCGCCGACCGTGACGGGGGCCGCTTCATGTCGGCCTCCTGCTCCGACTTCACAACAGGAACCTCGAAGGCTTTGCGTGATTCGATGGCCTTCTGGAGCGTTGCATGCGGGTCCACTGGTCGAGCTGGACGGGCCACGGCGGGGAGCACTGGAGGCGGCACCTCAAGCGCCGCAGCGGGCACCGTGTCGAGCGCCACGGCTGGCACTGCAACGGGAGCTGCAACTTCAACCTTCGCCTCCGCCGCTTTGGCCTCCTGCGCTTTGGCTTCTTGCTCGCGTGCCAGTTGGTCTGTGCGGGCCGCAGCTCGTTTGAGCTCTTCGGCCGTCGACTTCCGCGTCAGCCCTTGCTCATCTAGGATCTTATCCACAAGGGTCGCTGGCAGGTCTTTTTCCGTGGCGCGAAACTCTAGGACCAGGCGGCGGTACTTCTCCTCATCTGTCTCATCTTTCGTAACAAAACTGATACCTTCCTTAGCCTGTCGCTCCGCAGCCTCAAGAACGTCGCCGAGTTTTCGAAACGCGACGTCCACCACCTCCTTGCCCCAACTCTCAAGCATGTGATCGCTGAGGTACCGATGCAGCTCAAGTGTGACGGGCCGCATCGCGCCAGTGGCTGGGTCGGGCTCCTCAACAGTCACGAATCGTGAGCCACGAAGATCGACGCCATTGAGCTCGACAATCGCCCGCGCGATATGCCCCTTCTGGTAGCGATGGATATACTCTACCTCGGGGAGACCATCGCAGTCTTGGAGCACCGCGGTATAGTCCTCAGAGCGTAGGCTGCGCAGAACTAAGTCGCAGCCGCCGATCGTGCACGCCTCCTCAACGAGGCCAACATTCTTGGCCTTCGCGAGTGCCGCGTTGAGTTTCTTGGTATCTATTGTGCCCACATCATCCTCATCTAGTTGAGGATGACAGCGAGAGAGAGCTCGGGACGTGGTCTACATCTGGGTCTAGTGACTAAGCCGCCGCCGGATACACATCTTGGTCGGATTTGTTTCGATCCACATCTAGTCTAACCGCTGTCACCCTAGTTCATGCCACCCCTTAGAGCGGGACGACCGTATTGGAGTTGCTTGCAAAGCGAAGGCTGAAGCCCTTACCTGGGCCGCCGTTGGCGGAGGTCGGAGCAAGCCCCGTATCGATATACTCACCGTACTGCGAGACACCGTCGATAATGTCCGTGACCGTCACCGAGCTAGTTTCAGACACAATAGCCGTGTCACTCGTGAAGGAAGCCGAGTACTGATTGAACCAGCACCCCTCGAAGAACGTCAAAAGCGCACGCGGAGTCACGATAGGATTATCCGCGGTAGTTGGTCCTGTCGTGACCGTCGCCTCGACCGAGATCCCGTTAGGGTCTTGGAGGACCGAGAGCTCCGAGATCACGAGCTCCTGCTTGATATCGAAGGGCCAGCGGTGATGCCGTAGTGAGCGCACCAGGCCGTCGATACCGCCCTTGTACCCAAGAATCTGAAACAGATTGGTCGTATACAGCAGGGTCTTGTTCAGCGAGACGGTCATGGGCTCCGTGACGCTTGGCACGAGCTCGGCGATCTGGTCACCAAAACCAACACCACGGATCGGGTCGATCGTCCGTGACTCGTCAAAGGTAAACTCTGAGATCACGCCTAGCTGCTGGAACCCTTGGGCGCCCGTCGCATAGCCGTAAATCTTGTTCTTCTGGCTGACAGCCGCCCGAGTGTTCGGCGCTGTCCCCATCCGATAGAGATAGTTTGCGGTAGATACGTTAGATGCCATGGTTTACCTCTGTGGAAAGAGCCCCTGAATCGCACTGGCTTGAGCGGAGAGCTCGGCCAGATCTTCGCCAACCCAGCCCTGGGCCAGGTCGACGTTCTCGGTAATCTCAGCCACACGGGAGGCAATCTTGAAAAGGTCTGCCTTGGCACGGACTGAATCGAAACGTTTGCCCTGAGCGACTAGTCGATCGATGATTGAATCGGTCTTGGCCACCTTGTGCACGATGCCCTCTGCGAGCTCGACGTGCGCAATCAAGTTATCGTAAGAAGCGGTCTTCATTTCAGCCTCCGGGGAACTATGATCCCACTCAAACATAAATGGGTTAGTAGATGAGTACCGCGCACGCCTGAAAGGAAGCAGATCCCACATCCGGTCTAGGTCCACTGAGAGCATCGTCTTGCCGTTGGCAAGGAACTCATCAAGGGCTACCCGTGCAGAGCGACCAGAGTTAGCTACCCCGGCGATGAGGCGTAGGACCGAGACAGGTCCCAGCATGAACTTCTGCCCATCCGGAACCTGTACGTAGTCCACGAGACCGTCGGTCCCGACGGTCACCATCGCCATGCGTCTGTCTTGGAGCGGCATCCACAATAGAGACCGCACTAAAAGAAACTTGGGTTAGGCCCCGCGCAAGTCGTAGCTTGCGTGCAGAGTGTACTCCTCGAACTCTGCTGCGTAGCGGGATGAACCGGCCTTGAGCGCATCGATGAGCATGCTCGCCTGACTTTTCGATAGGCCGCGGACCTCTGATGGCTTCGTGGGCGGCGTATCCATGCCCGTGACCTTGGCGGCGCCTGTCGCCTCCCACTTATCCTGCGTCATGCCGCGCATCAGGATGCGCAAGAAGTTCATCTGCGGGTCAGTGATCCCGCCCTGCATCCGAGCGGGGTCGTACTGACGAGTCGGCGCAACTGGCGGCGGTGGAGGCGGAGTGGGAGTACGCGGCCCTTCATCACCCTCACCATCTTCATCGATGGCGCGCTCGCGTTCTTCTTCCAGACGCTCTTGCTCGAGCTTTTCCTCACGCCGTTGCTCTTGCTTTTCCTCTTGCTCTTGCTCACGCATCGCCCACTCGAGGCTCTTGCCCGGCCTACGTTTAGGTGACGTGGCCCATTGTTCCCAGGACTCGGGCTTCTCATGGTACGTCTCCATGCACTCCTCGATCCGGTCCTTCAGGGAGTCTCGCCAGTTCTGGGTGCGCTTTGCGATCGCGAACTTGCCACCCTCAAGAGCGTTGCCGTCCTTTAGACTGATCAATCCAACCCGGATTGCATCCGAGCCACGCTCAGCCCCGATGCCAGACCTCGCGCGAATGGAGGTCAAAACCTTGATCCCCACGTAGTGGCCCAAGCCCAAGATGAAAACGACTTCGCCCCCGTCTACGGCCTGTTTGGGCCGCATAGCGCGGAAGCTTCTCTTGAGGAACTTCTCCACTTCCTCAAGAGTGATCTCTGTAAATTGCGCGGCCATCGCCGTTCTTAGCATCACGGTGCCCTCCAGTCATATCCCGCGTCATCCGGCTCGGACTCTTGCGAAGCAGTGTGTATGTTGTAATAGGCGAGGACCGATCTTGCAGGTGCATCATCGTCGACCAATAGCGGGTCAACGAGGCCAGCGGGCGCTGCCTTGCCAGGCACGTTCTGGCCGACCATCAACCCAGCTTCCTGGACGAAAATCGGCAGTCCCGCGGCCTCCTTACCATACGCGTTGATGCTCGGACTCACGACCGTCAAATTTTCCGCTGCGCGAGTCATCCCCACATAGGCCAGTTGCCGCTCTGTAAGAAAGTCTGCGCGCTCATTCTTGGCCCGCTTCTCCAGCTGGGCGTCAGTCAACGCTTCCTCTTCCTTGGGCGGTAATTTCCGAGGGCCGCGGGGGAACACGCCTTCCGCCATAATCACCGTAGCGTTTTTCCACTGAGCTCCTTTGACCGAGTGGATTGTTGACAGGACAACACAGGGCGGGTCTTGCCGCTTATCGGGCTCCAGAGCCTTCTGTTTCTGTCTCCATGCGCCTAGGTCGATACGAAGGTCTTGGGCCTTGGCCTCCAAGTCATCCAAGCGCGCCTTGAACTTCAAAGGGTCAGTCGGGTCTGCCTCAGCTGTCGGTTCGCCTTGAGCTATCTGATACAGAAACGCAACGTTGCCGATGGGCTTCTGCTCGTTCACGTCCTCGTCGGGGTCGTCTTCCTCCTCATCTTGATTTGAGGAGACTTGTGGCATCAGCACATCGATCAGACTCGGCTTCTCGCCCGTGTTCAGATCAGCTGCGCCCTTGATGGTCAGAATCTCATCAATCAGATGCTTGGTGGTGTACTTCACCGGCTTACCAGTCGCGCGCTCCGTGATTGAGCCCTTCTTGACGGTCTCGCGCAGTCCTTTGAGAGTCTCACCCAACTCCGTAAGTGCGGCGATCTTCGATTCTTCTGCCCATCGCGGGACCTCTGCGGCGTCAATGAAGTCGTATATCCCCTCACGGTCAAACAGGTCGATGGGGTTGACTTGGTTGCTCGACACACCCAGGCGGTGCGCCCGCTTATTGACTACCTGCTGGACTACCTGTTGAGCACGCCCCGCAGGCAGGTACATACGCTGTGGCTTATCGAGAATCGTAGCCAAAGACTGCTGCATCTTGCCGAAATCAACGCCGGACGTCAGGTCCATGTAGCCCATCACAGCAGCGGTTTCTGGCGACTTCAGAAAGCTGGTCCCAGCCTTTCGACCGTACGGAATGCCCTCAATGATGCACGCCGTCTCGTAGTCGTTGAGCTCAACGCGATTGCGGCTTAGGACGGCGAAATCCTTGAGCTGGGCACCGGCTTGGAGCTGTTGCTTGATATCCCCGATCACCGAGACAGCCCCGGCGGCGTTACTCTCGGGCGTCATCAACACCACTGAAGCCTTTCCACGGGGCTTCTTCGGGTCGGGCCGGCTGCTCATCGGGATCCCACGGGGGTGGTTCTTCATGAGCGTGTTAGCCGTCTCAATGATCTCGGGTAGTGAGCGATAGTTGGTCCCGATCATGCGGGTCTTGAAGCAGTCGTTTTCGTGAAACTGAGTGAACAGGTCGGGACGAGCTCCAACGAAGCGATTGATCGATTGAATCTCGTCGCCAACCATCCAAAGCGACTTCTTCTTGTCGTCGCACTCGACGTGCTCACTCATGTAGCCGATGATCTCGTGCTGAACCTCGTTGAGGTCCTGGGCTTCATCCACGCAAACGTGATCATACATGCCTTGCAGGGTCTTACGCGCCGCTGGATTGCGCTTGAGCAAGTCGCGAGCCATCACGATCATGTCAGAGAAGTCACCGAGACGATCGCTGCCGCCGTTTCGAAACTCGCCAAGAAAGCCATTCCACTGCTTTTGCGCATCGGGATTCGTGGCCACGCAATCCGGTTTCCACCCCTTGGTGATGCCCTTGAACCCCTGAGTCCAGGCGTACCAGGTGGCCATCGCTTTCTCCTTGGGATCAAGAGCTTCAGCCAACGCCTGCTCGGGCGTGACGTTGTTCATGATCCACCCTTGGACTACGACGCCGGGGGAGCGAGGCGGATCCGTGTCGAAGCAGGTCTTCCACAGCTTCGCCATGGTGATATTCATAATGGTCGAGGTGAGCTTGCGACCGGTGTTCTTCCCCGGCTTCGGCTTACCTACCTTGGAGCCAATCATATTGGGGCCAAGCGCGGCCTTTTCCTCCGAGCTGCCGTACTGCATCACCAGCCCTCGGAAGATCTTGTGCATCGTTCCGATGGTCATCTGCTCGGCGGCGTCCTTGCCAACCTTGAGAGCAATCTTTTCCTCGATGCCGGTAGCCGCTTCCTTGTTGAAGGTCACAGCGAGGATGCGAGACGGCTGTACCCCAAGGTCTTGTACGAGGTGCGCCATACGGCCAATCAGCGTGGTCGTCTTGCCCGACCCTGCACCCGCGGCGACCAGCACGCGGCCACCGGTCATGGCGGCACGGAGCTGCTCCGGGTCATCCGCGATTGGCCCGCGCAACGCGGAAGGAACGTTTGTCGGAAGGTCCGGGTCACTCATCGCAGCCGCGACAGCTGCAGTGGCGATACCAATGACCTCAGACCGCGAGGGCGGCTCGTCGGGCTCACCCGATACCGCCATGGCGCGCTGTGCCGCCGCAGTCGCCGTTGTCTCAACCCGCAGCAGTTTCTCGGTGTGGGCTGCTTCTGCGGTAGCCGCCTCCTCTGAAGCTGGCGGCGCGACTTTTTCTCGAATCTTCTCGGTCACGAGCTCGCTGTTTGCAGCTGCAGATCCGCTGCTGGCTGCCTGAACCGGATTCTGAAACGTACCGGCGCCCGACGCGTCTTTAGCGTCGTCAATCCACTTGCGCATGCGAGCGTCACGTAGGGGAATAACCGCAAGCTTGTCGAGGGCAACGCCCGCATCCTCGAGACCAGCAGCGGCCATCGCCTCCTTCACTTCTTTGCGGGCCTTGTTCGTTTGGAACACGGCTTTCATCGTCGAGGCACCGCCAAGCGACAAAGCCGCACGAATTTCCTCGCAGCGCCGCCCTAAACCGACCTGCGTAGGCAGACGGCGAAACGCGCGCCCCACCATCGCCTTATGCGATGGTTTCTCGAGATTGCTGTCCAAATAGGCGCGAACCGCATCTGCGTTCCGACGGTCGGCTATTTTGACAAGCCGTACACCTGCACGAGTGAGGTCATCCTCAGCTCGTTCCCCGTGGTGCTCCTCCACGTACCGTACATAAGTGTCCAGTGCGAACAGGAACACGACATACTCGGCTACCTGTAACTCGCCGATTTCATCTTCGGCTTGTGGTTGAAGTGTTGAGGGGTCTACAGGAGGGGCCATTCTAGGTTCCGTTCAGCAGCGTGGAGGTGGATAACAATCAGCCCCTGGAAACCCGGACGGCGGCTGCGGGCACAAGGAGGGTTGGTCGGGTTGGGTGTTGCCGGGCATCGGCGCGTTCGGGAAAACCCGAATCAGGCGAGCTCTCCAGTCTGGACACAACGCATGGTCCGGGGGCAACGTGCGCCCATCTGCCAAGCAGACCCGGTATGAAAGGCAGGTCCAGACGTTCAAAGGGATCGGGATGCTCTTGTCTTCCCAACCCATGACCGTCTCAACAGTCACGCCGTAGAGCGTGGCCATCTCCTGTTGAGACATCCGCAGCGACTCCCGGATGAAAACAACCGATTCGGCTCGGATCAGCCCCATCTGGATGAGCGTGCTCGCAGCTCTAAGATTAGAGACCCGATGAACTTCATCGGAGAAGGACGGCCCCCACTCTCGTAGGATGCCAGGCATCGCAGCCGTGAAGATGAGACCAGTAGCGCCGACCGGCATCAAAAGATCGAACAACCCCATCTTACCCACTTGCTCGGGGTAGTCGTTCTCAAGAACAACAATCGGGTAGTTCGCTAGATCGTCCGCCACTAGGTCGCCTCAACAGCAGAGCCCGCACACCCAGGCGAGAAAACAAGAAAATCACCGAGCAGAGGTGTAGAGGGACCCGTGGAGCTCAACGTAAAGATCGAAACAGCTCTCTCTGGTCTAGTCAGCGACGCAGTAAGCTTCGAAACGGGGCTCACCAGGGACCAACTAGAGGACCCCACAGTTGTCGCGTACGAGCACCACGGAGACAGCTTCAGCACCGACGATAAGGGGGCGTTGCCTTGCTTCTTTGAAGACCTCTTGCTCGGGCGGGCGATGCCCGCCACCTTCGCCACGCGCAGAGTCCAAGACATCGATACGCTGATGGCCATCGCCCTGTTTCTACACCGGGACCTAGCCATCAACGCCAACACGCCAAGCTTCGTGTATTTGGTCGACTTCGTGCACCGCCGTGGGCTCCCCGCCCTCGCGCACATCGACGTACCGCTGGCTCGATTTCTATCCGCTGTGCGTACCCACTTCCCGGACAAGGGCCTTTCACAACGCGAGCTGAGTCAGCGGGTGCCCGCTGCGATTGGCTGGATTCGAGAGTACATCCACAATGGGATCGTCCCTGTTTTGGGGCAACCGGCCAATGGCACGATCAGGATCCTGGACCAGGGGACACGCGGCTTCGCCGTTGCCGAGACGTCCGGCTCTCTCTGGGATGGGTGGGTGGAGCTCTATCGACTAGGCTTTCTGCGCGGCGTGCTGGTCGCCAGCGATGGCGAACGAAAGCGTGCCCTTGTGGCCAGGAAAAGCCATCACGTGCAGTTCAATCTCGAGACCGCCGCCCGCCTACTCAACCAGATGGAGCTCGCCATGGGAGAGCCCGCCGAATGGCGCGCATCATCAGACCGGCTCTGGCTAGAATCGCCCGCAGGAACTTTGATACTTTTGAAGGATATCCTCGCGGTGTTAACCCGAGTGTAGCCTCGACGCGGCGGAGCAGCGCCACATGGTCGAGGCTCAACTCGCAGTCATGAATGGTCGACGTCTCAATGGCGCGCCGGACCTCACGAGCCGCCAAGGGGGCGATGGCAAGGTCACGACTCTTGAAATAGGCTTGGGCGTAGGGGCCGTCCATCCAGACAGAGCAAAGGGTATGAAGGAGCTCCAGGTCATCGGCAAAAGTGAGGTCTTCATCACGTCCTTCCAAAGCCTTCTTAACCCTCCGGGTTAAGACTTTCCGCAAAGACTTCAAAAGCCGCCTGAAGACACCATCTCGAAGGAGGTGTTTACTCATGTCGGGCTTCCCGGCCATTAGTTACACCGACTGCCTCCCGTGAGGGTCCCGGTTAAGTGACTCGGGGCCACCCCGCGTCTTGGGGTGGCCCCGAACTGCGTCACAATGGCTCGGCCTTAGGCCAAGCGCGCACGAAGATTGAAGGTCAACACGATGTACAGGAGCGGGAAAATTGGCGAGTAGTACATCTCGAAGCGCAGAATCGTCGGGTCATCTGGGTCGATAGACGCCGTCATTCCTGTGAAGGCACCGACAATCTCGGCTTCGACCAGCGACCGGAACAAACCGGTCATGGACACCACCACCTCGTTGGTACGAGCTGCCAGGAACTTGGAGCCCACGAAGCTATCCAGGATTGAGCGACTCTGCTGCTGCACAAAGTCGGCGATTTGGATAACCGTCGGTAGACGCGTCAAGACCGAGGTCATGTTGGTGGTCAAGCCGTGGCGGATCCGGATGATTGGATCGAGATCCTCCAGGATCGTCACACCGGCAACCGCTGTCTGGTTGGCCTCGACCGGGTCCAAGACACGCGGGATACGCGTGAAGCCTTGGATACGGCGATGCGTGTATGGGGTCGCCACGTCGACCGCTGGGCTCACGATGGCACCAGAAACGGCTGCTGCGTAGAAGCTACCGTCCACGATGCTGTCAAACGACGCGCCGAGCTCATCCGTCAAAGTGATGACCGCCGAGTCCGGGTAGAACGCCACGATACGGCTGGAGTTCAGTGCCCGCGCGATGGATTGAACGCTAGTGGGCGACGTGCCGGACGCGAATCCGATGAAGCCTTGACGCTCGCTCTGGTTGCGCGGATTGCTCTGAATTTCGCAGTGCGACGTGAGGTGCGTATAGACGCTCGTGCTCGTAGCCAACGGGATCACGATCCCGGGCCGGATGTTTCCGGGCAACGGACTCGCGAGCTCATCAATGGCGGCGTTGAACGCAGCATCTGAAGCCTGGTTGGTGTTCGGAACCTTGAGAACCTGCTTGATGATGATGAGTACGGCGCCGTTCAAGATCGCCAGATACGCAGCCAAGGTCACGCGATTCTCTGCAGAGGTGCGACCGAATGCAGCTTCGATGGTCTTGAGCTGCTGGTAAATCTTGGCTGAGTAGTCCTGCTTGAGATAGCGGTAGGAGATGAAATAGAAGTCGCCAACCGCTGGCTCAACCCCGCTCGGGTTGTAGGTCACCAGGCTTGCGGTATCGTTCACCCCAACGCCAACCGTATTGGTCACCAGGAGCTCGAGACCGCCGATTGAGTAGCGCGGAATGGATGGGCTGACATGCCAGGTCGGGGTCACTTCGAGCGTGAACTGTCCGCCCGTCGTGTAAGCGCCAGTAGAGGCCGGAAGCACCGTGAAGCGCAGGCCCGTGTTGGCATCCGTGTAGGTTTGCCCCGGAATGCCGACGCCCTCCGATCCGCCCGCCGACGCCGAACTGCTGACCGTGTAGTTCCCCTGGATGTCCTCTCCAATGTCTCCATCGGTGCCAGGTACGATGCCGGTGCCCGTGGTCGGATTGAACGCTGAGTTGGTGGTCGCGTTGAATCCGATGCTCGATAGCACACCCGTCGTGAGCGACTCGATCGTGATGTGGTCCCCGCCGCCGATAGACTCGACGTAGGCAACAGCATCTCCCGAGAAGCCGGTCGGCCCCATCAGCACATTCACGAGTTCCTGAGCCTCGACCAAGCTCTGGCTCGCCGAATCGTTCTGGATGAATCCAAGCACCGCATTTGCAGAACCGGCGTTGATCACCAGCGAAGAACCGGGATCGTTGGTCGTGCTCGTGAGACGGACCTTGTTCAGATTCGACCCGGTGCCAACCGAGGCCGCGGTAGCGACCACCCCATTGATGTCTGCAACCACCTGCGTTGCCGTCCGGGCAGCACCCGCGGTCAGGGTCACGTTGTAATCGACGCCGTTCAAACGGAAGTTGAACTTGTCATTCAGGGCAGCCGTAATGTTGAACGGCCCGATCAGCGAACCCAGCAAAGTTGCGGGCTTGTTGATCGCTCCCGATGTACCACTCACGGAGTCGAAAGCTGTGAAGCCCAGTACGGATTCGACAGTGCCTTGGTCAATCGTAACGTTCGAGCTCGTATCAAACCCGCCTGGCAATGCAGCAGGAGTAACAGTGCTCTTGATGATGAAGAATACGTCTCCTGTGGCGCCAATCTGTTCGAAGGTGGCGGTGGCAAGAGTACCGGGAGAGGTGGCAGCAGCTAGACCCGTGGTGATGAAACCAGCGATGGCAGCGGGCGTCTGCGCTCCAGCCGGGATCGAGATGTCCGGAACGGCAACGCCGTTGATCTTGAGCTTCAGTACGTTTCCTGGAGAGGCCGGAATCGTGATGGCGGTCCCACCAAGAGCAGTCAGAGGCACACGCGCACCGACCATAACAGCGGGTGACGCTGTGTTCAGGTTTGCAGTGACAGGATTACCGTCGACTTCAGTCTCCCAAGTGGCCGAGAACGGGCTGTAGAACGAATACGGGGCCGCGCCCTTGTTCGTGAAAGCTGCGTTCGTCGCGGGTGCCTCACCGAACGTGACGGTCACCACCTCGGAAATCGGCGTACCATCTCCCGTGTGAAACGCGTCTGGGATCAGCTCGACACCGCGAGGCCACTGCACAATCTGAGAAAACCCTGTCTTGGTTCCAAAGCGGACCTCGAACAGATTCTTGTTCTGCGTGCTCGAGAATACCGTGTACTGGCCAGCGCCAACTGCCCCAGGTACGACGTTCGTAAAGATATACGTGTCGTCTACCAGACGGCTGTAATAGAAGGTCGCATACGCATGATAGTCAGGAGGCTGTGAGGCCTTGAGTTTGATGCGACGGGTCGTGCCGTCGACCTCAAGAACCTCGACGGCCGGGCGATTCAGCGCGTCTCGCAACGTGCGGCCCGTGTAAACCTTCACGAGGTCGGGGCGATTCGTCACCAGATCTTGCCGGCTGTTGGCAACGGAGTTGAACGTACTCAGACCCAGCGCGGTGCTGCGACCATTACCCGTGGTCGGAACCTCGGGCAGCAAGTAATCCGTCGGAGAGAGCGTAGCCGGGATCGTGCTCGTATCGATGACACGTGCGCAGTTCCCCAAGAACATCACATCATCGATCAGCGTCCCGATGATCTGCCCGCCAGAGCCCGTCGAACCATCGAACGGCGTAGCGCCAGGAGTCGTTGTCGCCGCCGTAACCTGGAAGCTCGAACCCCAGTTGATCACACTCACATCCGTAGATGGATTGCTGACCACGAAGTCCGTGCCCTGAATGAAATCGTTTCGGCCCGGGGAAATGCCACAACGCAGGACCGTTGTAACTAGACTGTTTGGCAGATAGTCAAATGTGTCCTGCCAGGTGTTAGCCCAGTATTGAATGGTGACCGTTGAGCCCGGCGCTGGAGCGAAAGGCAACGTCACAATGCCGTTGGTGCCGTCCACAGCCTCAGCAACTACCTGGACCCCGTCGACCTTTGCGACCACCTTGGACGTATCCGTGGTGGTCGTGCCGCCGCCCGAGCCATCCACGATGGGCCGCTGAAACACGCGAAAATCGCGATTGCGGTTCGATGAGGCACCCGCGCTCCAACCCAGCGGACCGTTCGCGGTGCCGTCCCCGATCGTGACGCCGAACGGATTGGTCAGCTGCAGATGGTCACGGCCCTGATTGTCCGTGAACACAGAAGCCGAGAGGTTAGGCACGAGCGCAGCATTCACCGAGGAGGCGATCGAAGACGCCGCCAAGGTGCCACCCGGCAAAACTACCGTAGCTGTGATGCCGTTGGCGGTAACGATGAACTGATCGTTGACCCCGGTGACGATGCTGAACAGATAGGTGTCCGGCGGAGCTGGCAGTGGCTGCAACGTGCCGTAACCCGGAGACACCAACGTGGCGTTCTCCGTGGAGACCTGCTCAGACACGTCATCCGTGAACGCCGTATCGCCGCGGTGGAAATAGTAGGTGACTCGAACCTGGTCATTCGGCTGAGTCGGAAGCTGGATGGTCACCAACCCCTTTTGGCCGTTCAAGCTGCCGAGCGACACCAAGGTGCCGTTCACGGAAACCGAGACCGCTCGCACATCGTTCGTGACGCGACCAAACCCCTGACCATCCACGATGGGATAGTTGCGGACTCGGAACGTCGCCAAAGTCCCGTCCTGAACCCCCAACTGCAGGTTGTTCGGATTCGTCGAGTCAACGACCCAGCTCTCAGAGACGTCTTCATTGACGATCTGCTGGTCTACGGTCGCTGACGATCCGCGAACGAGCTCAAAATCATTTTGCTCCAGCTCTTCCTGGCCGACCCCAATCAACGCTGGGATTCTAAGACCCGCAACCAAGTTGGACGCATTGGTTTCAGTGAGAGTGCGGGTGTAAACCCCCGGAGGCGCGTAGCTGAGGAAGGGACCCATTGGCGGTTTATCTCCTAGTGAAGGACGTCACATCTAGATCTGGGTGTGCGACGAGGCACAAAAGCAGTAGCTCTTTGGGTGCTGATCTTCATAGATCCCTAGGGATCAACTACATCTCCACGCGATGGGAGCAATCTGATAGGACTAGACAACAAAAGAACTATTACCCCACTGGGTGGGTCAGCTGCGCCGCTCTCCCCGTATCCTCTTGAAGGCTTCACGGGCCAGCACTTTGCGAGCTGCTCTACCTTGATCTGACATAGGTTCATAATCGACGTAGTCCTGGCCTGTACGTCGAATCAGAGCGTGGGTCTCTCCTTGTGCCCGTGCCTGCTTTTTCACAGTCTCACGGGCCTGAATGTGCTCCCACCGTTCGCTGGCGTTTCGGCCAATGGCCTTGTCTGCCGACGGGTAATCGTGGTCGTGCACCCCGGAGTTAGCCGGCGCCCCCGAGCCCTGAGCAAACGCGAAATCGAACCCGCTGGGCACGAGCGGAGCCGAAGCCCGGCAGTTGGGGCAAGGATAAGAGACGTAGTTCTCCACCCGGAGGTTTCTCTCAAAGCGCAACACACAGGCAGAGCACTCAAAAGCATACCGCGGCATTGTCCATCCTATTTAATACGTTCGAAATCGTGGTTACGGCCGATGATCGCCGGCATAGTCGAGAACACCAGGCTGTTGTGTACGTCCCCGATAATCGTGGTACGGCTCTCCACACCCGGGACAGCTCGATTCGACTCAGAGGTGACAACGGTAATTGTCAGAGGCAGCGGCTCGTGAACCTCCCAAGGGGTCTGGAGCTGAAGACTCAGGGAGGCCGTGTAGAAAAACTCATCCCCGGTCTCATCCGCCACTTCTTCAGCTTCACCGCCGATCGACACATCCACCACTTCGATCCCCTCTGCGGACAGGATTGGTCTTTTTTGGTAGAGCAAATACATCATCGTGAGGTCCGCGATCTCCTCCATTTGATGGGGGTCGCGGGCGATCACATCCATCTCAAACGTCAGATCGAATCTGCCGCCGTAGGCATTGGCGGTCGGGGTCCGGTCGTCATAGACAACCACGGCGACCTTGTCGCCAGTCTTCCCCCTCTTACCGAACGCCAGGACCGCCCCCGGCAGCGTCCGAAAGTCGGAGTGGTTCCATTGATAGGGAACCGGCCCGATAGACTGGACGGGGTATCGGTAGTCAGCCGTGATCACGGCACCGGGAGGGAACCGATCAAGGAATACGAGGCCCCCCGTCGCGTAATCCACCGTGTAGTGCTTGTTCTCTACCAGTCGATAGTTGCGATTCTGCCACAGGCGTAGCGTGCCCTGCAGCGGCAACTGTTGCAGCTGGCCCACCGTTTCGATACCAGACAAAAATCGGATGACCGGCTCATCGTTCACGGTGAGCAGCGGGTCAACCATGAACTTGCCGACAGACTGCGCATCCTCCGGGGCTTGGAGGATCTCGATGTAGTAGATGCCTGGAGGCAAAGGCATTCGCCCCCCGTACGCATCTAGATGGGCGGCATCCTCGACAACCCACTCAATCGGAAAGCTCGGCGCTCCCACATAGGCAAGCATCACGTAGCTGTTCAAGGTCCCGATGAACTGATCCGCTGCGAGCGAGACCTTGTTGGCAGAGGCCCCTTTGACCACTATGCCGAACTGCGGTCTTTCGCTGAAAGCGTACTTGTTCTCTATGCTCGAAACGATCTTGTTGTAGACCGGATGCTGGGCAAACGAATCCTTCAGCTCAAGAATGAGCCGCCGCTTCATCGCGTTGAGGAGGTTGTAGTAGATGGCAGCCCCCTACCCAGAGTGCTCCTCGGTCGCCAGCACAAGGAGACCTTCAGCAACAGCGGTCATCGGATCCTTGGCCGGGCGGACCTCGCTGATCTGAATCGGAAAGCCCCGCTTCTTGATCGCCTCGAATTCGTCCATGAAGACTTCCATGAAGCCCCCGGCGCGCGTCGTGCCCCCGCTCACAATGAAAGGGATCGGCTCGGGCAGATTGATCCCCGCCTGATTCTTCCGGAACTGGACGGCGATGTTCTCGAGCACGTACTTGATGAGCGACCGAATGTAGAGCGCGACCGCTTCTTCCTCGCGGGATTGCGGCTTTACGAGCTCAACGCCCTTTTCCTTGATCGCGCACATACGAGCCGCCGTGTTGCCCACCGCCTTTGCAGCGTGCGAGTCGACCCAGTCACCCCCGCGAGCAACGGAGAAATCCATGCCCTTGATCGTCTGGTATGCCAGCGCGATGTTGCCCATACCAGAGCCAAAGCTCACGGACAGGCCAGAGAAGTTCTCCGCGGCGCATTGCGAGTAGATGATCGCCATGGCCTCGTTCATGGGGTGCGGCGTGTACCCGAGCTCCCCGAGGATCTTCCGAAAGACCTCTTGGTGGTAAATGATGTCCTGGGCGGTATCATCCACAGGAGACGCCGGCACACTGTAGTAACAGTGCTCGCCCTTCACGATGGGCTCACCGATGACGTTTGAGATCAACAGGCTGAGGATCTGCTGGGCGTCCAACTCTCCCGCCGCGATCACACCCCTGCTGAGCGGGCGCCGTACCTCGCGATTGAACAGGTTAGCCATGGTCAACGCGGAGTCGCCAAGTACGACCAGGGTGCCTTGGCGCTCTACGTAATCGACCTTGGACAGGCGAAGCGTCTTCTTCGCCTCTAGATCCAAGTCGAGGAAGGCGTCACGAATTCGTCTCAACTCCAGGCTGTCCCCGTCCGCCAACTGGCGGGCTGAGACGATATTCATAGTGCCTAAGTCGAGCCCACACGCGGGCTTGTATTTTGACATCTCAATCTCCATCCATAGGCCCGATTATTGGGCACGGTCTAACGACTGTCGTAACTGTAGGTTTCCGGGCCTCCCCTACGCTGCTGCAGCAGGTAGACGAACTCTTCATGCTTATCTGCTACACCTTGCAGCAGGTTGTCCGTTCCTGAGCTCAGAGCGCCCCTATCCTCTAGCCGGCTCCTTGCCGTCTCCAGGCAATCGACCACGCATCGCTCCACCTCAAGACTCTGTCCAACCATCTCTAAGGGAGTCGGGGGCGCAGGCGACCGGCACCAGTGCCGCACCAAAACGGGGATCATATCGGCCTGAAGCTTGGGGCACACCGCGGCATCGCCCCCCGTACCGACCGCCCTCTCAGCGATTTGATCGATGAAGCCTACCGATTCGTTGTAGAGCCGCTCGAACAAGAGATGGTCGCCGTACTGAGCCGTCCCATAGGTTTGCCAGTGGTGACTTTGGTGAACCAACGCGGCGGCTCTCAACACCGCGACCAAGACGCCGAGCTCCGAGGCCAGAGTTCCTTCTGGCATGCCTAGCAAAAGGGTCTCTAGAACGCCGTCACCCATCGACGCGATCTTGGGCTTGGATTCCGGCAAATAGGGCGCGCCGTTGTCGGACGGCTCAAAAGCCAGCGGATCAACCCAGAGAGCATGTATGGAGTCTTGTCCCATGGGGGTCACCAGGCATCGTCATCAGCCCACCCCGGCCCGCGAGCATTCTTTTCCTTGCGCTCCTCCTTCATCTCCTTGCCAACTTGAGCTGGCGTAAAGCGCTCAGGTCGCGCGGAAAAAGACTTCCCAGAGAACGGCGACTTAACGGTTGTCCTCTTGGTCTCTAGATAGAAAACATTGCCGTCTGCGTCCTGGTACTTCCAAAGAAGTGCCGCACCACTTGGCTGAACGGAGTCGATTCCGGCTCTACGAGAGACTCTGGCGGCCAGAGCTCTGGCCTCCGCTGATACACTGGCTTGACGTGGATGCATGGATGGATTGTTCCTCTTCCTCTATTCAGGGGTTTTGCAAGAAAGGTTTAATCAAGGGCTCCGTTCTTTCTTGCGCAGCTGGCGCAAAAGATCGGCGGCCTCGGTGACCGCGTCCGATGTGGACTCCTCACCCTGAATATTGATGCGAGCGTCAAGGTCCTTGGACCGAATCTCTGCAGGGAGAAACGTCGGAGCGGAGCCGTCTACAACCTCTTCCACGGGCTTCGCTGCTGGGGCACCTGCCACAGGTGGAGCTACTCCAACAGCTGGCGCTGCCGCCACGCCTGACTGGATTGCCTTCAAGATCTCGTCGAGTTTGGCGGAATGGGCGTGCGCGCTACCGTCGAGCTGCCGCTTCAACGCCTCATTCTCGGTCTGTAGACGTGCGGCGAGGGCTTCCAGCTGCGCCGTGTACTTCTCCAGGCGAGCCTTATCCGGGTCTTGCGGCGCGCCCGCCGTCCCGCTCGGGTATGGTGCCGATGGGACCTGGCATAGGAAGCCTTGCGAGATCGCGCGCCAGAGATCTTTAGATATCAAGGCCTGATCCTCCGGGATGACCACCAACGTCCGAAACGCTACGTCCCTGCCGATGTCTTCGATCACGTGATTGCCGGCAACCATCCCAATCACGCGCACGTCGCCTCTCATCTTTTTCATCCATCGATTCCTCAGCCATTTACATAGGCGGCGCATATCACTTCTTCTTCGCGGCTTTGCGCAGTTGCTTCGCGACTTCCTGTTTGAACTTGTCGCGAAGAAACGCCCGAGCTTCCTGCTTAGCGCGTTGTAAAAAGTCCGAGGGCTGCCGTCCTGGGTGCAACCAGCCCCGTTTTCGCCCAACGTTTGGACCTGTCATCGGCCCCTGTGACCAAGTCAAAGACCGAGCATGAGCGCTCCGGAAGATCAGCTTGCCGGTCTCTGTGATGATCGGAATTGGGCGCTTGGCCTTCTTGAGCCAAGTCATCTGCCGGCGCTTCTGGCCCAGCACGAGGGCCTCAAACCCCGGATGGTCGGTTGTCACCACCAGAGAGGCGGGTCGCATCTCAACCTTAATGGATTTGGCCAGGGACTTCTTGGCTCTAGCCGAGTACGTGGTCTGCGCGAGCTTTTTCCTGATACGGGTCATGAGCTCCGTGCGAGCCTTCCGCAGGGCTGGCTCCATGTCGCCGACGGATGAGAGCCCGCCTCCGAACAGAGGATTCATCATCACGCGTGCTGCGATGAACGCCATTAGTACTCGATGTTCTCCCAGACCTTAGTCCGGCCTCTAAGCTCCCGCTCATCCGGGATATTGGGCTTCTCCGTGATGCTGGTGTCGGCCTCGCGCTCGGGTCCCGACGGTGCAAACTGCACAGCCGCGAACTTCACCGGATTGCCCACCGGCACGCGATAGCGGATATCCTGCTCATCTAAATGGCCGATGTTGAAGTGCTGCTGAAGCACCATGCCGCGATTCGAAGGAAAGCGAACCGCACCGATCGAATACCGCTCGCCGTTGAGCTTCACCACGAAATCCCGCTGAGACAGAATAGGAGCCGGGCCAGTCCACACCTCATACGTGTGCTCGACCGAGCGTCCGGTCTCCTTCTGAGTGATGCGGCGGTCCGCATCGTCGGGTGCGATCAGGGCATCATAAGGCCCCTCGTACCCGCCAAGAAAACCCGTCCCATAGCACTTGGGACAGTCGTTGATCGGCTGCTTGTGGTAGTCATCCGGCACGCACGAGCAAGGCACCCCGACGTGTTTGCGAAGGAAAATCTTCACGCGCTCGCCGCCCTGCTCTAGGATGAACCGGTTGCGACGCACCGACTCACGCCAGATGTAATCGAGCTTCTCGATCTCCATCGAGTTCGTAGCCGTTGCAAACTCGATCGGAGTCTCGATCAAGTTCTCACATTGCACTTGGCTCAAGTCACAGCCCACGCGGACCCCGACGCTCGTGACTCGATAGAAGACCCGTTGCGCGAGGTCCGTGCGCAGGAGCTCGCGATTACGTCGATACGTACAGGTGACGATGCTGTTCGGGCCGGGGACCAAGGACGGGTCCCACTGTTGCCGCGTCACGTCCGCGTAGATGTACGGGTCAATCTCAACTTCACCAGAGAACCCGTGCACCTTCAATGGCCGGACGGTGACCCCGTCGATCTTGACCCATACGTCATCTGGCAGATCCGCGGTAATGGCCTGCGAACCCTCCCGTACGATCGGGCTATGCAACGTCTTGAAAACCCAACGTGGCGCGGCTGGCCCAGCCGCCGATTCTTCTTCGCCTTTGAGAACGAAACGCCCCGTAACGTCCTCGTCTACGATGAGCTCATTGTCGGTCTGGTCGCGCCAATAGTTAGCGCAGATGAGCAACTCGGAGATGCGCTCGAAGGGGCCGTACTCAGAATCAAACGAACGGTACAGATTGACCCCGAGCAGCTGATACAGGCTGTTCAAGGGGAGCGTCGCCGGGGAGTCCCATCTGAGATCGAACACCCCGGGGCGATACCCGCTGGTCAGAAACAAGTTGAGCGGAGGCAGCGGCCAAGGAGTCTTGGTGTACTCCAGCTCGGTCGTGTTCCAATCGCGATTTGATGCATACGGCACGGGCTACCCCTCTAGAGAGAGGGCACAAGAGAAAAGACTAGGGAGCCGCGGGCTCCTCCGAGGCGGCTTCTGCCTTCCGGTCCAAAAGCTTGATCTCACCTGTCTTGTCATTGATGGAGACGGGGGTGCCCGGCTGAAGCCCCCGCTCGATCAGCACCTGCTCGAACAAGCGTTGCTTCTGCTGGTCCACCTGATGAGCAGCCGCCAGAACTCGGACCCGCTCCTGCTCGAGTTCGAGTAGGCGCAGCCCGAGCTCGTAGCGGGCTCCATCAAGCTCAGAGAATTTGGCGAGAACATCCGCCTGTACCGGGTCACTTAGGGTCAGGGCCGACTTGGGCATGCCCCCGCTACACCAGAAGTTTCCAGACAGCGTCACGCCACCAGCTGGCAACCCGCTTCAGCCAAGTCTGCGGGGTTCCAGGCGGCGGCTCTGGCGGCGGCTCTGGCGGCGGCTCTGGCGGTCTCGCCTCCTCCACAAGGGCGCGCATCCTTTGCGGGTCCCCGGTCGCCCGATGGTACCGGCTCGCCAGGTGTCCGTTCATGCCAGGGCGGTTCTGGCCCTCCCACATTTTGTTGGAAGCGTTGTGCCCAATGCTCGGGTGCCAAAGGTGAAGGACCTCAGCGTTCAGCGTCTTGTGCTTGCCGAACAATGTATCGACAGCCCGCACAAAGGCCACATCCTCCCCGCCCCAACCCTCGAACCTCGGATCCATGCCGCCGACGCTCTCGAAAGCCTCGCGCGGCATGATTTGCACCATGGCCCCAAAATGGTGCCCATACGTCGCCGTGGTCATCGACTCCACGTCCTCTGCAGCCGGCGGTGAGGGCAGCCGGACCGGCCACTTCGGGTCTGAGTTCAGGATGAGCTCAGTACTCGCCTCCACGAGCCGATACAGACGGCGGTACGGGATGAACCAGCGGTTTTGCCCACGCCGAGCCGACTCTTCAATGGCTCGTGCAGCCCGAAGAATCGTGTCGCCCCTGAGATAGGCATCGGAGTCCAGCAGCACAAAGATGCGGCCGTGCGCCTTCTTCGCCGCATCATTGAGAGCTTCAGTCTTAGAGAAAGACGGGTTCGTAGAGGTGCCGATCACGACCTCTGCGTCCGGCAACTCGTACTGCCAGTAGGTTCGCAGCCAACTCCACAGCCGCGTCCGGTGCGGCGATGACGCACTTGCCCGGAACGGTACCAACAATGAGATTTGCGGTCTAGGATAGGTCATTTGGACAACCCCGCCAGTTTGCGCCCGTACTCCTCGAACACGTCGAAAAGTTCGTGCTGACGATCTTGAACCTTGTAGCGATGTGCCTCCTGAGTCACCCCAATCTGAAAGGGGACGCCAACGGCGGCACAGTGATCGCGGAACTTGAAGTCTCCGCCCTCCTTGGCAAATCTCTCCGTCATCTCAATTCGCCGCGGGATACCAAAGGCATCCGCCACGATGATCCCATGGAGCGATGAGGAAACGATTTTCCGGCACTCACCGATCTTGCGTATCACCTCAAGCGGGTCCTCCGTTGGGCGAATAATCACGGGATTGTAACGCAGGAACTCAGGCCTTTGCTCCAAGGTCGTGTCCGACCAGTGCGGAACTATCCCAAGCGCGTGCTTCTTCTCCTGCCGCGGCACGAGCTCGTCCGCAAGAAGCCCCGCGTCACCAAGGACAAACTCCTTTTTCACACCCTTTACGCACTGCGCTGTCAGCGGCCCGCGTAGCGCCAATACCTGCGCTCGCGATAGATCAATGCTGCTGCCCTCCTTCAACTTACCCGAGCCAATGATCGTTCCGGCCCAGCCCGGAGGTAGATGCTCTAGGACAGAACCGACGCACACAAAGTTTGCTTCGCTGACTGGAGCCCACGCCACCTCCAGATCGGCAAAGTGTGACAACAGCAAAGGTGTCAAAAGATCGCCGAAATTAGGTCTTCCACGCCACCAATAGCCAGTAGGAGCTACGCGAGAAGAAAGCATAAAGCAAATTCTCCGGTGAAGGCCTACCAGTGTAATTTCATAAGGAGTCTATAACAGTTCGGCCTCCGAAAACGCCTGGTAAACCGCTGTCAAGATCAGCTTACGGCTGCGGGCGTTGAGATCCTTCTCGATCGCCGACCACGTAAAAGACAGCCGCAACGACGTGTCGACTAACTGGCGCCCGTTCATGTGCTCCTTGAGCTTGTGTGCCATTCGCACTGTCTCATCGACCACCTGTTGCATGAACGCACGGACCTCTTTCGGGTCGTTTACATAACTTTTCTGGTCCTTGACCTTGTGGTCCTCGTCATGCTCGTACTGACGCGGTGCGCGAAACGCCGCCTCCGCGGCGTGGGTCACCTCGTGAATCAAGATGCTGTACAGACCATACGGAAGGCATGTCTCGTGAGTACACTCGCCCAACGGCTGAAAGTACTCTGTGACAAAGTTGGTGAGGTCTCGATCCGGCCCGTTAGTACCCAGGTACTCGTTCGGAGAAATGGCGCCATTCAGCCAAAGTACGACCTGCACGACGGCAGAGCCATTTTCGAAGCGCCGTCGCCCGGCCTCTCCGCCTAGCACCGGAAACTTCTTGGCGCTGGAAGCAGCTGCAATCACGATGACATCGATCCGGAGCTGCTCCTGCCCGTCGACCGAATCCGCGTAGAAATTCGTTTCGGCCAGCCCGGTTCGAGCACTGCTGCCGATCGGCTGGTCCGGATGCGGGTGACGCTTCAGCCAGCGCTTTATCTGCGGGACCAAGTCCTTTTCGACGGCATACCTGATCGTTGCCTTGTCTATGCGAATCGGTCGCGCCGCCATTCTGCGGTCGTAGCTGTACCCCACCTTGGCCTCCTAGCCTAGCCATCCGCCGAGCACGACTAGAACCCGATGAACTTCTGCGGGCTCAAGACACCGCGGCCCACGTAGGGGCCAAACGCGCTTCGCAGGCCCATGCCGAACCGGGGCTGCTGCAGACCCTTGATGATGTTCACGGTTGCCTTCGTGTTCTCTAACTGTTTGTCGAACTGGTCAGACAGCGACTGGAACGCGCCTTCGTACTTGCTCGACTTCTCGAGGTCAAGAGAGACCCCGCCGATCGAGTAGGAGTTATGAGCGAGCACCCCGTTGGACAGAACGAAGTTCTGCGGACCGGGCACCGACAGATCGTAGGTGTGGTCCACCGGGGGCAGCATCAAAATGCTCTCCACGCGCTCCAAGCCCACCACGCCGTCTCGCACCACAACCAGGCTAGAGCCGACCATAAGGGAGTCGACCCGCACCGGAACTAGCGCGCCCTCTCTGAGCCCGAACAAGCTGTGATCGCCTGTCACGGACACGGAAGCGGAGCCCACGCATACCCGATAGATCGGTTTGTTTGGCGTAGAGTGGCGCAGCACCGCGGATACGACTGCCTCCACCGCCGACCGGCCCTCTACAGAGCGGACCTTGAGAGTGCCAGCCGTGTACGCCGCCTTGATTCTATCCAAACCCGGCGTTTCCACGATGCCATACAGATCCTCAAGGCTGAGGTGAATCTCCTCACCATCAATCAAGACGGCGACTTTTGTGTCGCCCACAAGAGAAAATTCGTCGGCGATCCAGTTCAAACGTACCGCCTGAATGGCAAACATCATGGCCCCTGTTAGGAGTAACGTGCGCCACTCAGGCCGGAACATCACCATCTGATCAACTGTCTGAAATGGCGTGCGCGGAGGCGCAGACGAGATCAGGTCGAGCGAGCGGTTCAGGTATTCCTGCAGCTCGACGTCCTCCCAGATGTAACCGAACACTCGACTAAACTGTTGGACCGTCTCTTCGTGAGATGGAGGTCTGAAATGGTAATTGCGATCCGGGGAGTTTGAGACGAGCAACCCAGATCTAGCCAGAATGAAGTTGTGCCAATCCGCGGCCGTCAGGTCGAACATGAACTGCCGGCTCTCAACACGGCGCACCCCGCGAATGCTCTCCCCTTCAACGGACATCCCGGCGCGCAATTGGCAAGCTTCGCACTTCTCAACAGGAGTCACAAACACTCGATGGCCCCCTGTGAGGACCGCGACTCCGCGGTCGGATGTGACCTCGATGATCTCCTCAGCCCCAACTTCTGCCCGGGTAACATTCAAGATTTTCTTCCATGCTCGCTCACCCAGCGGAGACACGGACAACACCTTTAGCTCGCCCCGGCTGAAAGCCTCACGGACCCTACTGGCTAACCCCTCGTCAAGCATAGAGCTGCACCTCCGTACACACGGCAAAATCCCAGCCCTGCGCGTGGGCATACCGACGGGCTCGCGCCAGCCTACGTCGAACCTGGTGGTTAGACGGCAACTTCAACACCCAGGCAGCCTTCACTTCAATCAGCGTCTTAGAGCCATCCTCGAACGAAACGATGAAGTCCGGCAAGAAGCACCCAGAAGCGTCCCGCAGGGACTCCTCGAACGCATAGGAGACCACATCTGGGCTCGCTTCCAGGATCTCGATCGCCCGTCTCTCAAAACTACTGCGGGTCAGCACCTCCGCCCTGGTGCCCTTCCGAAGAGTCACGCGCTCCGACTTGCCACGGACCCACTTGGACGGCTCCGCCTTCATGCGAGCTGCTTGAGCCTCTGAGCGGCGCCGCCTTTCAACCTTAGAACGATGAAAACGCAACAAGTGCTCACGCTCGGCTGGCCTCAACCATCTATCCTTGGCGGCCCTCACGATACGTGCTTTGACCTCCGGTCGCGCATGAGCGGCCCGCAAGGCCTCTCGCTCTACCTCCGAACGCTCCCTACCGCGGTGAAAGTCAAACTTTCCAGCTTTCCAGTCACGTTCTAGCTGATCGCTCAGCCACGGCTTCAACTCGCCTTTCCGAGCCCGCGCCGTTCGTGCGGCGCTGGCCCGGCGATTGTCGCGAGAGGCCTCGTTCCACGTAGCTCGCGTTCCCCTCTGGATCGCTGCCAAAGAGAGGCCGGTAATCCCACAGATATCTAACCAAGGAACTCCAGCGGAATGCAGCTCCGTAATGATGTCGCGGCGCTTCTCTCGCACCCACTTTAGATCACGAGGTAGACGCCCTTTTTTCGAGAACAGGTCGGCAGAAATTCCATACTTGACTAGCAGCGGCTTAAGTTGTGGGTGCGTCTGCATCCTTCACCGCCCTCCAGAGATCTTCCATACTAATGACCACTCTCTCCCCGCCTAAGTCTACCTCGACCAGCTCCTCACCGCCAACGCAGTTGTCTCTAAGTAGAATGCGCAGACGGCCCATCAGGTCGTATTCAATCGCCGTCGCGTTGATAGCACCCCCGGTGATCATGCTCGCGCTGCTAGTAGACAGCCCCGCCTTGTCGGTGACCGAGAACTCCTGCACCACCTGCTGCTGCGCACCGCCGATGATCTCACGGAACGTCCAGCGGACCCGGTACTCGCCCAGATTGGCGTCAAGCGGGACGATGATGCTCGCGAAGTACTCCCCAACCGACGGGTTGGCCGGAATGCGCAAGGGGATACCAACAAGCACCTCCTGACCCGTCGTGAAGTCGTACAGGGCGTACGAAATCTCCGCGGCGTTCACCGGCGTGTTGGCGGCATTGACCAGATAGATGTTTAGATCATTCCGGCCAAGCTGCTGTCCCCTGTAGAAGTTAGTCATGCGTCACCTAGCCCCCTGACGGTTCAGTCCTCTGACTTGGGCGCGGGCGGCGGCTCAGACTTCTTCTCCTGCTTCTTGTTGTGCTTGGCCCTAGATTGCAGGTCCTTCATCAACGCGTCCTCGTGCTCCCTGTCTTCCTTCTTCGCCGGCTTGGCAGGCTCCTTTGGCTTCCCCTCCTGCTTTTTGTTGTGCTTGGCTCTAGACTTCAGGTCCTTCATCAACTTGTCTTCGTCGCTCGCGTCGTCGGGTTTAGCGACAGAATGGGATCTGGCGTCTGCATTGGGGTGCTTCTGCAGATACTTGTTGAGAGCGTCATTGCTCGGGAAGGTCTTAGCGAAACGATGCGCGACCGTCTCCGCTAGCGAAGCCTCCCTCAGCGCGAGCTCGAACGCCTGCAGGGCCGATTTTCTCGTGACGTGTCTCATGCCTTAATCCCATCCATACTTACAGGTTCTAGGTAGCGTGTCGCCGGGCACAGGGCACAACACCGAGTCGAACACGTAGAAGTAGCAATCCTTCTCTATGGGGCTAGCACCAAAGGATATTTGATAGTTCCATCGAATCACCCACAACCCCGGCTGGCCGCACTCCCCCGCCGTTCCGGTTGCGTAGTAGCAACCGAGGCTGCTGTTGCCCGGCTTGCGTCCGGACGGCCCCACTTGCTTAGGCTGGCACCCCTGCTGAATCTGATACAGCGTGTAGCTGATGCAGACCGGCCCCACGGGATTGCCGCCCTTGCCGGTCACGCAAATCGTGAGGTCCCCCATTCCGAACTGATGGCCCCACCGGAAGCTCTGTTTGACCAGGGGCGTCCGACAAATCGAGTACGGGACACAGATCACTTCCATGAACCCCGTGACAACCGCGAGCCCATAGACTGGCTCCGGTTCCGAAAGAACCGCCGAGCTCGAGCCGATGGCGTAGCCGCCGATGACGATGCCCCTGGAGATGACAACGCTCGCATCACCTGAGCCCGTCGCGATTCCCTCGACGCCTGGGATTGGCAGCTCGACCACGGTCGCAGAGCCGCGAGTGAGCCCGGACAGATTGAAGACGCTCACAGGGGACGCAGCGAGGCTTCCAACACCCTCGAACGTGTGAGTGACCACAGGGTCTATCTGCGCCGTCCCGCCTAGCGCGCCTTGGCCGCCAGTCAAACCGGCAAAGCCAAACGTCACCGCCAGCGAACCCGACGGCTCCCCCGCTCCAACCACGGTCCCGACTACGTCAATGATGAGGTCCATCGCCTAATCCACGCTTCAAACAAAATCATCCCGGGAAACCACGCCCCCGAGATGACCCAACGCGTCAACTACGCGGTGATGTGCTGCTACTCGCCGGACTTTTCGTCATCATCAAACTCAGGAAGTACACTTAGGGATGTGAGTGCCAGGCCGAAAACCACATAGTACAATAGGTCATTCACTGGGTCGGTCTGGAAGTACAACCACACAGTATGCGGTACAATAGCAACGGCCGCGGGAAGCAGTATAGCGACTAGCTTCGGAACGTGGCTCCACACAGGCCGAGCGACGTGCAGGAACCGACTCAGCAACAGAAGGATCGACACCACTATCGTTACAACTTCAACGGCTAACATATCTATCTCTCCTTCATCTATTTTCAACGGGCAAACGCAAGCGGCGCTCTACCCTTCGATGCAAATCAGCTGCCCGGCTGGCATACGGACCTGGTCCGACACATCCACCAACTTCGGCGCACTCAAGTTGCCGATGTACAGGATGTTGCCACCCGAGCTCGCGTCTATGAAGGCAAACGCGACAATCGAACCCCAAAGCGCTTGAGCTACGGGGAACAACACCTCAACGGCACTTACAACTTGGCCGTTCACCGGCTCCGTGAACGTTACGAGCTGGCGAAAATAGCCGCCGCCCGCAACCTCGGTGCCAGCGCTGTCGACACCAGGGGCTACCGTGTAGAGCGCCACATAAACTGCCGGTGGCGGCACGAACGGGATGCCACGAAGCGCCGCGTTCAAGAAATTATTGTCAAGATAGATCGACTTAGGCATAGCTAGCAGCAACCCCCACTTCCAGGAGGCTTGATAAATGAAGCAGAGAGACCGGACTCCATCGCAGGTGCAGATTGCACTACGTCGAAATCTTGAGCGGAGATCTGCTGGCCGGCTGGGTACGTGAGTAGGTTGCGCCAGTATCCGAGGGCATCTGGCCGAAAGCGAACGCTATAGAAGCCAGGATGCCCCGTGATCTCGTTGAAATAGATGCGGCCCGCCGTCACCTGAGCATCGGTGACCGCTGTCCCCGAGACCAACGGCCACGGCTGGATCGTGTTGTTGAAAAAGACCTGCGAGACTAACACCCCAGGAACGAGCCCCTGCACTCGCGTAAACCCGTCAGGCGCGAAGAAGTCGACCTGGTCCAGTACGACCTGATTGGCCTGAACGATTCTGCCGCGTGTAGTTGCCATCAGGCTCCTTGCTTGCGTGGCTCCGGCCTAGGCTCGGGCGTCGGGCGACGAACCGGGGCATTGGCAGACGAGCCGCGCATTACAGCCGCGACACTAACTTGTCGGACAATCGCGGCCTGTGTTTCGGCGGACCCGGTGATATGAGTCTCGACATTGATGAGCGGCATTAGCGTTCCTCTCTGCGTCTGTTTCGATTTGCTGCAGGCGTCACTGAATAGGACGGTGGCGGGGGAGCCGGAGGCACGATCCTGAGCGTAGGAATCGTGGGCGGCGGAGCCGTCGACGGGACCTGATGGCCACGGCTAAGGTTGGGCACCGTCACTTTAGTGGGGTCGACGATGAGCGCTGAGTTGGTGGCGATGGCCACAATAGCGTTCATGTCGGACTCTGAAGTCGCGGCGAATAGCGCAGCGCCAGCTATGGAAGCCGTAATCGGAACCAAGCGTCTTGCATTCGCAGGCACGGCGGATTCGCCGAGCAATGCTGCCACGGCAGCATACTTCGCCGATGAACTTGAAGAAGCACCAGCAAGGCCAGGCATAGAAACACCTGCCGGAACGATGCGTACGGCATTAGAGGCCAGGTCGGAGTTACCTACCAGAGCCGATGGCGCCGCAGCAGACTTGCGGATGACAGTGGCAATCCATCCAGATCCGCCGAGCAGAAAGGAGGTCTCATCGAATAGGAACCCCCCAACTGCTGACCATGTCGAGTCACCATCTATAGCGACCGTGCCCTCTATAGTAGCCATCATCACCCCCGAAAAGAGTCGAACTCTGATGCACCTATGACCAGTTAGGCCCACAGATAACTCGGGACCTGCGGGTCACCGAGAATCAGCTCTCTGTAACGGTGATCGCGCCTACGGCAAAGTTCAGCTGATCCCCAATGTCGACAAGCTTCTCAGTTCCGAGGTCGCCATAGTAGAGTTGATTGCCAGCAGTGAGCGCATCGCAAATCGCGACCGCCTCAACCGTGCCCCATGAAGCGGTAGCAACAGGGAAAGTCACAGCAGCAGTGTTAGCTGTGGAACCTGCCGCCGCAGCTGAGAACGTAACGGCTACGCGAACATAGGCTCCGCCCGTTACCTCAGTGCCACCGGCACCAGCGTCCGGCGCCGTAGTGAAAAGCGCAATGTAGCGCGCCGAAGGAGACGTATAGGCGGCGCCCGTCAAAACAGCATTGAGCAGCGCGTTAGAGAGAGTTGTCTTTTTGGCAGCCATGTTCTACCCCGTTTGGTTTAGAGGACCATCTGGTCTGGCCCTGTCTCGACCAAAGCGAGGCAACAGACCAATACGACTAGACGATCGTATCTAAGGATTAACGGGACACTCGCGGCCAACACCTACTGCATGTGAACGACGGACTTGAGGGAACGGATCGAATACGCGTATGGCTGCGCCGCCACCTTGCCGGTGTTATTGATCCACGCCTGCTTCAGTTCGTCCATGTTTCCGAGGGACGTGTCGAACACGAAGTAGGTCCTGTTGCCTTCCCTATCGGTCCGAATCATCTCAACCCCGGCTGTCTGAAGGTAAGCCGCATAGTAGAGGTCTGGAGTGCGAAACTCGCCGGGTCTTGAATTCTTCACTTCTGAGTCTCCATCTGAGCGCCGCTAGGGGCGCTAGTTAGCGTAAGTCGACACATTCAATTCTTGGTGTTCATGTGGCCCGGGTCACGAGGACCCGGGCAAAGCGTAAGAAAAGCAAGTCACATCTGGCCGAGCTCAATGGAGCCGGCAGAGCTTGATCACGTCACAACAAACAGTTCAGGCTTGCCCTTGTTCGGATCAGCAGCCTTGACGTTGACCAGGCTCGTGTACTGCAGTTGAACCTTAGAGCCCGCGACGCCAAGACCGGCGAGCAAGGGAGACGGAATGACAATCGACGTGGGAGAGATCACACCCGCAATGGCTCCCGCAATCGGCGTCTGGATCTTCTTCTGGTGAATCTGAACCGAACGCGACCCGTCGGCCGAATAGACGCGTACCACTGTCGCCTGATACTCGGGGTCGCCGAGATTGGTTCCGGTGATGGTGAGATTGCCAGCGCTCGCAACGGCGGCTGTGATCACCGTCAGCGGAGCCGTGAAAACAGTTGTGCCATCCTCTTTTACGACAGTGATCGCAGGCCCTGGAGTCAGCGCCGGCACGCGACTCGGGTCTGGGTTGTATGTCGGGCTGAGGTAGCCCGAGATCATGCCGACCTGGAAGCTCTTAAAGAACGCGTCAGTCTCGACAAAGTGCGGCGCAATCGCGCCAATCAGGGCATCGCGTTGAGCCTCTGAGCCCCCAGAGCCGATTGTAGTCTTGACCGTTGCTGGCGACACGTCCAAAGGACCCGCAGGCGGCGGGAACAATGCCGTGATGATAGCCGCCGCGTCAGGCATCGTGAACGTGCCCGCCGCAAGACCGCCCGGTGTGTTGAACGTCCCACCGCCGATCTCAATGTAGCTGCCAGCACCCCCTACTTTGCTCTGCACAACGAGGAAGCCGCCGCTATTCAAGAACGCGCTGGCGAGCCCAGTTACGCCGAGAGCTCCATCGACAGCCTTAGCTAGGGCAACACCACTGGCATAAACACCCGGAGGTATCGTCACGTTGGTGAGCCCAGCCGTGGATACTACTTTGAAACTCAGCACATCGTTGCTTGCCGCCGTGATGGTTACGGTAGCTGTGATGGCAGTGGTGCCAGCGATGCCCGCTGGAACTGCGGCCAAAGGAACACCAACCGTCGCAGGTGTGGGGCGACTGAAACGACGCTCCTGCCCGCGTGGCTCCGTTGGGGGGTTGTAACGACTGACAGGCTCCAGGTCCATGATCGCTATTGGACCCTGCATGTCTCCGCGAATAACTCCAATATACGCCATGACCTAAACTCCTGTTGTAATCCCGCCGATTGCGGGTTCAGAGAACTTCCCACGTTGTTGATCGATTCTGAGCATTCTCAGCACCGCCCCGTAATCCGCGTAGAACGCGGCCACGGACTTGATGAACTTGAGGTGATCCGCTTGCCAAGCAAACGAAGCTTGTCGGACCCAGAGACGCATGCGGCGCAGATACTTGATGTACTTTGGTGCGAACTCGAGCATCTGGAGCTCGTGTTCTGCGAGCTCCAGATTGAGGTACCGCGCCTCGATGTCCTTGAGCAGGACCTGCACTTGGTGCAGAAAGAGCAGTCTACGCGGCTGCCAGACTTGATGAATCGACTGGAATTCGTGGTTCGGCTCCTGCTCCAAGATCCATGAGAGGTTTGGATACGGCATCTCGATTCAGAGCTTTCCACCGGACAATCCACTGTTGTGTCGCTTCCCACGCAATGCTTACCTCTCAGGTCAACACCACAACTGAGGTAGCTCCGCCGTTTGTCGTGACCTTCGCGGATGAGCCAACTACGACGCCCGGGAGGAGAGCATTCGGAATCGTGACCGAAGTGCCCGCGATTGCGCCGCCGCCCCCCGTGATCTGCGTGCTCGTCAAAGTGATCGCGCCTGCGCCAGTGATGGCTACAGTCAGCGGGGCCTGGAAGTTGGTACCGGTCAAAGTGAGGGTGCCACCAACAGGCTTGACGGCAGTCGTCAACGTAGGCGGTGCTGCCAGGGTAAGAACGTTGCTGGGTTTCGCGTTGGCAATCACCTTCACAGACGAAGTACCAGCAGCGATGGTCGGAGCCAGCGACGCGGGGATGGTGATTGTGGTTGCCGTAACAGTACCGCTACCACCCGTAATCTGTGCCTGCGTCAGGGTGATCGCACCGTTGCCCGTGATCACAACCGTCGTGCTATCAGGAGCCACCGATAGGAGAGTGACGCCCGTTATAGTAAGAACACCACCAGCGGAAAGGCTTGCGCCAGTCAAGTTGGGGGTCTGAACGTTCGCTGCTAGCACCGAAGTCACCGTGACTAGTCCCGCCGCCTTCAACTTGCTGATCTTGCCTTTACCTGCAGACAGCACGACCCGCGGGGTCTGATTGAGATCGATGTAGCCGGGAACCGTTGGGTTGCCGGTGCTGGCTTGCGTCCGTGGTACGTAGCAAGGCTGCTTGGGCTTGTTTGCATAGCCGTCGCGAGGGTACGCGTCCGGGTTACCCAGAGAGCCGATGCGATGGACCTCTTTGTTGGGGAGGCCATCGTCGATGTCATCGATCAGGATGGCACCAGCCACGGATTGATTGTGCTGAATTCGGTACATTAGGGTGCTCTCTCCTAGGCGAGTACGAGAAAATGTCTCGTGAGAGATAGGCGATAAAAGGAAGTGCGGGGTTTGGCGCCCTACTTATCTGTGCAAGTTGGCGGTGCGCCGCGACCCAAAGCGCAGGCATCCTCATACCCGAGCTCGATCAGCTCACGCACGGCACCCGGCTCAAACGTCAACCCATCCCCCGCGATGGTGCCCAAGTCAATCTTGGGTTTTAGAACGCGGAGGGTGACCTTCCGATAGTCCGCATGCGCATTCCGTAGGTCACAGATCTTCAGGTCGTCGCGCATGACCTCGTTGATCAAAAGGTTGACGGCCCGCAACGCCAAGTCAGGCAGCGCCGATTTCCCCGCGCACTTGAACGGGGCTGGCAACCGGGGGTCGGTGCACAGGATCACGTCAATCTCGGTTGCTCCGGCCCGGACAGCCTCACCCAGTGGGGTAACCGACCGTAGCGCCCCGTCCGCCCAGAGCTCGCCCTCGACTTTGACGGGCAGGAACATCCCGGGGAACGCCGACGACGCCAGCACCCAAGACAAGATGTCCATCTCGGTCTCATCCACGGTGCGGCTCTCACCGGAGTCCCAAGAGACCGCCAAGATGCGGAGCATCCTACCCGAGCTCCGGATCTTCTCCACGTCCAACGAGCTGCGGACCCACTTATGCAGCGGCTCCGAGTTATAGACAGAGGGCTTCCACAAGGCTGATGCCATGCCAAACGGCCACCAAGACTTGCGAACCTTCGAGGTGTCCACGTCCAGCCAGAACCGATTCAAGTCTCCCCATGCCACCTTCGGAGACCCCTTTGGTGCTTGACACAGGACGGCCGCATTCAGAGCGCCGACAGAGATACCGGCGATCAGGTCGTAATCGACCCCGTCCTCTGCCATCCACTTCTTTAGTACCCCGACCTCGTAGGCCCCCTTTGACCCGCCGCCACTAAGAACCAAAGCTCTCATGCAGACGGAAACCCATAAGTGGCTTCATTAGCAAGGCCAAACCCCGCTCATACCGCTCTGCGCTCTGGTGGCACCGTTGTCGCCGTACCAGGTGGTTGTCCCGTTGGCTGCAGAAATCTCTAACCAGGCGAGAAAGTGGCGCCCGATAGGCACTAAGAGTGAACACACTGCACTGTGCTCATGAACGATGCTACCGTTGTCGGCGACACCACCGTTGACGCTACCTGTGAGCGTCGCAGTCGTTGAGTCAAAGCCAAAGCCGACACCACGCTCACGAGGAAGAATTGCATCAGAGTTACCAGATGCAATCAACAACCGGCCAGCGAGAACGCACTCCTGCAGTCCTGCCACAACATCAAGTTGATAGTTAGCCGACCCCTGGGCCTGGCGGAACGTCTGTGTAGTATACGTCCAGGAGTCAACGTTCGTTTCAACGTTCCAAGCAGCAATCACGCGATTAGAGGCATTCCAAAGGTCTAATCGAGCTGGAGCATTGATCCCTTGCGTAACCCAAGAATATGAAGTGGCAGTTCTCGGGCGACACGTACCGACGTACCGGTGGGTAATGGCACCAGAACGAGACCACACCCCATCTTGAAGTACCAATGGAGTGGCACGTGCTGTTGCATTGGTCCAATTGAGCGTCTCAAGCGTAAGGACGCCGTTGAGATTGAAAACAAAGAGATCAAAGGGCAGATCCGCCGTCCTGCCAGTCACAGCCAACGATACCTGCCCACTGTAAAAGACATCCCAAGTCGCGCCATTATATAAGGCGATTCGATTTCCGTTGAACGGAGTCAGGTAAATCGTGTTCAGACCGACGTTGTCTGTCGTCATGATGGGACTTCCCGTGACGCCGGTCAGTCGAAAGCTGTTGATGTCCGGCTGATTGTTGGGCTCATATAATGGCATCTAGACCTCCCTAGGTGAGTTCCGTCATACGAGCGCTTCCAGTGGCGGACGCCCAGATTCCGTCTATCGTACCCGTATACTGGAAAGGGACCTCGTAGTAAGCGTAGGCGACCATCCTAGTGGTGAAGCTCGTGACACTCGCTGTTGAGCCGAGCTTCAAATACAAGACTGACGCCGAGTCGTTGAAGACGGTCGCCCCTTTCCGAGCTGCGTTCGCAGCCAGGAGCACGACAGTGGAGGCGCTGCTAGCCACATTCGTTTGATTCGAAGTAGGGGACGAGGCTGGGGCTGACGCAACCTGCAGGCGGCCGGCCGTATCGACCGTTGCCTTGCGCCACGCAAACGTGCCGTCACTGATCTGCATGCCGCTATGAGAGGTCTCACTCACAGCGACGCCAATCAGATTGAAGGTCGGAGCACTAGCAGGTGGCGTCGTGTGATTGATGCTATGAAGGCGAACTGGCAACGCCTGTTGGCCGATGATGGGAAAGTTGGCACCCGAGACAGGAACCTCAAGGGTGTCGATGTACCAGTAGATCAGATCCGCTCGAACATATATGGCGTAGCGGTGCTGCAGACCGTCGACTGGCCGCACAATTGGCAACGAGGTTGTTTTTGATCCGCCGGCATAAACCACGGCGTTCAACGCGCCGGTAAGGTCTTGCTCATAGCCCACCCCATCCTGGATCGGAGTAGCCGCAGTCCAACCACCAGGAGCCGTAGCCAAGCCCCAAAATCTGTGGTTATTGGTCAGCGCCGTAGCCTCAAGCTGCACCGACCCTCCGAAGATCTGGTAGCTGAGCCCGACGGGTCGAAATAGAGCCTGAGAGGTTAAAGCCGCGCCATTCGAGGCCGTCGTACCAGTAGTCATCGCGAGAGCGCCGTTCCCCTGTGTCATGGTGGCGCCGCCAACCAATGTCTGAATCCATCGGTTTGTGGTATCTACAACGGTGCCATCGAACGGCTCCGTAAATATCTCGGAGCCTTCAGTGCTAACCTTCAGCGTTCCGTAAGCAGTGACTTGCCCGGTTATCCCTAGAGCGAGCGCGCCCGGGGAAGTCAGGACACTATATCCAGCTCCCGCAGTCGTGTACCGAGCCAAAACGGCTCCCGGACGGGCCGAGCCCCGGAGCGTGATATTTGCGGTTCCAGACGTATAGGCCGAGACACGGATTCGTGTGTGCCCGGCGCCGCCCACGCCAACGACAACACGAGCAGTCGCTGTGTTAGCAGCGGCAAACGCAACGGAGTTAGCTTTAAGTGCTGTTGACGGATCATCTAGGAAAGTGGTGACCCAGGTGGTTCCCCCGTCGAATGAAACCTCCGGCAGTATCGTTCCAATCAAGGTACCAGCGGCCAGCTGAAAACCTACAGACCCGATGCCACTGGTCGCGATTTGAACTGCTGCATTCAGCGCACCTAGAGCTCCCGTTGCCGTTACATCTGGAGTGACAGTAGCGCTTGTGCTATTGGGCGAGACGGCCACTACCAACGCGGTGTCAGTCGCAAGTGCCGGGCTGCTGGCAGGCTTCACGGTGCCAAAATTGGTGCCGTCCGTGATTCGGGCATTTGTATTTATTCGCCCGTTGACGTCACCAGAAACACTCTGGATGTTGGTTCCATCGTCGACCATTGAAAGGGTGCCAGTAGCGGTCCCCCGAGCGGCGCCATCCGCGTACTGAGACCCACCCCCAAACGTTGTGACCTGGTTGCCGGCAGCGTCGTAGATCGCGACATCCAATGGTTGGTGGTTCGCCCCCGAGGCGGTGCTCGTGAGATCTGCCGCCGCCGTGCTGCCCTTCGCGCCACCCCTGATGATGGCCTTGGCTGTACCGCCTGTGAGGGTTGCATCCAAAGCCAGGCCGTTGGTGGTCCCGATGTTCGACGTTACTGTGCCGCTGACCGGAACCGCGCTCTGGTCACTCGCCAAGACAACCGGAGTAGAGGCCGCCGAAGTCTTTTGCCCGAGCGTGTTGATCCGACCCGTGAACGTTGCATCGGCTAGGCGGGTCGCAAGCGTCGCCTCGGTAGCAGCTCCTGCGGGCAACGGAAGAGAGCCAGCACTGACCGAGACCGTATTGTTGGGTGAGACCGCGACAACAAGGGCTGTATCCGTGGCGACGGCAGCTGCACTCGCGGGCTTGACGGTGCCAAAGTTAGTGCCATCCGTGACGCGTGCGTTCGTATTGAGACGGCCCGTAGTGTCACCAGAAACGCTCTGGATGTTGGTCCCGTCATCCACCATCAGGAGATTGCCGGTAGCCGTACCTCTGGCTACCCCATCAGCATACTGAGTGCCACCACCGCCAAACGACGTGACCTGATTGCCCGCTGCATCATAGATGGCAACGTCCAACGCCTGATGGTTAGCGCCGGACGCACTGCTCGTGACATCTGCCGCCGTTGTGCTGCCCTTAGCACCACCTCGTGCAATGGCCTTCGCCGTGCCGCCCGTGAGGGTTGCATTCAAGGCAAGAGTACCTGCGGTGCCGATGTTCGCGGTCACCGTGCCGCTGACTGGGACCGCAGTTTGATCGGATGCCAGAACCACAGGGGTCGAGCTCGCCGAAGTCTTCTGACCCAACGTGTTGACACGGGACGTGAACGTCGAATCCGCTAAGCGTGTTGCGAGCGTGACTTCCGTGGCTGCGCCGGTAGGCAAAGGAAGCGAAGTCGCGCTGATTGGCAGTGTGCTATTCGGAGAGATCGCGACCACGAGTGCCGGATCCGTGACCACGGCTGCTGTGCTCGCAGCCTTGACCGCAGCGACATTCGTGCCGTCGGTAATCTTGGTCTGTTGACTGCCACTTGTCTGATTGGTCTTGATAACCGACAAGTTGTCGTCGTCTGCGGCGATCGCTACCCTGAGAGTCGCAGTTGATGAATTGCCCTTGTCAACGTCGGTGTTCCGCCCGGCAACCTTAGCCAGGTCGATCTTCGAGGTCGACACAACACTGCTGATCTCGCTGTTGACATCACTGCCATGGACCTGGCCGCCGATCGCCCACAACGAATCCACCACCACTCCAGCAAGGGTGGAGTTCACGTTAGTAAACTCAAGGCCGACCGCGTAGTATGTGATCGCCGACAGGTCCCATCCGTTACCTACGCTGGCATTGGAAGTACCAAGCGGTGCGCGAAAGCTCTGCCAGACGCCTCCAACGGCACTACTATTCGCGACAGAAACACTCCACGAGTTATAGTTACTGTCATCGGTACCCAACCGGATGACTACGTTGTTTACGTTTGAGATGTTGGGTATGAACACAAGCAGCTGAACAAACGTGATGCCCGTCGCCAGATTCACAAGGTTTACAGCGGGGATGGTCTTCTGGATCAACGCAAACGCACTGTTGGCAGCGCTGTTGACGACGTCGAACGATATGGCGCCTGTGCCTCGCACGTGATTGGTCGAGACAGCGATGTTTGTCACATCACTGTTGACCGCGGTAATTCCAGTGGCAGAATCGAAGGTGTCTATTATGACGACCCCGCCAGGCGAAACCCTGAGCCGGCCCTTGTCATCGATGTTGAGCGTTGCATAGTCGCCTATGCTGCTCGAGCTGACCCCCACGGTATCCGGCTGATACACGCCGAGCATCGCAATCCCAGTGTCTCCTGAGGCCGCAGCGGCATCTTCCGCTTTACCGAGACTGGTCGACCCGACCCCCGGGATAACCGAGGTGATCGCCACGGAACCGTCAACCGTGAGCGACCCGCCGTTATCGGTGACAGGCAGGGGCGCCTGATCGCTCGCCAGCACAACCGGCGTCGAGCTCGCCGAAGTCTTCGACCCGAGCGTGTTGATCCGCCCCGTGAAGGTAGCTTCTGCCAATCGGGTCGCGAGCGTCGCTTCTGTGGCGGCGCCAGTGGGCAGTGGCAGTGAAGCGGCCGAGATGGGTTGCGTGGTTGTCCCCGTGGGGTCGACGCGCAAAGGGTCCGAAAGGGTGCCCGTCTCAACCGAACCGCCTGCCGCGGACTTTCTGAGCACCGCGCCCAGCACATACTGGGACCCCGCGCCACTGTCGGCGTCAAAGACCCGGACCGATTGCAGATTGGTACCGTCGGAGCCACCCATCTGCGAAGAAGAAGCCGGAGCCGCGGCGTTGTTGGGGCCGATGGACGCATCGGAGACAATAACCGCCCCCGCCGGTGTGGAGGCTGTGCCGACCTTCGAAGAGGCCGTAGCGTAGACACCCGTGAAGGATGCGCCCGCCCCCGTGACTACCCAGCTGATCTTGACCGCCCCGCCGACGGTCGAGCCCAGCGCCGCCGTATAGACCCCTATGGCTGAGATCGAAGGCGTAGACGATATCGGGCCAAAGACGGCTGTCTGATCCCCCGGGTCAACCTCCTGAAGCGAGTAGGTCAGCGTCGGGGTCGTGCCTGTCGGGGCCGCCGTGACATTGACAACCAGTGTGACCTCTTTGGAGCCAACCCCGGTCATCACGATGGAGCCAGAAGCCGTGATGGTAGAGTTGCTATGTACGTATGTACTGCCGGAGTCAGGCTCGGTCGGAATGATCTGTTGTGGATATGTCATATCTAAGCCTTGCCTGCGATCGTTGCCGTAGCGGTTCTGCTGGTGCCGCTCTGCAACCTCACGTATCTCGCCCCAATCATATAGTTCCCACCAAAGTCACCGCCGCCTAAGCTCGATATCGTGATGGAGTCGACCGTGTAGAAGTTCGTGTTGTTCTGAGACACCTGGATCGAGATAGTCGTTGTTCCGTTAACAGTCCCAAACACGCTGACGTAGGGCGTGTACTGACAATCAATGGCTGTCGAGTTTCCGTTAGTTCCGGTAGAAACTGCATTCCACGCATTGGCATGCGTCCCTACCACAGCGGTCGGCGAAGGGGTCTGGTCGCTCGCGATAACGATCGGAACGCTGTTGGCCATGGTCTTCTGACCAACAGTTGGAGCTGTCGACCCGAGCCAAGCCCCGTTATTCGTGTCGAGTCTGCCGCCCACCAACGCTGCAGGGAGTTGCGGAGTGTCGACCGTGATCGAACCACCGTTATCAGTGATCGCGAGGGGGCTCTGGTCCGACGCCAAGACGACAGGGGTCGAGCTCGCCGCCGTCTTTTGCCCTAACGTGTTGATGCGAGCCGTGAAGGTCGCATCGGCTAGACGCGTGGCCAGCGTCGCTTCCGTCGCCGCGCCCGCGGGGAGAGGCAACGAAACTGCCGAAATAGGTTGTGTGGTTGTCCCCGTGGGATCGACCCGAAGAGGATCGGTCGCCGTACCCGCTTCTACAGAGCCGCCCGAGGCGGTCTTGCGGAGGGTCGCCCCAAGAACATACTGGGTGCCGGCGCCGCTATCCGCATCGAAGACACGGATTGCCTGTAGGTTCGTGCCGTCAGAGCCGCCGATTTCAGTCGACGAAGTCGGCAACGCGGCGTTGTTGAGGCCGACCGAAAGGTTCGAAGTGGCGACAGGGTTGTTCGGACTGATCGCGACCACCAGCGCCGGGTCCGTGGCAAGAGCAGCCGTTGAAGCAGGCTTCACGGCGGCATTGCTCGTGCCGTCAGTGATCCGCGTGCGCTGCGTACCGCCCGTCAACGTCGCGTCGAGAGCCAGACCATTCGTAGTCCCGATGTTGGCGGTAACCGTACCATCGATGGTCAGCGAGCCGCCCCCGTCAGAGATGGGTATCGAGGTCTGATCACTCGCCAACACAACCGGCGTGGAATCTGCCATCGCCTTCTGACCCAGCGTGTTTACCCGGGCCGTGAAGGTCGCATCCGCTAGCCTTGTTGCGAGTGTGGCTTCCGTGGCCGCGCCCGTCGGTAAAGGCAAGGACGTTGCTGAGATGGGCTGACTGGTCGTGCCCGTCGGATCAACTCGCAGGGGATCTGTGGCAGTGCCTGCCTCAACGGTGCCGCCCGCCGCACCCTTGCGAAGGATCGCGCCGAGCACAAATTGCGTACCGGCCCCGGTGTCCCCGTCGAAAACCCGGATTCCCCGCAAGGTGCTTCCATCAGTTCCACCTATGTGCGTGGAGAAACTGGGGACCGCTCCATTGTTGGTGGCCACTGAAGCGTTTGAAGTTACGACGGTATTATTGGGGCTGAACGCTACGACAAGCGCTGGGTCTGCAGCGACTGCAGGTGTGCTCGCCGCTTTGACGGCGGCGTTGCTGGTGCCGTCAGTGATGCGAGTTCGAGCTGCTCCGCCCGTCAAAGTCGCATCAAGGGCAAGGCCGTTCGTAGTCCCGATGTTCGCGGTGATCGCCCCATCGATGGTCAACGACCCGCCCCCGTCGGAGATTGGCAGCGAGCTCTGGTCACTCGCCAGTACCACGGGCGTAGAGTCCGCCATGGCCTTTTGACCCAGCGTGTTGACCCGAGATGTGAACGTCGCTTCAGCTAATCTGGTGGCAAGGGTCGCTTCAGTGGCAGCCCCTGTCGGCAAAGGCAGAGATGCAGCCGTGATCGGGAGGGCTGTTTGGTCGCTCGAGACGACGACCGGCAGCGATGCTGCCATCGTCTTCTGGCCAACCGTGGGAGCCGTCGAGCCTAGCCACGCACCGCTGTTGACATCTAGACGGCTGCCAACCAGCGCGGCGGGAAGCTGCGGCGTATCGACGGTAATGGAGCCGCCGCCGTCCGCGATAGAGACAGGCGTCTGATCGCTCGCCAACACGACAGGGGTCGAGCCCGCCATGGCCTTCTGGCCTTGCGTGTTGATGCGAGCCGCGAAGGTGGCCTCAGCCACACGAGTGGCGAGCGTGGCCTCTGTGGCTGCACCCGCTGGCAAAGGCAGCGAGGTCGCTGAGATGGGCTGACTGGTTGTACCCGTCGGATCGGTGCGGAGAGGGTTTGAAGCAGTGCCTGCCTCAACGGTGCCACCAGACGCACTCTTGCGAAGGATCGCGCCTAGTACGTATTGCGTACCAGCGCCCGCATCCCCATCGAATACATGAGCGGCTTGAAGATTACCGCTCTCATCTGGACCGCCAATCTGCGTAGACGATCCGGGAGCACCATCATTGTTATTTCCATCTGCGCCTGAGCTGACATTGCCGAAGACATATAGAGCGCCATTTTGTGTCACACTGACATTACGATACCGAAGACTACCATCCTCAACAGAAATACCGGCAAGAACGGATTTGACCAGCGTGGCACTGGAGTCTACGCTACCATCCTCTGCAATCCGAACGGTATCAGCTCGCACGTCTTTATAGTGCAGAGTCGTGTGAATCCGGACGAATGATCCACTACCCGCACCGTTCAGATAAGAGACCCGAAAATAGTCGCCTCTGGGACCGGCTACATATGTTTTGCCTGGCCCAAGGTGATGTGTAAACCTCAGCGCCTCATCAGACTCATCGACAGCAAAACTCCACCACAAGACAAGACCATCCGTCGCGCTGTCCAGCAACGAATAGACACTAACACTAACCGCCGCGACATCTGGTGCGTACACCCATTCGCCGACGAACGACTCATTGGGCGCAAACTCCCTAAACTCAACACTATTGGTCGCGTCGCGAACTGAAGGCGCGGAGACCCGCACCGGCTCGCCCGCGGCGTCTCCCTGGACAGTAAGAACACCGCCTGCCGGAGTCCCCGCTGTTCCCGCGCCAACGATGCTAAGCCGACCAGCAGCGTCCACCGCTATGATATGGGCGTCAGTCCCATCAGTGCCGGCCGCCAATAGAGCTTGGGTCCCCACCGGGATTGCAAGGCCATCCTCCACGGCCATCGCCACGCCGTTAGAGTCGAATAGGATAACTGCGGGGGACTTAGCCATCTAGGGTACCTCCTACCGCTTTAAACAAAAGCAGGTTCATGTGATGGTCCTCACTCGGCTAAGCTCGAACACGCCGGAATAGGTCATCGTGTCTGTGACCGTGGCCAAGACCGTGACCCCGTCAGTGGAATAGACTTTCCACTGATCGGTAGCGACGGTGCTGTTCAAGTTATAGGTGACCGTCTCCTCGACGATCTTTGAAACCTTGGCGGCATTGGTCCACCAGATCACTGAGCTCGGAAACGGGGTGGCCGCGGGCAACGTCTCTTGGTATGCCCCCGAGGCAAACCCCTCGTACGGCCCGCCCCCTTCCGCCAAGTGGATAAGCTGGCGCAAGGTTTTGTGGCTGTCGATCGTGACCGTCGCCGAAGCACCCGCAAAGTGGTCAATAATCGTGCGGACTCGACTCAGCTCGAACACACCAGAGTACGAAATCGTGTCCGTGATCTCTGCCATCAGAGTCACGCCATCTGTGTCATACACAACCCAGCTGTCACTCGCGATCGTGCTGTTCGGATTGTACGTGACGGTCTCTTCAAGAATCTTTGCGGTCTTGCTTGAGTCAGTCCACCAAGTCACCAAGACAGGAAATGGGGTCGCCGAAGGCAACGTTTCCTGAAAAGCGCCAGTGGTGAACCCCTCAAACGGTCCGCCTTCATCGGCCAAGTGGATCAGCTGCCGTAGCGCTTTATGCTCGGCCTCACTTAGACCCTCGCTTCCACCAGTGCCAACCGCCGCATCGAGCTCTTCAATCGCCCCTTGGAGGTTGTTGGACGTCACATGCGCCAGCCCCGTCGGGTCCAGCCCAATCCGCTCCGCACCAGATCGGTAGTGAAAGCTGATCGAGCCGCCGGTGGAGGTGCCGATCCCCCCGAGAACCGAGAACGAGGTGTCGCTTATCACCACGTCGATCGTGAATTTGCCGTTGCCCAAGCCGCCGCTCGTCCCCGTGATAACCACGAAGTCGCCCGACTCACCTGGATGATCTCGACCAAGCAGAATCCCCTCCCCGTCGGCGGGAAGGTTGATGACCACTACCTTCGTGCCCGAAGTAGTCGAGACCACGGTAGTAGTCAGGTAGACGAACGTGCCGTCGCTTTCGAGCTCCTCCTGGTCGAGGAACTCGCTATCGACCACGTCCGTCTTGCTGATCTGATTGACCACTACCTAGCTCTTTTTGGCTCGTGCCCGTTTGATTGGGGTCACTGCCGCCCGAGGCTCCGCAGCCTCTTCCGCGGCCTGTGCATCTCGCGCAGCCTTTCGCTCAGCTTCCTCCTGTGCACGCTTTTGACCGGCCTCCACAAAGCCGTTGACGATGCTGTACAGAATAGATGCCATCGTCGCGAACGCACCTGCTTGAGCGTCCGCTGCTGCAGCTTGCCGGCGAAGGGTCTCCGCCTGACTCAGGAGCGTCTGGCGACGCCGATCAGCTTCCTGCCAAGTCTGCAAAATAGTCTGCTCGTACATCCCCGCGGATTCCGGGGTCATGTAGCCTAGAGCCTGAAGGTCGTTGACTCGCTTCCGAAGTTTCAGCAGGTCAATCTGAAAACTGTTGTCCATATTTCATCTCTTCTTTTGTCGTGCCATTGCGTTGGCGACCATCAAGCACGGCTCGCAATAGATGCCGCGCACATTGTGATCGCCGACGCCCGTAACTTGGAAAAACGCGGTGGGCAGGGGCGGTGTCCCCCGCCCCTCTCTCGACCAGCTCTCCGGTGCTGTGTGCCCAGACGAGCACCACCTGCCGTGAGTCGCCGGCACCTGTTTGACCTGAAGATCAGCCTTCGGTTGCATCAGCCGTAGACGTAGTAGTTGATGTGATCGCCAAGCTTCTGCTTGGCGTAGAACGTTACCTGCGTGACGCTAGTCTCGACGTAGTCGTCGCCATTGATGACTGTGCCAGGGTCTCTCAGAATGCCGCGGGTATAGACACTCAGCCCCCTGCCGTTGTTCGTGCCATCTAGCACGTAGGTCGCGGCTCCGGGCAGCGTGTGCGCCGTGTTCGGCAGAAGATCGGCACTCAAGCGCTCGATGTAACGCACGACGTTCGCGTTAGCTATCGAATCAGACAGCGCCTGCAACGAAGCGGTGATCGTCTGCCCATCTGTCAGGAGAGGCCCGTTGTAATCTCGGCTTCCGATCTGCGCATTCAATGTGTTGAGAGCTTCGGTGACCGAGGGCGTGGCATCCGGCAAGTTGACGAACGGGAAGTAGTTGCCCGTATTGGTGAGGCTATCGAGGAACGTGTCCCCGTCGTCCATGCCAATGACTTGCTGGATGTCCGTAACGTCCTGACGCAGGGCGCCAGACTCCTCTACGCCCAGAGTCTCAAGCGTGCGGAGTATGTACTCGCTCGCCTGGTCCAGCCGCTCAAAATAGCCGTAGACAAGATTGAGCGTCGTCGGTAGGCCCGCTTCCCATGTGTAAGCGGTCGACTGGGTCGAGAGGTTGCCACTGAGCGGAACTGAGTAGAACTTAACCTGTACCGAATCCGGAGAGGTCGACGTCCCATTCAGAGTCAGACCGTAAATCTTTTCACCGGCATGGGCGCCAGCCAGAACCTTGAGCTCCGTGCCGTCCGCCGGATTCGTGATGCGTACGTAACAGGCTAGATAGTCGTTGATGTAGGGGGCCGCGTCGAAGCAAGGAATACCAGTCTTATCGACGGCATCAGCATGCTCTAAGTTACCGACACTCGTTAGAGTGATCACGGTGTTGGTCGCCGCTACAGTCGCTCCGACGAACTGGCGATTGAAGATGAAGCCACGCGCATCCGTGGTCTTCCCAGAAATGTTCGCGAGATTGGTCGGCACCGGGGTGCCAATCGCGGTCGGTCGCTCATACGGAGGGACGGTTGCGCTATACGCGACACCCTTGATAGCCGCACGATCAGTACGCTCGAAGTCGAGGTCGTCGTTCAAGCAATAAGCGCGACGCTCGGTCCACGTGAGACCAGTCTCTGGAGAAACGCCAGCAGCGTTGGAAATGACAACACTGGTCGCCGAGACATATGCGACGATCAGGAACGTACCGTTGTTGCCCGGACTGGTGGCGCCAGAAACGGTCAAGAAGTTGCCAACCGAGCTGGCGGTCATTCCCGTCAAACCAGCGACGGTCGACTGTCCAGCGTTGAACGCGGTGATGGTGCCAGCCACACCCGTCTGCCCGGTGGAGGCACCTAGGCCTGCAGGTTCGTCAGTCAGCACCCTCGTAGGGTCCTGTGAGAACGATCCCTGGATGTCTAGGATTTGGTCCAGTGCATTGAAACGTGAAAATTGAGCCACGGTATATTCTCCTAAGAAGCCTTGTGGTAGCTCGCCAATAGACTGGACCTACCTACTGGAGAAAAAGTCAAAAGGTTTACCGTGTCGAACCCCGTCCCTACCCCACCGCTCTCCTCGACGGTGAAGTCTCCTAGACTGGGATCCGACACTGGGGTCTGAACCAGGCGCCGGCCATTGTGCCAGAGCTCGATGGTCTTCCCGGTCCCGCCCAAGTCATGAACGAAGTGCTCCGGCGTTGTCCGAAACACGCGATTCATGCCGTTCATGGGACCGACCAGGCTCACCCCGATCCGGACAACGGCCGCCGAGCTCGAGCCCGACAGCTCCTTGAGCGACAAGATCCCGTCACTGAACAGGTCGTCGTACCAGTGCTCTGGAGCTGTCTCGCCAAAAATGATCTGGCGCAACCGGCTCAAGATGAAGACCTGGAGCTGCTCCTGTGTCTCGGAGGCCACCAACGCTCCTGAGATAGCCGCGGACCCCTGCTGATCGTCTACGTCATCCGTACGCCGAATGCTGTTGAAGCGTTTGAGGGTATTTGCCATCAGCCGGCCCGCAATATGTAGTCGGCCAAGAGATGATCATCAGGCCGCGGCGCGGGAACCAAGAGCATGACTGTGTCAAACCCAGTCCCGGGGCCTCCGGACTCCATGACAAGGTAGTCATCCAACAGCGCCAAACGGCTGCCGTTGAAGAAGATCGAGATGTCTAGGAACGGCAAGTTGTGGGAGAACTTCTCTAACCCAGGCGTCGTGAACATCACGTTGAGCCCGTCCCGAGATCCGACCAGATTCTGGCCAACCCTGTATCGATCAACAGCTATGAATAACTGCTGCGCAACCTGTAACGATAGCGGGTTGAGAAGATACACACGACCAGTCCTTTAGAATCAGAGTGCTTCAGCCAAGAGCCGCGATCGCAGCCGCGATCGCCGCATCAACGTAGGCTCGGGTCGCGACGTCCTGTGGCCCGACAGGGTCGAGCGCGTTACTAATCACCTTATCCCCAACGTCAAACTCAGTGGCAGGGTCATCGCGGATCGTCGCGCTCACGCTGGCCCAGCTCGCCGCTGCAGGGCCACTCGCAACAAGTGCCTGCCCAGCGCTCGGAGCCACAGCGGCCGACACCACAACCACGCTTGACGCCGTACGTACCCCCGAAGCCGTACGATCATTCGACAATCTCGGGTCCACGCCTTCCACGAGATTTCCAGCGGCGGAACCAAAGGGAGGCAAACCATGCAAATGGTCGCTCCGAGCAAGCGTCACTGCTGAACCAACTGCGCTCGCTCCGCCGACGGTGAGCGCAAGAGCAGCGGCCGTCGCTGGTAGTGCATGCACATGGTCACTCCGAGCAAGCGTCGCAGCTGAACCAGCCGCACTCGCTCCGGCCAAGGTAAGCGCCACGGGTGTTCCAGCCCCTGGCATTGCATGCACATGATCGCTCCGAGAAAGCGAAGCCGCCGTCCCAGCTACCACTGTCGAAGCAATCAAAAGAGCTGCTGGCGCCGCAGTCACAACATCGTGTAGATGGTCAAGCCGAGATGCACTCGGCGAAGCTCCAGCGCTCGCCGTTTGAGGCTTAACGGCAGCCGGCGCGACGTTGCTGAGGGCAAGCGGCATCTTCCATGTCGCTGTATTTGACGACGTCGCAGTAAGCACGGCGTTCGTTGCGGGCGTGTCAGCCGCAACAGTCGACACTATTGTCTGCTGCGCCGTGCGCAGACCGGTACTCGTGCGGTCATCAAACAATCTGGGATCGTTACCTTCCGCGAACGCCCCCGCAGTCGAACCAAAAATTGGAATTTCATGTGCGTGGTCTGCGCGTGACGCTTCATCCGATGTGCCGATCGCACTGGGCTGACCTGGGATCGACCCGAGCGGATCAATTGTCGACGTGACCCCGCCACCGCCCGCTACTGTGGTCCAGCTCGCCGCCGTAGGCCCTTGTGCCGTGAGCACCTGCCCTGCACTCGGAGCCGCCGCAGTCGACACCGAGACGACGCCTGCCGCGGTGCGTAGCCCCGAGGCTACCCTGTCATCAGACAGTCTTTCATCATCGCCTTCCGCGAACGTCCCAGAAATTTCACCAAAAGGCGGAAGACCATGGCGGTGATCCGCATGCGGAACTTCCGTCGAGGTACCCATCACGCTCGGCTGACCTGGCACCGATGGGGTGGGGACAATCGACGTTCCGTCCTGAGTCGATGGCTGAAGGTCGACCCCCAAAGCCAATCGCGCGGACATCGAGAAAGCTCCCCCACTCACATAGATGGTAGCGAGAGACCCCAAGAAGCTGAGCGAATGAGTCTCCGTTGTGCTTCCTGGGACATTGAAGGTTGCGCCGCCGTCTTCAGTTCCGATCTCGATGTCAGCATCGCACTGAAAGTTAAAATCGCGCATCAACGGCAAGTCGAGCTGCTGCGTCCCGATAGGTGTGCCGGCTATGAGGATAAGCCCCGTGCTAGAAATGAAGCTAGCAGGCAAAACTAGAGTCATTGCCCCAGGCGTGCCCTCTACCCCGTTGGTCACAGTCACAAACTGCATCCAGAAGGCTATCCCATCCGGGATGCCATACGACGCCGGGTCAAAAACAATGCGGATCTGATCTTCCAGCGGCTGAACACTCAACTTTTGGCGATCGACATTCGGATCGAGAAACCCAATATTCGTCGACGTAAGGAGGAGCTGAGGGGACTGGTCAAAATTCTCAGCCCACTTCAAGCGATACCCTTCAACCCCCGGGACCCTCGGGGTCATGATGTTGACCACGTTGGGAAGTCGAGGGAAGATACTAAATAGTCGTTTCATGAGGCAGCCTCTCGCTTGATGTGGGGATCGAAAGTCTTGGCGCTCGCCGCGGCTGCGCGAGCCGCATCCCGAGCTCCGTGCTCTCTATTCACGCGCGCATAGGTAGACTGGTATGCCGCGTCCTTGGCCTCCGACCACGAACCAGTCACCTGCCCATTGTGGTTCGGAACCAGTCGCTTAGGCGTCACATGGTCGCGCTCGCGGCGACCCATGATCTGCCGGCGAGCAGCTCTATACTTGTTCTCTTTGGTGGCCTTTGAAATCCAACCGCCAGCCTCACCGTCCTTCAACACGAAGCTGACAGCCGACGGTTCGAACACGAGGTCCGGCTTTCCACCGCACGCACAGGCCAGCACGACAGTCCCCGAGCTCACCCCCTCATACTGCTCGAAGGAAAGCTTGCGTATCTCTTGCTTCTGACAAGTCGAACATTGCGTGTCGTATAGCGGCATATCTAAATCTTTCGCTTTGCTACAGTCCAATCTTTCACGTGAGCGAGTACAGCAGCCACGTGCTTACAGACTCGGTTGACCATCGTCGGGTCGCGAATCACCGGCACCGAGGCAGTCCCCCTGGGCTTGCCATCCAAGTAATCCTCCCGCTTCGAATGGTGCTCCGGCCCCTGCCAACGCCACGCCGGGCACGAGCAAGTAAGGTCCAGGTCCATCTTGGTTAGCTTCGTGATGCGCGCATTCCTGACCCCCTTGATCTTGACGACCCGGTCCACGTTCCCGCAGTTCACAGCCAAGAGCCATCGCAGGTTCTTTGTGTCAGCTCGCTTGAGCTTCACACCACAGCGTCGCGAGCGCCATTTCACCCTAGGATTCAACCCGCTTACGATCGAGTCTAAGCGCAGAGCGATCTTGGTCCGCTTGGCCGCTTCGATCCGCCTGACAGGAGCGTGCTCCGCATCCCATCTGGCAAGCACGAACTCGGCTGACGCATTCACCGTATTCGGGATGTCGTCACGGTACGGGTATTTGGTCTTAGGGCCTTCCCATTCACCCTTACCCCACGCTCCAATCCCATCGTGCTTGTTCGCGTTCTCGTCTTTGAATTCGATCCGCTCGCGATGCGTCAGCTGATCATCAGCGTTATCCGTGCGATAGATGCTCTCATCATCGCCCTTGTCGAAGTCACGAATGTCCTTCTCATCTTTGTCATGGACAGACGTTCCGGGGATCTTGTTGTCGAGCGACAACCCCTTGCTCGCGGGCTCATCATCACCCGGCAACTTCGCGCCATTGGACGGCCCGCCGCCTGGCAATCCCGACTCACCAAGGCGCTCGCCTCCCTTGGGCAGAGCTGGATCGCCCTCACCATAAGCAGGCCTGGTCATCAACGGTTGCTTCAGATCGGGCACTCACTCTAGACCTTCCAGGGATCCGAGCCCCCGCTAGCCTTCTTGAACTTGTCCTTGTACTTATCGGTGTTAGATTCCCACTCCTTCGCCTCCTCATCGGACATGTTGTCTGTAGGATCAGCCGGTTTGCCTTCTTCGAACCGTGACTCCTTCTCATCCGACGCGGATTTGAATTTGTCCTCGTACTTATCGGTATTGGCTTTCCATGCTTTGGCATCCTCTTCGGACATGTCTTTCGTAGGATCCGCGGGCTTGCCCTCTTCGAATCTTGACTCCTTCTCATCCGACGCGGACTTGAACTTGTCCTCGTACTTATCGGTGTTGGCTTTCCATGCTTTGGCATCCTCTTCGGACATGTCTTTCGTAGGATCCGCGGGCTTACCCTCTTCGAACCGTGACTCCTTCTCATCCGACGCCAGCACCATCGAATCCATCACATCGGGCTTCAGGTAACGCCGCGCGAGCCGGACGGCCTTGCTCATACGAATGGCTAGACCTGCCACATCGCTCGCGCCGATGCTGTCACACATGAGTCCGATCTCCGAGACGATGCTTGCCAGCTGGTCGAATGCCTGACGCATCTGGCTCCCCGAGGTGCCTCGAATATAGGCAATACGAGCAGCATCGCGGATATAATCAAAGCCAAGGGACATGTTGTATGGTCCATCAACCCCGAGGTCCCCAGCGTCGGCGGTCTTGACCCCTGCCGCCGCCTTGACCTCAAGACTGTCTCCCAACACACGCCGGAGAATGGCCGCGAGCATTAGACGGCTCGGACGCTTCTTTTCATTGCCGAGCCCATGAGCCAGCCGACGCAGCGTTACCGCCACTTCTTGATTGGATGACGCAGTACGCACCGCGTCCCCCTCAAGGGAAGCGATCAGCCGAGTCAAAGACTCCGTATCGACATGTCCCGTCTCTTCGATCTGAGCGGCGACCCGCTTCAACTGTACTGCAGCATCTTGAACTCTCATGCGTGACTCCGGTTGTGATGACTTTCGCTTGACACGACGCACTCGGACGTCTTTCAGAGCGTCCTCCAGCTGTTCGACTTTCTCAGGTCTGAGGTCGTCTTTGATCTCTTCGTAATCCCATCGCGCTACGGCCATCGCTGCCGCATCCAATGACTTGGTCACGCGCATCAAGGTGTCTGGGATGGCATGCAACAGATGGCCCGCGACCTCGAAAAAGTGGTCGCGGTGCTCCGACTTCTCGATCAGTTCGTTAGCCTCATCGATGTAGTTCTTGAGCTGATTAGTTCTAAGCCGAGCATCGCCAAGTTCCTCAAGGAGGAAGACAGAGATCCCCGAGGCTGTCTTGGCTTGCTTCAAGCACCGATCGTCCAATGGAACACGCTCCCAGGTCGCAAATGGGTCACGTGAGCGTTCCCACAAAGAAAACATCACACTTCAGGGCGCCGAGCCCGACCTTCAGGCAAAGGCCTGAGGGAACAGCGCGAGGATCTGCGATTTGATGACTTCTTCTTCCGCAGCAAACACGGCACGCAGAATGTCTAGCCGGTCCTCAAAATCGGCCTGCAGACGCGCCAGCTTCTTCTTTGTCGGGGCCGTGAAGTCGTAGGACTCAGGGAAGTCCGGGCAAAGGGCCTTGGCGATCCTCAGACGCACCGCCGCACTCATCGGCGGTATGGCCGCCTTGACTGTAGGCTTCCTCGCGGCTTTTGCGGTCGGGACGTTCGTATTCGAGAACGTGATGCCATCCTCGACGGTCTTTGAGGTGACCTCCCCCACACTGGCCACAACCTCCGCGTCGCCGCCATCCCAGGTCTCGATCCCGCCGCCCGTGGAGCCCGTGACGGTCATGCCCTCGGACGTCGTCTTGGACCCCGACGCTGTCCTTATCTTGCCGACGGTCCTACCGGACCCCGAGCTCGCCACAGCCTGCGCATAGCTGGCTTTGACGGCCTCCTTCTTGAGCAAGTAGGCCTCCCGCTCCACATCGCTCATGCGCTCCAGCATCTCCTCTACGGAGATGCCCTGGCCAGGAGTGATGCTCACGTGGTCGAGCGCATTCAAGACCTCCCGGGCCTCAGCTATGTTCGTGGTCGAGACCGCAGGGGTCTTGAGCTTACGCACCGGGACGCCATCGGATCCGGCTTCAGATGCCGTGCGGCGATTTGCTGCCTTCGTGTTGGAGGCGTGCTCGCTATAGTTCATCACGATGCGCTCGTCCTGCTCGACAGTGGCGATCATCGTTTTGGGCTGGTCTCGCTCTGTGGCAGAACGCACCTGGATCTTAGCTGCAAGCGGCCGTCCGTATGCCGGGTCGGTTGAGTCGTAGCTCTCAGTCAGCACAATCCACGCTGCAGAGAGAGCCCCGCGGAGCTGGGGAAAAGCATATTCCGCACCAGCGTACTTCACCGTAGAGCCGTCGAACTCGAGCTCCGTGCCGTTCTCGACCCGCACATTGAAGTTCCCAAGTGCGAAGCTACGAGTGGCCGTGAAGGCTTGGAACTCCCCTGTCTTAAATCTGATTTGGTCCATTATGATCTCCATCGAAGGGCGTGAACGATGCCCTCCCAATAGGATAACCATAGGTAGACTATTTATGCGGCAGCTTCTGATCTGGCCATTAGACGTGGCCGGCGGTCTCGTTGTACCGTTTTGCCAACTGGTTGCGCTCGCGGATCGCGGCGTTGATAGCGTTGACAAGCGCGTTTCGCCGCCCGATGCTCGTAGCGTGACCCTTTTGAAAGGTCAGCGTCTTGAGCTTACTATCAAGCGCCGCGATCTCAGCCTTCATTTCCAGGGTAGTCATCAAGGGCGGACGCTGCGCGTGTGCCCAACGCTGAAAGACCCTGCTCGCCAATGCCTCGCTCATGTATGAGCCAGCAAAGGCACAGATTATTGCGACCGCTTACTTGACCAAGACCCCAGTGTTTTCCTTGACCTGCCGGGCCAAGTCATCCCAGAGCTGCACCATCCTGAAATCCTTCTCGGCGGTCACCTCCAGCCGAACACCGAAGTGTTTCTCGGTCCAATCCTGGATGGCCTCGATGGCGAGCTCACGCTCCGTGTACGTGGAGGCTGCGCGGGCAGTGAAGATCTTCACCGTCTTACCGTCTGCGAGCCAAGTCTCGACCCGAGCCGCCATCAATGGAATGGGCTCGCCGATGTGCTTGGGGCCGCGCCACTCATCGTAGTATGCGAGGGTCCCGTCCAAGTCTACTGCATACCAACCGTTTGCCATACAGCGGCGCTACACCAGAGCACTCAGCCGCCGACGCTGAACTGGCAGAACCACTCGTTGCCGCGCTGTTGCACCCTCTTGCACGTGACATTGGTTGCGTCGAAGATCGCATCCTTGAGGAACTTCTCGTCGAACTTGCCCGTAGGGTCAATGATCGTCAAAGACCCGTCGATCATTGCTGAATCGCTACCCACGCGAAACTTCGAGATCTGCGACTTGTCGAGGTCCAACTCCAACCCAAAGTTGCTAAGTTGCTCCGCAGCAATGCTAAGCGTCACCCGTGCGGCCTTCCTAGCAGCCTTCTTGGCTGTCTCCTCTACCTTTTGAATGTATGACTCAAAGGTATCGATCAAGTCACGTTGACCGGCCTGGCGGCGCCGAAAGTCGTATTGCATACCCACGCCAAGCGATAAAAGCTTTCAGGCGCGGTCCGGCAAGTACTCGCGGTACACAGCGTCATGAACGTCCCCAACAGCCCACTGCACGGCCTGATTGTCTGCGTTAGGAGCGTCCAGGTCAACGCCCTGATCACGAACGTACTGCTCGACAAGCTTCTCTGAAAAGTTCCGCGCCATCACATCCGAGATGACCTTGGTCGTCATCTGGCGCTCGCGATCCTCGGGATTCCCGAATGGCTTGAAACCCAACGGTACAGCCCCGGATTGGACCGCCGAGATTGCCCGCTCAACATCTGGGCGAACGTACTGATCGAAGTACTGCTGCGTCAGCTCATTCACCGACTTCTGAAAATCAGACTCGATCTCCGAGATGTATTGCCTCAGAGCATCCTCGTTCTCGCGTGCCGCTTCAGCCATTGCACGCTCGATGACCACGAAGGTCCCGTGATCCACCCGGTTGAGCTGGCTCTTCTTGCCGAGCTGTACCAGCTTATGCGTCATGCCGCTCGCGCGGTCCGACAACTTCTCGTTGCCGTCGTGAGCTCGCCACATCACCACAAGCTGGCGGTCGGTGTCGTGCACCCACAGGTATTTGAACTTGCCGGCACCAGGCCCCATGATGATCCGAGCATCACCCGCCCACTCGGCCTGCTCCTCTGCGGTACCTAGCGGGCCACCATCATCCGACAAGAAATACTTCTCGCCGTGAATCTTGATCACGTGCGGATTCTTGACGTGCTTACCCCCGAACGGGATCACGTCGCCAGCAAGCCTGTCTCGGAAGTCGTAGGTCATATCAGCGGGCTATATGCCGTACCGATCGAGAACCTTCGCCAACTCCTCCAACGCCTTGGCAGCCTGGTCGGCGCTCGCCTTGATTCGTGGAAACTGGTCGATTGTAACAACAACGGCCGCATCACTACCGGAAGTATGCCAACGAATCATGCCGAGCTGCCCAGCGCGAGCCTCACCCTTTCCGGTTTTTTCGTCGTACTTGACGTGGTTCCAGTGGTCGTTCATGAGCTCGTAGAACTCATCGCCGTCATGACCAGCAACCTTACTGCGAGCCGCTACCCGTTCAGCCCTAAGCGCCGCTTCAAATTCATCGCGTACATTCGCCATACTTCACCCCAAGATAAGAAGTTCTGCATCCGCAGCCCCAAAGAACAAGAGGCCAATCCATCTCTGGATCGGCCTCTCAGGTTACGTCAAGTCATTTCAAGCTACTTAGATCAGACGCGGGTGATGACCACGCGGGTCAGACCACGCGGGTTGAACGCACCGATGCCCAAGTTCTCAAAACATGAGAAACCAATCGTACGAGCCTTCGGATCGTCTGCCGAAAGGACGGTGATCTCGGTACGAACCGGGATACGACCGAACTGCTCGGGCTCGCAGCACACGTATGTGAAGCCAGCGGGCACGAGACGTGACGTGATGATCTGAGCTCCCCAGAGAACGGCCTGGAGACCTGTCTTGAGCAACGTGGCCTGGCTCTCAATGTCCAGGATGTCGCGACCGAACTTACGAATGTCGGCATAGTCGACCGCGTTCATGTAGATGCGGGCGACACGAAGGTCGTGACGCTCGATCTCAGCAAACGCATCAGCCAAAACAGACGGGCTGATTGGGGCGACGACCGGAACGTCCGGGTTCGTCTGGCCGGGCAGCGTGTCGAAACCAGAGACAGCGATGCTGTCCATGATCGCAAACGTACGCTCATCTTCCGCGGCCTGAATCTGTGCCTTCGCAAGATCCTGAGCACGCTCGATCAGATCGAAGCGACGCTCCTTGATTTGCGTGAGCGGGATCTCCGGGTTCGAAGCAATCTCGAACAGCGGGAAGATCACGCGCCGTGGCTTCTGAATCGCAAGGATGTTCTCGCCCTCTTCGCCGACAACGAACGCCGTAACATCCGGGTCCTTGTCGTAGATTGGGAGAGCGCCATCAGGCAGCTGCTCGACCAGGAAGGTCTTACGACCTACAGCCGAATAGTCGCGACGCAGACGCAGGGGCTGCACCATCGAAGCGGCGAGCTTCTGGCGGCCTGCAGCGGTCTTAATGTACTCACTAATGACCTGCTGCTTGAGTTGATTAGAAACTTGGTGTGCCATGGTTTTTCCTGGGCTCCTATTCTTCTTTGCCTAATGACTCAGACCCGGAGGTCCAGGACTAGGAGTGAGGAGTTGGCGTCCGGAGCGACCTTGACGATACCAATCACCGTGGCAACGCCAGGGGTGATGCTGTCCAGAGAGTCAGCGATGGTGTTCGTCAGCAGACCGTTGATCGAAGCATAGAGCTTGTCACCAACGGCATATGTGAGAGCAGCAAAACCGCCCGATTGCACCTTCGTCTCATAGATCGAAACGCCGACGCACGAGCCACTGCCGGTCACGTAAGGCGCACGACCTGATGCAACACCCGGCGTGTTCTCGAATGCGTTACCAAGCGCATCATTCAAGAAGATCCCGAGAGGCAGGATGCCCGCAGCCACGCCACTGGCAGCCGCAGAGGCAGCCTTGGGGCCGCCGATATAGTTATTCCCGATGTCGCGGCGCGTGAAAGCCACCGATCCACCAAGAACGCCAACCTTAGTGATGCTGGCTAGAGTTGTAGACGTGGCGCCAATCGCGAGACCCCCGGGAGGATTAGCCTGTGTGAAACCATCCGGCGATAGCAGACCGACGCTGTTGCGGGTCACTACGTGGAACAGTTGAACACGACCAGACGTTTCCCGAAAATCACCCGAGCTTTGGCCGCCGATTGCGAAAGTAGTCATTATTGACTTTTCTCCTTAGGGCGTGAAAACAGGGTGCTTTACATTCGATCTAAATCTGAGGGGGAGCCGAACTCCCCCTAAACACTTCACTTCAGGCCGAAGGCATCACGGACATCCGGAGCCGACTGCCAGAGACTCGACAACTTATCGACTACGGCGTTGTTACTAGCCGTCTTCGAAGTGCCGCCGCCTAGCTTGGACACGCCATCGCGGGGGCGGGTGCCAACGGTGCGAGTGCTCGCGGTACGACGCGAACCCTGCTTCTGTTGCGCCTGACCCTGGCCTTGACCCTGGTCCGACTCTTCTTCGTCGGCCTGCTCATCCTGTGCGAACAGGGTGCGGAGGATCTCATCCTCGCCGGCAAGGACCACTTGATCCACGTCCATCGGCGCGGGCTCCATCTCGATATCGCCCTCTGCCATCGGGCCGCAAGACTCGTCCGCAAGCAGCTGCTCGAGCTCGTCATCATTGCCCACGGGGGCCTGTTGCTGTCCGAGGCCCTGCTGCTGGCCAAGACCTTGCTGCTGTCCGAGGCCCTGCTGCTGACCTACAGACTGTTGCTGTTGGCCCTGTTGCTGGCCTTGAGCCTGCTGAATCATCTGTTGCAGCTGCGACATCATCTGTTGCATCTGCGCTACCTGCTGCTGGTTCGCAGACTTGCTCGTGGGCCAGTTCTCATTGGACTTAGCGTTCTGATCGCCGCCATCGTCCTTCGACTGCTCCGAGCGCTTCTTCTTCGCCAAGAGTTTCCGAGCGGCAGCCTGCTTCTGCTGGCCGTCATCATCATCATCGTCGTCGTCGTCCTCGCCGCCCTGAGACTTCGCCTTCATCTTCTCGATGTTCTCTTTGAACTGAGGGGGCACCTCACCGGCCTGCTTCTCCTGACCTTCGTCAGCATCGTCATCATCTTCGGCGAAGCCGTCATCATCATCATCGGCCTCCTCCTCGTCATCCGCCTCGGTCTGCTCAGCAGCCAACCGCTTGTGCGTATTGATGAGCTCCTGGTCCGGCACATACATGAGAGCGAACGCCTGGTCCTCGATTGCATCGATTCCCGCGACCTTGCCGCCCTTCAACATAAGCTTCGCAACCGCGACACAGAGCTCAGCCTTCTTCAGGCGAACTCGATCAGAGGCAGTCTTCTCAGCGTGGTTAAACGTGTCTTTACGCATCTCCGGTAGTCCGATCTCATCGCGTGCAGTCTGGCCATCCGAGTACTCGGCTTCCCAAGTGTTGGGTGAATGAACATCTTCGGCGAAGTCAGACGGGTCGCCGATCACGTACTCGTCCATTCCAGGTTGAGGGTGATCTTGGTTCATCGAATAGATATCGCCCGCGACTTCAGCTGCCTGCTTCTTGGCAGCCTGCCTCGCGATCTCTTGAAGATTCCAGGTTGAGCGTTCACGCATGGCAGGGTTTCCTTTTTTCCTCGTAGGCTTGCAGTTGTATAGAAAGAATCACGACCGACCTAAGGCGTAGAGTCTGCCCTTCTCAAGAAGCTTACTCGCCTCAGAGCCGGTCACTACCCGGCCAATTACCTGACGGCACGCCGCCAAGTAGGTCTCATCATCTTCATATGGAGCGGTACCGCCCACACTTAGTACCGTCCTATAAACTCTTGTTTCACCAGCCATTGACGATTTCTTCGTCAAAACATCCAGCATGCGAGAAACCGCGAGGATCTCTCGGCCTGTTAGACCGGCTTGCCTCACTCGACGCCATCCACCATTCTTCTGGAGGATCAGCCCTTGTAAGACCCGCTTGGCTTGAGCTTTTCCAACAAACGAAAGAACGATCCTAGCAATGCGGCGCCACTGAGGGTGCACTAGAGCCGAGCGGATCAAGCTCTCATTCTGTTTGTTGTTGTCGACGACTTCACGAACCTCGTTCGGTCCGCCCTTGCTGATCTCTTCGCGAACATGCTCAATGGCCTTGTCCCGCAACGCAGTAGAGAGATCCTTGACCGCCTTGTTGATGGGGTCTTCATCTTCACCTCCGGGGGGAGCTGGCGCCGGTGCACCCTCCGCGGGAGCTTCCGCAGGAGCTTGACCCTGCTCGGGAGCGGCCTGCTCTGCGGGCGCTTGCTCTGCCGGTGCTTGTTGCTGTGCAGGGGCCTGTGTCTGCTGCTGTTGCCCTTGGCCAAGCAATGAGCGAGCGGCTTTCGCGACCCCTCCTGGGATCGGCGCCGGGGCGGCTTTCGAGAAAGCCATGTGGAGCTTGTTTTCAACCTGCGCGACTTCTTTGGCAGACAGCACCCCACGCAACACCGCACCCTTGAAAGCCGGATTAGCTACCCACGAGGCCTCGATAAACCTAACCGACGTAGGGTCCGTGTGGTGCCCGCAGAGCTCGGCCACCTTTCGTGGGGTCCCCGATTCGTCGACGAACTGCTGACCCTTGAAATAGCGGATGCACGCACACAACTGCGTTTCGTCTTTGGCGACGTTGCCGCACTTCGTGCAGGTCGTTGAGCTCGTGGAGCAACCCATGGAGAGCGTCCCGAGCTGGCCAGACTTGATCGAGCGGATGAGCGCCGCGTGCTTCAAGTCGTTGGCGATCAGAATGTCGACGTAGACCGAATCCCCGATGTCACGAGCCGCCGCATCAATGATGCGTCCCTGAGAGAGCTCGGGGATCTGGACGTGCTCGATGTACGACTGCGCCCCAACAAACGACTTGAACGATGACATGAGCAGCTTGCGCTCGAACGCATCGTTGTTGTTGTTGATAAACCGCTGCGTTGCGGGCGTGACGTAGTAGTCTTGAAAGGGCCGGTTGACCTCGAAGCCCTCGACGAAGTGACGTCCAACAGGGGCGCTCGCATTGTCAACGTCAACGGATGCGACGATCGTCGCGTGACTCAACATGTACCTGCTGGGGTCGTATTCCTGTAGGATGACCCGAGCGGTCCGCTTCTGAAAATCGAGCTCCGGCAAGATCGCTGTACGACGCAAAGCATCCCACTCGGCGAACTTGATTCCCGGCTTCTGGAGTTTTGCTTTAGCGAACTTGAGAAACGCCAAGACTACTCACCATCCAATCGGTTCACCCAGTGGCCCAACGAGTGCGTCGGACTTGAGCAAAAAGAGGTCTTTCGGGCACGCGAACAAACGGACGCGGGCGCCCTTGTCCATCTTGTAGGTTGTGCGACGCATCTCGGTCGCACACTTTGGGCAACGAGGCTTTCCGCCCGTCACTTCGTCTGACGTGAGACGATACTGGCGGTTCTGCGCGACCCAATATGCTGCCGTTCTAGCAATGTGCTGCTTGATCCGCAGATCTCGTAGCCGCTCCCCCAGTCGATAGAACTTCTGAACTTCGGCCCGTAGCCCGTCATCATCCACGCCTTGAGCGGCGTATCGATGCCAGGCGTCATCGTAAGCGGCCACCTCGGAAGACCCCGAGGCCCAGCTCTTAGCTAGGCTTGTGTAGAACCCACGCGGGAGCTTAGAGCCGGCCCATGGGCTCGTAGTCGCCCACTTCTTACGGGCCTTCTCGATATCGTAACTGCTGTAAGACTGGTCGAACTCAGGGGGCAAGAATTGCGCGACCGCTGGGTTGACCTTGACAACATCATCCGCGCTCACTCGTTCGTTGCCGTGAGGCCATTGAACGTCTAAGTAGCCAAGGCCGCGGTGGACCGCCGTCACCCTACCAACGAAAGGCGACAATGCGATGGACGTCGGCACAAACCTATGCACGATGTCCCCTCGCTTGAAACCAGCCGCAAGTTTCCAGAGGTCTATCATCGACTTTCCTCGTACTTCTTCAGATGTCCCCTTGGAACGATTGCAGGCATGGATCTCTCAGTTCACTTAGCTAGCGGGCGACCGGAAGTAGACTTTCCAGTGTGGACCGCCGATGACTGGTCATCCTTGTAGGCCTTCATGTACGGCTCGTCAGCCTCGGTCTGAATCGGCTGCATTGGATTCTTGAACGCGTCCATGTACTTCTCATCGGAGTCACGCTGGAGCACCTGAGCCAGCTTCCCCCGACCGATCTCGCTCGCCTGGCGATTCAGCAGCGAATCAGTCCCGTAGGTAGCGGTTTCGAGGTCATCAGCGATCTTATCGATCGCGTTCACCAGATTCTTAGCCGCCGTGAAGTCCATCCCCCACTTGCTGTGGTTAGACTGGACAACAGAGGCCACGCGGTCCAAGCGGGCCAACAGCTTGTCGGCTTGGGCGGTCTCGAGTTGTAGTTTGTTGTTCGGCATGGTGTTCCTCGCAGTTCGTGATCTAACCGTCAGTAAGGTCTCGTCCTCAGACACGCCCGCTAGGCGCGCCAAAAGCTTGTTGTAAACAGTCGGATGGATTGCGTGGTCGTAGTTCTCAGCGCGCAACGCGAGGTCTAGGGCGGCACGCAACTGGGTGTCGCGAACAACGCCATCGATCTTCGTCGACAACGCGGGCGTGGAGAGCCACTCACGAGCTGCCTTTAGCAGTCGGGTATAGTCCGACGCAGCCAGGTCTCTAGCCTGTGGCTGCTCCCACCCGCGGTAAGGCTCAAACCCCTCGTGGCCTTTCGGATAGGGGGCAACACCCCAATAGACAGCTGATCGATCCATCGGACTAGTAGCGGAATAAAAGGAAAAGGTGTGGCCCGAGCTTCTGGCCGCTACGCGCAGAGCGATGCTCTGGTCCGAGGCGAACCGAGACATGAAGCTGTCCCAAACGGCTGATGAGGCGTCCGCCAACCACTTCGGGACCTTGGCCTTCCCGGTATACCTAGGCGGCTTGATCGGTATCTGCGGGGCTATGATGTTCGACTGGAGTAGACGATCTTCGACCTTGAGAGGGCGCTTCCCAGGTTTGCCACCAGCCTTCTTCTTCGCTTTGTATTCCTTGAGCTCGGCGTCGTATTCCTGGGTCGCCCGTTCCTTGTGCTTTTCGTAGCCCTTGGCGGCCTTCTCATACTGTTTCAGGTCTTTGTCGTACCGCCGACTGTCATCGTGATCGAACAACTCCTGCACGGCACTCAGCTTCTCCGGCCGGAGGCCTGCGAGCTGTTTCATCACACGGTCGCGAAATGTCCGGTGCGTATCCTGGACCGTTGTGCCCTGGGGATAACGCTTGTCCTTTTCCTCCAAATAGGCGCTGGCCTCACGGATACCTTCCGCGATCTCTTTGGGGGACTGATGCTCGGAAATGTTCTTTCCGTCCGCCGAAGTCAGAAACAGCTTCCGGGCCTGACGATAGTCATTGGCCTGGCAATAACCGACGATCAGCTTCTGCATCGCCGGATCCTTGGTCGAGCTCAAGAGCTTCTGAACCTCCTGGTCTGACACTGGCGGCACAGGCGTTCTTTTATCCAAGCCTGCCTTGAACAGGTCGGAGGCCTCTTGCGTCGCCCGCTGGAAACGATCAGTGGGCATCTCTGAAAAGCTAGACAGCGCGAAGTTAGAGATCACGCTTGCGAGCTCCTTGGGAGCTCCGCGCTGCCGAAAGCTACCAGCCAGCGCGTCTTGAGCCGCCAGGCTCATCGCAACGCCTTGGACTTGATGCTTACGGTTAGCTCGCGCCTTCTCGACTGGGTCCGTAATACTATCGAATGGGACAGTGCTCCCATCGGCCAATTCGACCGTTGTGGGAGACGCCACGGCATTCGGATCAGTGGTGTAGAATGGCGCCGCCTGTTTCAGTAGAGATTGGATATTCTTGGGGGCCGGCGTCGCCCTCGCCACATTGTAGTCTTTGATGATCTGCTGTATCTCATCCGGGTGATAGCTCGGCTTGGAGAACATCAGCTTTTTGGCGATGTCCATCGGAAACGTCTGCATTAGAAGGCGGTCTGCCGCCGCGACTTCAGAGTGTCGGACGGGGCGCTGCGGTTGTGATGGGTCAAACTTAGGCGGGGGTTCCTCCTCGCTCTTGCCATTGCCTTTACCCTTGCCCTTGCCTTTACCCTTGCCTGCAGGTGGCTGACCCGCGGCGGGTGCAGCGGCGCCAGGTGCTGGCGGAGCTCCGGTTGCGGGTGGGGTCGGTTGAGCCGGTGCAGCAGGAGCTCCGGGGGCTGCTCCTGGTTGCGCTGGCGCTGCACCTGGGGCTGGCGCTGCTCCTGGTTGTGCAGGGGCTGCCCCTGGAGCGGGCGCCGCGCCTGGTTCTGCGGGCGGGGTACCTTCTGCGGCAGGGGCTGGCGGGGCTCCGGAGGCCGGGCCTTTAGGCTTTTTCTGTTTCGGCTTTTTCTGCGCAGCAGCTTCTGCTTGCTCTTTTGCGGCAAGAGCGGCTTTTGTCTCTGCCAGCTCCTTGGCGATCTGGTCATATTCCGCGAGCGCCTTGAGGGCCTCCTTGATGGCAGCTCTGTCCGCCTTTGCGCCCTCCGACTTCGGATCCTCTTTCAGCTCCTCCTTAATGCCTTTCAAACGCTCTTGGAGCTGAGCACGATCACGGCTCGTATCAACCGGCTTGGCCTCCTGCTCTGGTTCCTTAGCACCAGGTTTTTTTGGGCCTTTCTTGGGCTTCGGTGCTTCGCCTTGAACGGCAAGAACCCGCGCGAGGTCCCCCATCGTCTTGACACCCTCGGGCGGGGTCTTGCCCTGCATGAACGCCTTAGCGCTATACCCGGGGTTGTTCTTAGCGAACTGGGAACTGTCCGACTCGGGCTTCCGGAATGACTTTAGGAAGCTGTCGAACTTGGGATCGTCCTTCGCCAACTCTCGCAGCGCATCACGCGCCGCCATGTCCTTCTCGACATTCCCAGGGGCCGGCGCGTCGGACTGCGGGGCCTTCTTCTCTTCTGGCTTAGGCTTGCCCTTTGACTTGAACGTCTCCTCTGCGGAATCGTCCGCGAGCTCATATTTACCAGGCAGCTCCTTGAGTTTGTCTTCACTGATCTGACCAACCCAGCCAGTGGCTTTGGATCGGACTTTGACCTTCTTGGCTTCGGGCTTAGTAGCCTTGGTCCCCGGAGCCGCGGCCCACCGGCGCAAAACCCTCGCCGCGACCGACCCGCCGATGTCTTTGAAGTTCTTGGAGAGGTCCTTATCCCTACCGGCTAGGTCAGGATCGTCGTCAACTTCCACCCGCTCCCTACGTAGGTCATGCCGTGCCGGCTTAACCTTGGGGCTCGGGCGAACAAGCCTCTCGACTTCTTCATCCTCCCGCTCTCCGCGGCTTTTCGTAGCTTCGCGATCCATTCGATAGGAACGGATTCATCGAAAGATCACCCAAAGCGGTCATCGGGGGGCGCCTCTTGCTCCACCTTCTTGAGGCCAAGAGTCTTGATCAGGCGATCCGTCACGTCAGTCTTGCCGATCAGTTCAGTCGATACCGCGCCGTAGATACCGCGCATCAGCTCGTTGAACAGGGCGTCGTTGACCGTAAACAGGTCGCGCTCCAACTTAACTCTGGTGTCATCGGGGTCGATGTTGAACATCTCCAAGATGAGCGAGATATCGATCGAGCCCTTGTTGTAGAGATTGAACAGGGCGTCGTACGTGTCCTGCGAATCGCGCAAAGGCAACCGGGTGAACGAGAGGCGCGGAAACAACACAACCTCCCCGCCCCACTGGTTCTTCTCAACGAAACCCTTACGGCGAGCCACGGGCTTGAAAATGTGCTTCTCGACATATTCCTGCAGCATCTCGCGCAGGAACATGTACCGGGTGTTGATCACCTCCAGCTTGAGGCGATCTCCCGAGTACAGTTGCTCGCCGGAGAGCAAGCTCTCTGTAACGCCAAGCCCAGCGAACAGCTGCTTATCTGTGATCTCGTACTCGCTCGAGAGGTCCAGCAGCCGGTCCTTGGACCCCATTTCCTCCCAATGGACCTCGTAGTTCGCGACGATCGAGTAGTCCGGATCCACCAGCGACAGGTCGACCTGCTCGCGTAGATCCATCACGTCGAGCTCGGAGATTTTGTCACCCCAAACGATGCGCTTCGGTGTCATGGCGCGGGATGCGATCTGCGTCTGTGCTTGCCGCAGCTTCTCGCGGTACATCAAAGTGCGCAGTACGCGATCGAGAATGCTCTGGCCAAGGTCCTCGCCCGCGCCACGGCGCCCCGCCAGGTAATACACGAACGAGCCCTCATCCGCGTCGGTCCCCAGTGGGATGAGCTTGCCCTGCTCTAGGTGGTTGCGCACCTCTTCCGGGATCTCGCGAACCATCTCCTCCGCGAAGTCATCGCCGGCCTTGGCTTGCTCGATGAGCGCGCGGTCGCGGTCTGCCGGGATCAACTCGACCTTCATCTTGTCGGTGAACGAATAGGTGGTGACCTTCACCTGGTCGATCGGCAAGACGATGATCCGGTCCCATCCTCGGTAGTATTTCTGATAGTACGCGAGCTCCTGGTCCTCTCGGTCGGGCCGCTCAACCCGAGTGACGTCATCTTCTTCGACCGCTTCGCCGTCCTCGGTGACCTTCGATTTTGTCCCAACCGACTTCGAGTCAAACCCGACGTCATCGGGAACATCCACGGTCGAGTCCTCTGCGAACGAGAACACCGACCCATCCAGCCAGTAGTGGTGAACCATCGTCACCAACCGCTGAAACAGCTTGATTCGGTCGCACATCTCTTGAAAGAACCAAAGGATGTAGTTGCCGTAGTCGTGCGCGTCCTTGAATCCTTCCGGAAAGGACGTTGGCTTGGGCGTAGCAAGTCGCACCTTGGACAGCGGGAGCTCGGTATGCAGGTCGATCGATTGCCCAACGATCGGGTCCGTGTTGTAAAAGTGCCGGTAGAGCTCGCGCTTCTCGCGCAGAGACTGCGGCAACTCCAGGAAGTCGGTTGAGAGCTGCGGCGAGAAGAACTGGCCAGCTGTGGCCAGCGACGTGTTCATCGAACCGCCATCATTGGCCTTCTTCAGGCGCCGGGCCTCTCGCTCCTTCTCAGTAAGCCCGTTGACCGGGCTCTTGGCCACGTACGGGCGGCTCTGAAGCTTCGTGGTCTGGGGTAGCTGTACCCCGCGTCTAACGTTGGTGAAATCTTTTGCCATCACTCAGCACCACTTGCGTCCCCGTCCACCACTGCTTGGATGACGCCATCCGTGAGGTCTGAGTCTTCTCCATACATATTGAGCAGAGACTCCACTGGAGTGGAGGCCACGGGGGCCTGCTTGAGAGGTGGTTTGACAATAGATTCTGCAGCTGCGGGTTCAGGAGTTAGGCCCTTGAGAATCCTGGCCCCCACCGACGCTCGTTTAATCCCTTGCCCCGCCATGCCCGCAAACCGAGACCATGTCGTCGCGAACCGCATGTAAATAGCCGTGTTGTCGTTGGCCGGAGCTCGGCGCACCCGCTGGTAAAGGCTCTGAGAGAGGCCGTGGATACGTGCCACGCGAGACTGCAGCTCCTGATGGAGGGTATTGATCTCCGCGACAATGGCAGCGGGCTCCATGCGATCGGGCGGAGTCAGATTCATAGACTGGTCTGAATCCCTAGGAAGAATTGATTGATCGGAGCGGGCCGCTGGATCACAAAACCGGTGAAGAAACACGGGGCAAATGGTAGTGCCGGAGCCATCGAAGCTTCATCCTCATTGGTCCAAAGTCCACGCCGCGAGAAAAAGAGCGGGTCCTTAGGGGTATACACCAATGGAACGTAGGGGCCGCCCGCAACCCTAGACGCGTATGTGTAGCGCTCGTAGCTCGAGGTTGACATGATGGCGTTGCCGGCCATCATCACAGCGCTGCTGGGGTGCACAAGCTGAGACCTGGTGCTGCTTACGAATTGGTCTGCCGATTCATCGCTCCCCCACAGCATGAAGCCGCCGTAGAGCCCGGTCGAATAGCTCACCACAACGTCCTGCAGCGGTGAGTCGACCCACGTAACCCCCTGGCCGCCGGCCCAACCGCCCTGCAGCATGGCTTCATCAACCGTGACAACGTGAGAGTCCCCCTTGCCAAAGATGACGCAATCCCGCGAGCGGACAATGTCTAGCCCACGGAAGTCAATTTCGAATGATCCGACTGGAGGTGGAAAGGACATTAGAGGGCCGTCTGAACCATGAGTTGAAAGTTATTCTGACTTGAAGGGGCTTGAATGACCGAGCCGATTAGGAAGCCGTTTGAGCCTCGGGGATCGCCAGAAACGCTCCACTCGTCCTCGGGTGTCCAAAGCCCCCGTAGGCTGAATCTGAGCCGAAGCCCTACAGGGTAGTCGTTTAGAACAAGGGGGCCGGTCAGCCTCGACTGCAGCGTGTACTTCTCATAGGAGACCGTCGAGATCACCCAAGTCCCAAAGCAACACACGCCAAATGTGTACTTGATCTGGTTCCCGGTATAGGCGATGAACTGGTCCGCGGGCTCATCTGATCCCCACAGCAGAAAGCCGCCGTACGTCCCATCAGAGTAGGTGACGAGGAAGGTGTCGGAGCTCGACGCGGTCCACGTTGCACCCGAGCCCCCGGTCCAGCCGTTCGTGACCATCGCTTGGTCGACCATCACCGGCACCGACAAATCTGTGACGAGCGCAATGCACTCTCGAGTGCGTGGCAAATCCATCAGCCAGTCCTTTCCCCGGTGTCCATCATCAGATGCTCACCTGTATTCCGAGGTGCCAATTGCGTTCTTCAATGGGTCTCTGTGTGACGAATGCAATGAAATAGCTATTAGGTCCCCTCGGGTCGCCCGAGAGGGTCCACTCGTCTTCCGTGGTAAAAAGGCCGGCCAAGCTAAAGACCAGCCGGTCACTTGCGTGATAGTCGATCGGCACAAGTGGCCCGCCGCCCGTGCGCGAGGCATAGGTGTACTTTTCGTAGTTCGCCGTGGAGATCGTCCAACCGCCAGCACCAAGGACCACGAACTTGTAGGCCGGCTGGTTCCGGGTCATGGCCGTAAAATCGTCTGAAACCTCATCGGAGCCCCAAAGTGCGAAGCCCGCGTAGAGCCCGTCTGACTTCGTGACGATAAGCCGGTCTTCAGTAGTGTTGGCCCATTGGAAGCCTTGGCCGCCTTTCCACCCACTCACAGCGTCCGCCTCGGTCACGTCAACCGTTATGGTTGCCCCCTTGAAGAACGTGATCACGTCTCGAGTGCGAGGTATTTCCATTAGACAACCCTCTTGAGCTCAATTTTGCGCATCGGCATTTTCCCCCAGGCCGTCACGACATTGCGGAGCAGCTCCAGTTGCGAGTGGTCACCGTCCAACAGGGCGATCCAGGAGCCCCCAATTTGCCGAAACACCAGCCGAATCGACGTAAAGTCTTCCCAGCTAGGGGCCAGCTCCTCCGACACGCCGTGTTGGATCAGCTGCAAGATAACCTTGTTCGCCAGAACTGTTGGTTTCTGCTCTTGATCCATCGTAGTAGGAGCTACCCAAAAAGATTCTCACCGGACGCCGCGGGGCGTGCGAGGTCGGACCATCCGATGCCTGGCTGCCGGGTTCCTGTCCGAGTGCAGCCCGTGGTTGCGAGCTCGCATCATCTGGTAGCGCTGCGCCGTCATCGCCCCCGTATCGGCGAGACGCATACCGGGCAAGGCCCCATAGACATACTTCTGGTTGCGCATGCGCTCCGCAGTCAGCCAGACGGCGCGAGTGAAGGCGTCACTCATATCATCGTGGTAGTCGACCCCCTGTGGGGCCGCGACCTCAACGATATTTTTGCTCTTGATCTTGGCTTCAAGCGTCAGCAGCTCCTGAATGAAGGCGGAGTGCTTCTTCCCGGAGATCTCACCCATGATGAATTTCGGGTGGTCGTACAGTAAGAGGCGCCTATCGAACATGAGCATCTTCGCGTTCTGGTAGATGCGCGATCGAAGGTCGGGGGTGAAGAACTCGCACTTGAACTGTGTCAGCCCCTTCTTGAGCAGGGCCTGCTCAAGCGGTATCCCGTTCCAACGGTCGAAGATGCCCTCCGTGACGTAAAAACGCTTCGTGAGCTTGTAGATCCACTCCCCGATCTCATCGAACTCGAGCCGCGGGGCATCCCCCAACAGCCGGCAATAGTCGGTTGAATACTCGTTGCCAAGGTGCGGATTCGACTTCTTCCATTCGACGCCCGCCTGCCAGACCTCGTGATAGATCAGAGTAACCTTGCCGCCAATCTCGGCCGTGATGAAGATAGCCGTGCCGTCACGCATGAGCCCGATGTCGATCCCCATCTGGTGCGGATACCGCGGAATGCCGAGATTCTGCGGGCGGTGCTCCTCCTCCACGCACGCCATGAGGTCTTCTTCCCGCTCGATCCAGCCGCGAACACGGCTGCTGAACTGAGCGCCGTGCTCGGTGAGGAACACCGCGGGGTCTTCGTGGTACTTCTGCTTGTAGTAGTCCGGCGAAACCGTGGGGTTGATCTCCCAGGTCGGCGCCTGGATGGCGAGCATGTTCTCCGAGCCGGGGCCAGCGGACATCGCAAGGTGATACAGGTCGTAGAACTTGCCGCTCTTGTTCAAGGGCGACGAAATGGCGATGACCCTCGACTCGACGGGATAGGAGGTCCCGTCAGGCTTGAGCATCGTCATGCCCGTCTTCGGGTCTTTCGGAGAGTACGTCGCGGTCGACGGCGTCACCGAATCATAGATATCCTTGGCGCTCGACTGGCCACTATCCTGGTAGTGCGCCATCTCGTCCATGATCACCACGGCGTTGGAGTGACCGCGGAGACCCTTCGCGATGCACGATTTGAACGTGACTCGCAGCGTGGCCTTACCATTGAAGCTGACGAACTTGCCGTTCTGGTGTCGGGACGTTGGCCCGTAGCGCTCGATATCGTACGGCGTCCTAAACTTGATCTGCGACTGAGTGTTGTTGGCGATGTACGGCTTGAAGTAGTCGCACTTCGCGAGGTGAGTGGTCACCTCATTGAACAAGATACCCGCTTGGTCCTTGTCTGTTGCGACCGAGATGATCTGAATCAGGTTGCCGTTCGGAAAGCCGTAGTAGGCTTGCGGGTTGCCGAAGTTCAGCAGGCGGTAGATCTCATAGCTGGCGAAGATCGAGCTCAGGGTCGTCTTGCCGCCACGGCGACCGATACTCAGAACCAGCTGCCGCCGCTCGCGATCCTGCTCACCGATATTGCAGCGGCCCTCGTTGTGCAAGAAGGTCAGGTACTCACGCTCAGTGAAGCGGTACAGGACCTTCGTGCCGAGCATGTCTTTGATCTCAATGCTCTTCTCCGTTTCGTCCAACGGCATGAAATAGTAGAGCTTGACCAGGAAGCGCTGCACCGGGTAGAGCCGCATCCCGAGGCCCCAACTAGACTCGATGTAGTCCAGGATGTTGAAGATCTTGGGCCGGAACGGCTTGACCTCGTCAATGACGAACTCCGCCTCTATCCCGGACTCATCCTGTTCAGCCTGTGCTGCCGCCGCGGTCGCCGCCGCCGACTTCTGCTCGGACTCTAACTTGGCCTGGGACGCGGCCTCCCGAATAAATCGAGCGACGCCCTCCCCGGTTCGTTTCTTCTGCCCTGCCACATATCACCAGGAACGCAGCTAGACCTACCTAACGAGGTCCGCCGCTCTCTCTTCCCAGCCATCCATCGCCGTAGTCAAACGATTGAAAAACAGGTCGAGTTGCTCGGCTCCGAGGGTTGCGACTGCCGCATCCTTGACTATCTCGATCCAGAGCTGGAAAACACGCTGCAGCTTCTCGCCATGCAAGTCGATCTGGTCAAAGCCGATCTTGTGCATCTCGAGTTCAATATCTGCAATCTTCTTCAGTGCATCGATACGGCGACCAGAGATCGAGCTCGAGTCTCGACCCATGCGCTCGTTGATTATGCGCTGGTATGCGAGGCTGGCCGTCTCCCTCGCGACCTCCTTCTTCAGGGCTGAAAGCAGCTGCAGAGGGTCCCGACCGGCTGCATTCTGAACTACAGGGTCCCCGGCTACGAACTGCTCGCGTTCTTCCTGCAGAGCCTCGTAGTATTCGAGGTCCTCCTGTGATGGACGATTGCGCACCATTGAGCGTGGCCTAGTGCCAAGAGCCTTACCCCCGGTCGGATTCTTCGGCGGGACAAACAGCACTTGTATCGTTGGTTGAGCTGGCTGTCTTTTTTCCTCTGGGCCGGTGATCTCCGCTAGGAGCTCATCGGCATCCTTGTCATCCAATATATCGCTGCTCATATCTCATTTTCCGACGGCCCTACTGCCGCCCCCACCATCGGTCTCCACCAAATACTGACTGAGGTTGCTGACCGTGGCGTAACCCTTGTCTTTGGGGATCTGCTTTCGGAGCGCCGTCTCCATGTCCCGGTAGTCATCGCTTACACCTGGCCAACCCTTGTTCACCAGGTCGACGACATTCATATTCCTCGGCTTTGGCTGAAACACATCCTGGGGGCGCAAGTCTCGGCTGCTTGGGTCCACAGTATCAGGGCGTCTAAGGTCGGTCTTGACATAGTCTTTGATTGTGGTGCTAGACATGCCTTTGGCCTTGTTGATCGGCTTGACCAGGTCCTTGACCTCTTTCCGTATATTTGACTGTTGCGCTGCTTGCTTGAAGCGGGCCGCAACGCGCTTGGCTATGTGACGGGAGGTCAAAGCTTCACCTCGCCTTGGCCAAACATGATTGTGACGTCCCGGGGAGTTTCAGTAGCTTTGACATCGATCACGATGTCGTTCTGCATCTGGAACTCATCCACCATCGAAGCCCCGTTGTTCACAAGCTCCGCGTAGGCGATTGACGTCGAGCTACCAGACGCCAGGACGGCGCGCTGCTGCGCCGTCTTGTCCATGTAGGGCGGCTCGCTGACCAGCGGCTTGTTGATTTTCGAGCAATGCCCAGTCTTCACCTGGTGCACACAGCTCATGCACTTCGAGCCGTACTTGAGGTAGGGCACCCCGCGCGAGCCATGAAGGCGGCTCGCCTCATCGCAGCCCTTGCCGTAATCGTCATACACAGACGGGTCGACGTAGTAGATGCCCTGCAGCCCCTGCTCGGCGAAGACCTTCCGGAGCTCGGCCTTGGACGCCTTGATGTCGCGAGGGTCGAATCGAGCCTTGAGAGCAGTGGCAAGGTCACTGCCGTACAGGCCCTCGTTCATGTACCGGGAGGCCTGCTTGATGATCTCCTTGCGCGCCACACCGCTTGTCGCGTACTCGGGGGTCCCGCCATAGAAGCCGGTCATCGCTCCGAGACGCACGGGGGCACTTGCCGCCCACCCAGCGGAGACTCGAACAACTTGATGAATTGCCTTCAGCGCCTGACTTGGGGTGCTCCCCCAGCTCGCCGCAGTCCTTGTGCTCACATTCGGCAACCGACCAGCCGTGCGATGCTCCAGCAGGACGGCGTCGACCGTTTCCTGGGTGAGAATATCCGCGGCTTGTTTCACCAGCGGCTTGCCGTAGAGTAGGCAGCGGGTCTTGTTGTAGATGCACGACCCACACTTCGCGCCGGCCACGATTGCCCGCACGGTCGGGTTGTGCTTCGCCAGGAAATCAGCGCCCTCGTGACAATCTTGGAAGCTGGCCTGCTTCGAGTAGATCACGCCGTAGAGGCCCGATTCTTTGAGAACGGGCGCCCAATGAGTGTTCGTGCGAACCAGCAGACTTTCGTCGAATGCCAGCCTGAGAGAAGAAGCGAGCTCAGCGTGGGAGAGGCCCTTCACCATCTCGCGGTGGAGAAAGTCGAGCACGGGCTTGGCTTCAACTGCCAACTGCTCCTGAGCCCGCTTGCCCTTCACGAGCGACGTGGCCTCGATCAACTGCTCACGCGCTTGCACCGGGGTTGGCAGCGCCGGCTTGTGCTGGCTGATGCCCTGTCCGGCGTATGCCCCGGATCGTTCAGGGCGCGGGGCCAGGTAAGCCGCCCTGATGCGCTCTTTGGCAGAGACCGCACCCGAGGCCTGGATGATGCGACCACGGGCCGCCTGAGACTGCTCAACGGCGCTCGCGAGCTTGTCCGTGTACGGCACCTCAGTGACGAGCTCGCGCCCGAACTGGCTGCAATGCCCAGCGCCACCTGGCTGCGCCGTGTGGCAATGTGGGCATCCGCCGCACGCGGTCTTCGAGAGAACGTACCGAGCGGTGGGGGCGTGCTTGTTGATGAACGAGGTGGCCTTTACCGGGTCGAGCCCGGCGAAGTCTTCCGCCACAACGTAGTAGCGGCCCACAAGCCCGCGCTCCTGCAGCACCGAGGCCAAAACCGTACGGTGCTCCTGCAGGGCCTCCGCTGGGTAGCGGCGTCGGAGCTCGCTGCGCATCCGCCCGAGGTCATCTGACTGCAGCAGAGCCAGCCGCGCGATCTTGGCAATCTCTTCGGCCCTCGAGCGAAGCTTGCCGTGCGCCTGAGACATGTCACCCATCGTATGGGGATCGTTGATCCCAACATTGGGCACCGGCACCACGTTCGGGACCAAGAATGCCGTGGCCGACTCACCCTGACGGTCCCACAGAGCTTCCAGGTCCGGTCCGATGTTGAGGTTCTGCTTAGGCAACACCGCTTCCGCGCGATACTTCTCTTCGTCCACGTCAAGCCAGTCGAGATCGGCAACGGACGCATCTTTCAGAAAATCACTTAGGTCTAGTTCAGCCATCACCGCTCTCCGTCCTTCTGATTGATGTATGGCCCGTCATCGTCCCGTTGAGACAAGGGGTCCGGACGCATATTGCGGGTTGAATAGTCCCACTTCACGTAAGGTTGATTCTGTTCGTGCCGGTAGCCGATACCCGGCTGGACATCCATAGAATGGTCGTAAGAAGCGTCTGGTTCCGAAGGCAGCTCAGAGTCAGCAAACATGTGCTCGCGATAATGCGCGGGCCGCGGTGTTACAGGTCTAGGTTGACCTGGAAAAGCCTGGTCCGGCATCTTGGAGGAACCGACGTTGCTCGGTCCCACATTCACCGGATTCGAGCCCTTGTCGCCGCTGCGGTAATAGTCAGATCTGGCAACAGGAGGCTGACCATCGTTAGGCAAATGCGACTGGCCTCTATGCGCTTGCCGGTTGCTCCGGCCCATCTCCATCTCGATAGACGGCGTTGTGTCGCTTTCATCATCGTGCAGCTTGCCGCCCGGATCGCTCGGCAACTTGGACGATGGTCCAAAGACGCCCTTTCCATCAGGGTCCTTTTCACCGTAGCCGCCCGCCCCTTGGCCATGAGCGTCATCGCCGTCGCCGTACCCGATACCAAAATCCCAACCTTCTGTTGGCGTGTTGTCGGTATAACGGCCTGGCATCCTGGAGTCGGCGCTCTTCAACAGGCCCCGCTGATCCATCAGCATGAAACCGTCGAGGTCCTTTTTCGTAAGCTTGTACTTCCGCGCACCGTGGGTGTTCAGGATCTGAGCTGGCGGTCGCCCCTTCTTGAGCAAATCCACAATGCCCCGAATCGTGTTCATGTCCGGCGCATCCACGTTCATTCGCGGGTCGTAGTCGTAGTCAGTAAGCGATGGCCAGGCCGCTGACTTGTCTGGCAGCGCATTCTCCCACTCAGACTCGTAAAGGTAGTCCTTCCCAGCCCCGTCCTCCCTGCTCCACTCATCCTTCATGGAAGGCGGTTCATCCTGGTTGTAGGAGCCGAATGGACCCGTTTGGTCGGTATCTGCGCGGTCCATGTGCTGGACTCGAGGCCCGCCCGACATGGTTTCCACAGGGATCGAGGAATTGGCGAACCGATTCGCGATACGAGCGATCATCGGGTCAACCCAAGATGCGGTCTTTACCTTGGCAGACTCGCTGTCAGGCATGTCCCGCGCATCGGGGACCCCAGCCCCTTCTTCATCCTCGTCTTCATCCTCCTCGTCTTCATCCTCCTCATCGTCATCCTTCTTTTTCATGGAGGCTGGCGGAGGTGGAGGGTGAAAGCGCTGGTCGGACTCGGGGTTATTGACTTCACCCTCTTCTAGCTCGGCTTGCTCGCCCGATTCCTCCGCCTTGTTCAAACCATCCTCTACGAAGGATTCATCTTCGGGGTTCTCTAAGACGCGCTCGGCGTCCCCAACCAAGCGCTCGACACCCTCGACGTCTTGGCTTTCGAGCTCGCCCAACTTTGGGCGCCAGTGCGGTGCGTGGAGCTCATCGTGGATCGTGTCCGAAACAGATGAGATTGCCTCGCACGCATCGTGCAACGCGCCACGAACATCCTTGACTGACATCACATAGCCCCGACCGCCGATGAGCCCATCGGGAGAGATGGTCGCCGACTTCAACTTCGTGAACTCTCGGTGCGCCGACATCGCATGCCCGAGCGAGATACTCAGCGTCCACAGCATCCGAGCCAGTGGCTTCAGGGCTTGGGGGTCGTAGTCGAAATCTTTCGGGATGGCCCGCCGCATCGTGGTCGAGGGACCGCTCGACGCCCTATCCGGACGCTCCGGTTGCGCTGCCACACCTGCGGGCTCAACGTCATCCTCCAGCCCAGCCAGTCGCATCTGGTGCTTGAGGTTCATTCGTTCGGACGCACGCACGTGGCGCCGTAGAGCCGCTATGGTCTTCTTGCGAGATTCCACGTTAGCCCTTCAGCGCCTCTCCGTTGTCGTCAAACAGGCGCTCGATAAAATATTGCCCATCCGCCTCCTTCTTGAGCGCCCAAAGGTCGCGCTCACTCCGGTGAATCAGCGTCTCAGCTGATAGGCGAATGAACGACTGGAGGTCCCCCATCGAGGCCACCTTCTTGCGCCCCGATCCATGCGGCTTCAGAATGTGGTCCTCGCGCTGAAGCATGGCATCCAAGCCAACCGCACCGGACATCATCATATTGCCTAGATCAAAATCGGCCATCTTCCCCTCACGCAATGTTGAGTGTGACAACAACGTCCACGCTCATGTTAGTGCTATACCCGGTGATCCTCAGCGTCTCCATATAGACGCCCGACATCATCCCGGTCGGCGGCGCCACCGCGACGATAACAGGCTGCATGCCCCCGCTATTGATCGAACCATAGACGGGCGAGACACTCGCAAGCCAAGGTACACCCACCAGGCTGCGAATCTGATAGTCGAGTACGCTAGTAGACGGCCCGGTGTTGAATAGCGAAATCTGCTGAGACGGGATTGGCGGAAAGACTCCAGTCAACGGCAACCCCACGTAGAACGACAGGGCCGTGGGCGCCGGGGCGATCGTCGCCTTCGGTCTGACCGTCACCGCGACAGGTATTAACTGCGGACTGTTAGAAGCCGCGCTACTCTGCACAGTCAGCCCCGCAGTGTATGGGCTCCCGCTTGCAAGCAGGTACGTGCTGTCAACGGACACGTCAAAGCTGCCCGATGCGTTGGCAACCAGCCCGCTCACGTTGGCCGGCATCGCAATCACGTAAGGAGCCGACGACGTGACCTGGATACTCAGCAGTGACCCCAAGATGCCGTTGTTCGTAACCCGGATCGGCACCGAGGCCGACACCCCACGGCCCTCATCAACCACAAAGACCAGCGAAGCCGGGTCGAGCAGGATCGACGGTGGGTACGCCAGGAGAACCTGCTGGATCGAATCCGCCATCTCCTGCACGACTTCGCCGGGGATCGGGATCGAATCCCGCAGCAAGCCGTACGGCGTGATCACGTCCCGGATCTCTGTCTGGACTTGCGCCTTCGAGACATCCACACGCGTAGTCCACCGCCAAGTCCCGCTCGCAAGCGACACCTCGAACTGATAGTCCTGGAACCGGAGTAGGGATTGGATCGCCAAGGAAGCCCTCAACTACCCCCAGGATACAAAAGGAATCAGGGACCGAGCGGCGCTTCGCTCCACCCCACGTCTACAGACAGCGGTCGAGGCCGCGATTGCTCCACTGCGGAAGACTCACGGCGCGTAGGATGTTGAACTTCTTTGATGAGATCGAGGTGAAGATCTTTTCGTACGGCCGAAAGAGCTCGTTGTGCGCCGCCGCGATCTTGAGCTTACTGACCGCCTTGAAGAAGCGGTGCCGGACGCGCCCCTGGGTTAGCTGGAGGCTGTTGGCAACCTCCGACTGACAGGTGGTCTGCCACATGCCGACCAGGATATCGACGTCGATCTGCTCGAACAGCTCGCAGAGGTCTTCGCGCAGCTCCTCTTCCGTGACAGCGGGGATGGCCAGCAAGAACTTCAGCCGCTGGATCCCCCTGTCTAGGCGGTAGCTAATCGCCGCTTGCGTCACATCAAAAATCTCAGCGATGTCCGCTTGCCGCTTCTTGCACACATAGTACAGGTAGATCAAATCGGCTTCGCGCTCAGGGATCCGGTCCAACAGCGGAGCGATCCTTGTCTCATAGTCGCCGCTAGAGAACAACGCGGAGACATCCTCCGACTCGGGCGGCGCCTCGTCATCTAAGAGCACCGCGGGAGCCGCGAAGCGATTGGCCAACTCGGCGGGGTCGACAGGGATCACATAACCGTTGGACATGGTGCCTCCTCAAAACGGTAATCACATGCCCACGTCGGACACGGCTTCGGTGCGTCGTGACGCCTCGAAAAACGCCGTCAAGATTGGGTCCGGACGAATGTTCAGCGCCTTGATCCGTGCGCGGGCGGCCTCTTGATCTTTGTTTGGTTTGATTTGGCTGAATGGGACGTCGCATAGAGACATGAGCTCTACGTTCAGCAACACCTGCTTCTCACTAGCCCGAAGGCTCACGGCTTGCGTCTTGCTCAAGCCGGCGAGATTTGACTTGAAGAGACTGCTAACCGTTCCGTACGGCTTCAACGCCTTCGCGGCCGTCTTCAAGCCAAAGCCCGGCGCACCAGGGATATGGTCAGAAGTGTCCCCACTGATCGCGCGTAGCTGGACCATCGAGCGCGGCGGGACCCCATACTCAGCCTCGACGGCAGCGGGATCGTACAACTTCTCTTTGCCGCCGCCCATGGCCGGGCACAGCTGATGCGTGAAGTCGTTGACCACCTGAAGTAGGTCTCGATCAGAGGTGATGATCAAGTTAGTCGCACCACTAAGCGGGCCTCGCACAAGAGCGGCCATCACGTCGTCAGCCTCCTCTTCAGCATTGAAGGCTTGATGCACACCCAGCATTGGCAGAACCTCGCGTAACCAAGCCCAGCCAAAGGAGGGCGTCTCGGACCGTGGGATCCGGTTACCCTTGTACCCCACAAACATCGCTTTTCGACGTTGAGAGCTACCATCCCAACAAATATAGATAGAACACCGAGGAAATCGCTTGCGGTACGCAGCCACACTGCGCAGAAACCCGACGACCCCTCCAGTGCGTTGCCCCTGACTATCAGTCAGACCCGAGAGCCCCGGCGCCTCGGAGCACCGGATGAACAGTTGGGTCCCGTCAATGACCACATTTAATCCCGAGCTTTGTTGTTCCATAGGTGTAACCGGTTCCGAGTTCAGCCGATGTGACAGCGCCTCCAGGGTCCCAAGGGCGCGCGACTTTTCCACAAGGAGCGAGAGGTCTAGTACCGAGTAGAAAGCGTTGAACCAGCGGTACAGAGACACGCTCCGGTCAACCCAGCCATCTAGGCGGTAGACGGTCTCCGCCCGCTCCTTCAGCCCGTCCAGCTTATTAGCCGGCCACTGGGAAACCTTGCGAACCGACTCAACCCAAGCCCCTATGCGCCGGACCCGTTCCCGATACGCCGTATCCGGCGACTTACACTCCAGCCGAAGGAAAGCTCTTGGCAGCGTAACTAGTCGATCGGTCGACCTCAGGTGGATGTGCACCACAACCGAGTCTTGCTCGAGGATCTCCTCACGAACGGTCGCCTTGATATTCTTGTAGGGGCCGGAGATGATCGTCACCGCATCGCCCACCTCGATGCCTTGGTCCACCTCGACCGTGATCTGAGCTCGCAGAGTCTCGATCTGGCCGTTGGTGACCGTCGCCAGCTTCTTCTCTCGCCGATTGCCCGTCACATGATAGAGCGGCGCCTGAACGTACTTCGTTTCTTCTAGCCGCAGATAGCAGTGGTCCGGATGTCTATGGCGAACGAACGCGTAGCCGTCTACCAGATACTTAAACTCCCGGATGGGTCCGCGTTCGACCACCGAGGCGGGTATGAAAACCTCAGCATCCCTGATGTGGTGTCGAATCGAGGCTGCGATTGCTGCCGGGTCCGCACCCTCTGCCTTGGAGGTAAGTTCAAGGACCACCCATTGAATGTCACAACTCATTCTTAGTGATCGGCTCTACACCTGATCCTAAGAATCTGGATTCCAAACTGTTCTTTTTCGATATAACCGCATTAACTCTCCTCGCCACTCGGCTGGCTCCAGGAGCTGGTGATTACCCCGTGGCTTGGACTGAGCCGGCGCTGGCGCCTGATTGGCGCGTGAACGGGGCGCCTGTTGCTCAGATACCGTCTTCTCCATGGCCGAATTGGGCGTCGGGTCTGGAAAGCCAAGCCCAAACTCTGCGCCTACAGGTGCAATCGGCATTGCTCCAGAACCTGTACTTTTACGGGGCGAGCTCGGCGCGACCGGGGGCAAAGACTCGACAGGAGCTCGCTCTGGAACGGTCTCTTGCGACGGCGGCGGCGCCACTGCAATTTGAGGTACCTGACTAGCGAACACCACTGGCGGCGGTGCCATCTCCGGGGGCAAGCTCCTAGCGTTCTGAGAGAAAGCCAGAACGTCTAGCTCTAGAGCTAGACGGGTAACACTGCGATGCCCCAAAAACCACTTGGCGAATCTGACCACGTGGTCCTGATACTTATCGTAGACCTGCTCGGCTAAGGTCTTGTCGACGTAGGCGAGATCGGCATACCAGCCATGAGCCATCCGATAGGTGTTCATGGCTGCTTCAGCCAGACCGGCTGCAACCTCATCTGCGGGCGTCGCCTCGCACGCTTGACGAACCAAATCGATGGCCTTGAGCGGGTTGTCGAGGCTCAGGAGGATCTGATAGTACAGGGTTACCACAGAGAGATTCAGATACTCTCTGACACTTGCTACGGTGATCGGCCCGAGCTGCGCCATCATCTCGAGATTGTTGAGCACGTTGCGGACGTGCCCCCCGGCCCGATCGATGATGATCAAGACAGCGTCATCCTCGTGCTGGACCCCCTGCTCGTTGAGCACCATCTTCATGCGGGGCAACACGTCGTCCCGCGTCACCTTCTTGATCGTGTACTCCTCACATCTTGAGCGTATCGCACCACGGATCTTTTCCGCCTCCGTGGTGCAGAGCATTGCGACCATCTTCTTTTCTTCGATGGGCTTCAACAGCACATCTTGAGCCGCGTGGTGCATACGCTGGCACTCGTCGATCAGATAGATCCGCTTCGGGGCGTTTGGGAGCATGTACGGGAGCTCCTCGACCAAGCTCCGCATGCTGTCCGTTGATCCGCTGCTTGCGGCGTCGCGCTCAGTGAACGCCTCAGACTGCTCTTGCAGGATAGCTTTGCAGCTGTCGCATGCCCCGCACGGCTCGGGGTCGGCCTTGTCCAAATCCTGGCAAATCATCGCCATCGCGTGGATACGGCTCAGGGTCGTTTTTCCCTGGCCGTACCCACCCGCGAAGATGTAGCTAGTCTCAAACGCCGTACCCCTACTGATCCGAGTTTTGAGAAGCCGGACACTGCCGGCCTGACCCAGAACGTCCGAATACTTGCGTGGCCGATACAAAATATCCCACACGGTTCAATCGGCCCTTTCTAGGCTTGGATCTGTGTCTGCGCAATCGTCTCCACTACCTCCTGTGCGCGAGCCTCAAGGTTCAAGCGCTGCGCGACTTCAACCATGCCAGAGAGCTCGTCCGTCCATGCGCCATGCCGGTTGAGGATCGACGTGAATTCCTTGACGTCTGCCTCACGCATCACCCACTTCATTGCGCCACTCTTCTCATCCTCGACGCCGGTGCACGATTCGAGTAGGTGGTCTACGAGCGCATTACGCTGCCGCTCGGAGAGCTCGTTCCAGCCATCCAGCGCAACCTCCAGCAAGAAGTCCCGCTCCAATAGGAACTCGAGTGCCCCTGATATCTTGCGGGCCTTACCGAGCACCGCCCGCCCCGCCTTCTTACCGGCCTTGTCCACGAAGATGTAGACAATGCGCGCTGTCGCGAGCTCCGGGTGATAGGTTGGGATCAAACGAAGCGCAATCTCTTCTACCGTTTCTGCTGGGCCGTATTCTCTAGCCATCTGGAGTCTCCTAGTTTCACCCGAGGGGGTCTTTAGCTCTGGTCAGCTCTTGGATGAACGGGATGAATCGCGAGTCGCCCCATGCTTCCCACAAGTCTCCCGGGTCCTTGACGCTGCCGGGTGTTGGATACGACACGATATACACCTCGAGCTCACCGCCGTGATCTCGCGCGAAGCCCGCACAACCACGGCGACCCGCCGCATCCATGTCATACCCAACCCAAACGCGGTCAACGACTCGTTTGAGCAGCCTCGCGAACCTGGGGTTGGCCCGAGCTGTCAGCGTGGCCACCACAGGGGCAAAGGCCCGTTGGATCGGAAATAGATCGAAGGCGCCTTCAACGATGAACGCTGAACGCGTCTCGCTCATGGGTTTGGCCGCCTGACCAAGCCCAAATAGACAAGCCTCATGCAGATCAGGCAGATAGTCCGAATACCCAGACTTCCCCCGCTCGACATTGCGAACCTGGAACCCTTTGACCTCGCCGTGTGCATTGGTCAGCGGAAACAGCAGGACGTCCTTGGTCTTACCCGCCGCCCAGGCACGGAACTCGTCCGGCACCCCCTCGGGCAACTCGTTGTCCAGATAGCCAATCCCGTATTGGGCCATCTGGGAGTCAGAAACTCCGCGGTCAAGCAGTGCGTCTCGGACCCGATCGTCAACCCGAGTGACCGCATAGCCGACCAAATCATCCATCCAGCTCATGGGGCCACTGCCACAAAGCAACGGTCCACACGATAGGCAAGCACGCCCACATAGTCCCCAACCCTGGTATGGAGCCCAGCCGCGGAGGGCTCAGCCACCAACAGCGCGAGCCCATCGGAGAAGCCCCCATCCAACACCCTCACGTCACCCGGGCCGCCCCCCAGCCACGGCCCGCCCACCAGGTGATAGGGCTTGACCCCGTGGTCCGACATCACGCGCAATGCCTCGCCCACGGTAGAGGCTGCAGAGCGCCAGCCGTTCACGTTTGTCCTGTCGAGCAGCACCCGATGGAACTCCTGCAAAAGCGTGCCTTCCTGTTTCACGGAACACTCCGAAAAGCCGTACCTTGCGTAGCCCGCGCTCGACACCCTGCTCTGTAAGAAGGTCCCGCGAGTCGTTGTAATCAGGAGAGGCTCAATCGAGCGGTCCTGAACATCAACCTCGGAAGCGAGAGGCATCGAGTACCCAACTTGGCCGGCGCGCAGCCGATGCCTCTCTGTAATGAAGATCTCAGACAATAGGGTGAGCATCTTCACCCCTCGGGGGGTAATAGGGCCGGGGCGGCGCGAACAAGGGGCTCGGGTCGGATTTGCAGTAGGCGAAAAAGAAGCGCCTTCCACCATGGCAGCCTAGGGACCATCTCCGACCCAAGAGCCCACAGGAGACCATAGACCTCTGGTAGGTTCGCGCTGACCCACTCAAGATCTCGGAGCTCCCCCTTGAACTGCTCCTCTAGCAGCGCCTTGCTAAGAACGGAGGAAAAATATGGACAACGCTTCGCATCGATCGGGTCCTCACAAATAGTCCCCGGCCACGAAGTAGGGTCCTCCGCACCCAACATACACAACCCGATCACCGGCAAGCTTTTGCCCGCGATACGGTTGTACTGCTCATTTTCCTCTCCAGCGACTTCTTTGCGGACATCCAGGGGGTGCCGGCGATTATGACGACAGAGGTGCGGGAGTCGAGCGCTAGCCTCCGCAACCCTCCGATCAACTTCTAGAGTCAACAGGTAGCGTATTCGGTCTTGGACTTCCAGCTCGGTTCTCATGACTTGCCCAACCTCTGCAGATCCACATGGGGGAGGCCCTCGGAACCGACACGCTCGGTAGCCCGATATGCAACGTTGGCGTGCTCCAAGAACGCAGGCTTGTGCGTGACCAAGAGAATAGAGAAGCCTGTCTTCTCGGCCAGCCCTTTCAGGAATGCCCCGGTCTGGTCAATGTAGTCATCCGAGACGGCCGCCAAAGTCTCATCGAGCACGAGTAGCGGCCATTTTCCTAGGCGGGTCATGGTTAGGACTTTCAGAATCAGTGAGGCCACACTGCTCGGCCCACCCCCAAAAGCCTCCAGGGGGTGAGCTCTGATCGACACGCGCTTGTGGTCCTGCCGAAGGTAGAAATCGATGGCCACCTTGTTGTAGCGCTGCTGGACCTCTGCCTCGAACACCATCGTCTGATCGTCAAAGACTGCTCTCAGGCCCTCCGTGACCACCATTTCAATCGACCTGACATGTGCCATGACGAGCATGTCCATCAAGGACCGGAACAGCTCGCTCACCTTGGCAAGGACATCGAGCCTACGCGTGAGCTCGCCAACGTCCTTGCTCTTGGCCTCTCTGTCCTGCAGCAGTCTCCGGCGAAGCGTCTGGTGAGCGACAGCCGCTTGCCGCACTTCGATCAATCGATCCCGGGTGCGAACCTGGTCACTCGACATTCATACGCCCCCTTAGGTGGGTACTCCGTGTCTGCTGGCGGGTTATCGCTTAGGCCTCCGACGACCACGCCATCCTCACTCAGCAGGAAGCCATCGATCGTTCTGAACATGAAACGGTCCTTGGGCCGGCGCTCGTCAGCAGGGATCACCTTGATCCTGAACTCCACCTTGTCGCCGCGAATCCCCTCAAAAAGATGCAGCATCTGGTTCACGTTTACGTTCATCGCCAGAGGCTCGGAGACCTTGACCTCGATCTTCTCCGTGGGCACCGGGTCAGAGGACAGCGTGTTGCTCTCCTCCGCACTCGATAACCTGATGACCCCCGTAGCTGGATCAAAATGCATGCGGATCTTCGTCTTGGTCTTGTCCTTGTCCTTCGCCAAGCTGTCTCGCATGTACTTGAGCTGCGACCCGATCTGGTCACGGGCAACCCGGACGACCACCTCATCGGTCTTGGCGTAGTAGCTGAATTTCTTGTACTCGATCGTGTGCCGTGGCCAACCGAGCACGTCGCCCCGCCCATTGATCATGTAGACCTTGGTGTCGGTCTGGTACGTCGAGACGTTCCCCGTGGAGCGGCCCAAGAAGGACTCGATCAAGCCCAGGTGCTGGGCTGGCAAGGACAGGTCCTTGTCCATGAAGGCCGGGCACTGCACGTAACAGATCTCTTTGCTGTTGGACGCGAGCATGTAGCCGTTCGCCCGTGCGAGCTCGGGGTCAGCGTTGCCAAAGATTCGAATCGTTTTGAAAACGTCCTGGTCAAGCACGTCCCCTGACTTAGGCAAAAAAGACTTTGCCAACCCGAGCCCGAACTGAAGGATCTTGATCGAGAACTCCTTCGGAGGCACCGACTCCTGCGCAGCGGCGATATCCCTCTCGAACATGTGGGTGCTTCGTGGGTCAAACGAGACCCGCTCATTAGAGCCCGACTCGCCGAACGTGTACTTGACCTTGCAAGCACCGTTCTCTTCAGTGGCCTTGAAGTTGATCGACCCAGAGATATGACCCAACCCCTTGATGGCCTCAGAGGGTAGGATGAAGGCACCTTCGCCAGTTACATCAAAGATCGGGAATGACGAGCGCGCCTCGTGCTTGCCATCTCGCGAGTACACATCGCAGGTGTCCCGACGGACCATCATGAGATATCCGCCGCCCGTCTGCGGGGTGACTTGGGGGGCAACGATTGAGGCGATCCCGATCGCCCGGTTCAGAGCCGATGCGTCAACTGTGAATGTGATTTCCATCTGGGTCTCTCTCGTTACTTGATAGATGGGAAGCCTTGCAGAGCGTTCTCAACTTCTGCCAACTCTGCCTCATGCTTGGCGATCTCTTTCACCAACTCGGCCCGCGCTTGATCGCGAATCTGTGTGATCTGCTTTGGGTCAAACCCGGAGTCACGAATCTCCTGTACGATCGCAGAAAGCTCATCCTTGCGCGCCTGTAATTGCCCAGCGGCGGTCGCCTTGCGCTGCATGACTTCGGCGTGGCGGCGCTGCAGAGCCTCAATACGCTTCTGAATCTCATCCAAAACTCACCTCACCTAAATCAAAAGCTGACGTCGCCCTCCTCTACACCGCGCTTTCGATCCGCTGTTCGCTGGGCCTTGAACTCATCCGACTGCACCTTCTTGCCCTCTTTGCACTGAGACAAAAACTTGCAAAACTTGCACATAAAGCCCGGCGTAGGAGGGAACAGCTGGAAGGGGTCAGCGCCTTGCTCGATCCGCTTGATAGCCACCCCCACCTCTTCCAGCGCCCCCACAACCGCGCCCCGCAGGTCTCTTAAGTCTTGAGTAGTCGGGGTGCTCCAATCCATGCTCTCAGCCGGTTCGGACCGCCAATAGAGAAACCCGACCTTGTCTGGGATGACTCCGTGCTTCATCTCGTAAAGCATCGAGTACCATCGAAGCTGCCGATGATTCGTATAGGTGTCGCGGTACCTCGACCCCTTGCCGTCGACCAACACCAGGTCTTTGGTCTGAACCCGAGTCATCACAAAGTCGGCACGACCGCCGATACGATGCCCACCAAAGTCAACGTCCAGATTCAACTCTGCCTTGGCATCTAGGCCAATCAGACCATGCTGCCGTATGCTGCTCAACCCCCGAGGGATCGTAGTACGGACCTCGGAGATCACCTCATCTAGAGACTTGGTCCCCTCCTTCAGCGATGGGTCCTTCCAATTGAAAACCCCGCCCTTTTCGGTCTCCTTGGTAAGGATGCGCTCGATGGTCGGCGTAACCAACGCTTGAAGCCTCGCGGTAGTGTTCGACCGCCAGATCTCATCCCTATAGAAGGCCTCGAAGATCTTGCCTACAGCATCGCCGTAGAGCATGTTGACCCGGTTCTCTGGTTCCTCGAGCCGGACCTTGGCGATGTAGCCCAGGTAGTATGATTTGCGGCACGACGCCAAAATGTCGTAGCCAGAATATGAAATATACATCAGCCGCCCCTCGGTTGAGCCAGGTACTTGAGCGCGAGCTCACGGACATCGGCCGCGAAGTCCATGGCCTCGATGTTCGATTCAATAGTCTTCGTGGGATCGAAACTGGCGTCTGCCTGCAACAGTTGAACGAACGCGTCGATACTGCGGGCTTCAGCCTCACCCCGCTCTTTACGCTCCATGTCAAACACATCGGCAGCTGGTGCCACCACCAGCGGGTGTTCTGTCGTCTGAATCAGTGACGGCGAGAACTCCACCAACGAAACCTTGGGAGCTCGCTCAGTGTTCTCTCTAGTGAGAGCGCCGCGCGACACGGCCCCCTGGTTCACGAAGCGTTTGCCGGCGAGCTCAACGATCCCTTGATCTCGGTGCCAGTGACCGAACATCCAAACATCCGGCCCGTCCGGCGTCGCCAGGTCGGCATATCGAAACACCGGCTCCCCGAAAAAGTCCTCTACTTTAGAGGGTGGGTTCTCACTTGCCAGGGCGTGCACTACGGCCACTAGGAAGTCGTCACCGGGTTTCTTCTGAATCGCGAGCAGATCAGCGAGTGACCTCCGCGGGTCATAGGGCACCCCGACCACCCGAACACGCAAGCCGCCATCCTCGAACACGGCCTCCCGCAAGTGGCGGAACACGCCGCAGCTGTACAGGACCCCGAGGGGCTGATGCTCGATGCTGGCCAGATTGTTGTACTCGAGATCGTGGTTGCCCTCGACACAGAACACGGGGCACGGGTAGCCCTTGTGGAGCTCCGCCGTTTGGCGGATGGCCCCGTGGCTCGTTCGTCGCGCCGTCTTGATGTGAAAATAGTCGCCCCCATCAAGGACGGCAGTTGCGTCTCGCGCCTTGGCGAGCTGCCCGATCTGTTCAAGGTTGGACCAAATCTCAGCCGGGTAGTCGCCCTTCCACGATGCCGGGCTCTTGTCCGCGACGTGAGTATCAGTGCGGAAAACCAGAGCTACTCTAGGCATGGGCAGTCCCCCCGTGTAGATGCTCAGAGATCTGGATCGGTTGCCTGCAGGTTGGGCACACCGCCAGCGCTTTGAACTCTGCTAGTACCGCTGCCACTTCTGCTTCAGCCGAATCCGTGGCCTTCTGCAGTTGAATCGCGGCAGTTTCTACACCGGACATTTTCGCCGCCCACCCGGACATTGTCCGGTAGGTCTCGTGCAGCGATACGAGCCGTGAGTTATCGGGCACGGTTGCGGCCTCAGCCGCTTTGAACTTCGCAAAGAAAGCCTTCATCGCAACAAGCTGGGACGTCCAGCTCTCAAGCCTGGAGCGGGTCGCCGCTTGAGCTGTGATGCGCGAAAGATCGGGGATCGATACGTCGGCAACACCTTTGAGCGCTGCCACTGATGCAGATTTGACCTGGATGAGATCAAGCCACCTAGTCAACGCCTTCAGCTTCGCCGATTGCTCCGTGACCTGTGCCAACGAACTGAGCTCGAGCTCCCCGATAGGCGCCAAAGCACTGATCGCACTGGTCACAGCTTCCGATGCTGCAGTGAGTCGATCGAGGGTCTTTAGCTTGGATTCTAGACTCGCGACCGCCTCGCCTCCCGCTTCAACAGCTTTGACCCGTGCGAGCACTGCATCCAGGTCGGCGTACAGCGCGAGCGTGTCGTCGAGCTCCTTGAGGTCCTTCTCCCGCACCCTGCGTGTGGCCGCAGATTCTCGCCGGTCCCGCTCAACCGCACGGGACGCATCGTTGATTTGGTCGAGCTTCGCAACATCCGACAGCACGTCTGCGACAGCTGTTCCCGAGCGATCCAATATGAACAACGGTCGAAACTGATCAGCCACCTGCAAGAGAGTCGCGGTCGTGTCGCCGCCGATGTGTATGGGCGCGAACCCGGGGCCGAGAAACTCAGGCGTACCTTTACCCACCACGGTGTGCTCAGTGCCGTTGTGGACGTAGCGATTGACCGAATCGCCCTTCTCCCAGAGCAGGTCCAGCCCGGGGCCTTGAAGCCGCACCGAGCAGAAGCATTTGCAGCTCTTGGAGCCCTTCAGGAGGCGCTGGCAGTCGGGACCGTGGCGAACGTACGTATCCGCGGGCGCGCCGGTCAGGGACGCCTTGATGGCCCTGACCAGCGCGCTCTTGCCGATGTTGCTCCGCCCAACCACCACAGAGAAGCCGTCGATATCGACGACCCCGTCCTGGATGGATTGGAAGTCATGCACCTCGACACGAACCATTGTTACTCCGCGGCGTCCTCTGCGATGATCTCTTCGGCAACCGCTTCAACAGCAGCCGACACATCGTCATCGTCCGACTCGTCAACATCACCCAACGCTGTGATGAACTCGTCCTCCTCGGGATCTTCCTCTGCAGCCACTGCACCCGAGTTGACCACCTGGGCCAGCTTGAGCCGCAGCGCGTCATACACCGTGGGGTTGTCCATCAGATACTTGCGGAAGGCATCACGCCCCTTGAAGCGTTCGGTTCCAAGCGTATAGAACCCGCCGCCCTCCTTCCGGACCAACTTGTAGGCCACGCCCGTCTCGATGACCGAGAAGTAGTCGTCGATGCCACTACCGAATCGAATGAAGATCTGAGTCGAGTGCCCTTGCTTCGCGTCGATCTTAGACTTCACCACTTTGACGTCAGTGACGTTGCCGTATGGGTAGCGCTTCTTTCTCCCGGTCATAGGATCGATTCGCTCAATGACCTCCGCTTTGATCTTCGCCAGCCGCAACCGCTCGTAGGCGAAGAACTTGAGTGCTTTACCGCCGCTCGTGTTCTCCTGCTCCCCGCCGCCACCTCCGTAGCCGCCCGTATTGATCAGAGCTCGCACCTGGTTGATGAACACCAAGGCAGTTCCCGGATGATTCGGGTCCCGAACCTTCTTCTCTTTGTCTCCAGGGAGGACCGGATACCTGTTTAGCCAAGACACAAACTTTGGGAGCTCGCGCGAGAACTTCGCCGCCACGGCACCGATCTTTGCTGCATCGTCAAAACCCTTCTCGAGCTCCGCCTTGGGCACCATCGCGGCGACCGAGTCTACGCCGATGATATCGTACCCGGCCATGATACCGAGGTACATCACGTTGAACCCGGCCTCCATATTGTCGGGCTGGTAGACGAGGATCTTATCCTCATCCATCGACAGTCCGAGCTTCTGCGCGTAGCTCAGGTCAAGGCTGTGCTCGAAGTCGATCAGGAGCGCCTTGCCTCCTGCTTTCTGTGCCTGGACCATCGCCGAGATGAGCAGCGTGGTCTTGCCGCTAGACTCCGCACCATAAACTTCCGTGATCCGACGGCGCGGGAAGCCGGGGCAGATGACGCCCTTCCCATCCAGCGTCTTGGTCCCGCCGATCAACATGTCCACGGAAAACGATCCGGTAGAGACATAGCCGTACGAGTGGGAGCCTGGCTGTAGAGGCTTCATGCCCGTAGCTTTCAGAATGGCAGCACGTGCCCGCGCCGCAACTGATGAGTTTGCAGATGGAGTCTTCTTCTCTGGCATTGGCTTCTATTTCCTCATGGTAGTGAACTGAATCGGAAGTACCGTTGGTTCTCTTTGAAGACAGCCCCCGTGTAGACTGTTTGACCGGCCCGCTTGCCGCGTACAAACGTGTGCTCCCTGGAGAAGGCTTGATATTCAGAGGGTGTGAGATCGTCGATCGTGATCTCACCGCGTAGGAGCGACCAGAACCGGGCCGCGAAACGAGCGATGTGATAGGCGTCGGCCTCGTCGGCATTCCAGCGACTAACGTCAGTATCCAGCTTCGCCGCGTCGATCATGTCTGACTTGAACATCTTGCCCTTGCGTTGCTTCGGGTCCTGCTTGGCAAGCATCTTCACTGTGCCGGGATCGAAGTGAACAACGTCGCGACGCCTGGACCACACTGCCTCATTGACCATCACGAACAGGGCGTACAGGCCCTCGCTGAACTGCTCTCCAAACGGAGGCGACTCTACGCCGACAGCTTCGACCACCAGGTAGCGGTCTAAGAGAGATTTGACTTGCTCTCTGAGCTCAACATATCGAGAGACCCAGATCTCTTTTGGGGACGTGGACCACCGCCCCTTCGCCATCACGCGCTCCTTGCCAGCGGCAAGCGAGTTGTGGACACACCAACCAAACCCCGTGAGGGACGGATCTAGACCGAGGGTTATCATGATGAATGCGGGTCGAGAGCCGCAGCCCTCGACCCGCACCCCTCCCTTCAAACGCCTGACAGCATATCGTTGAAGTTGTCGGCAGAGGCATCAACACCGCCGCTGCCTTCATCACTCGAGCTACTACCGCCACCAATACCCAGCTTCTCTCGGAGCTGGTCTGTCGTCATCTCGCGAAACGGATTCAGCTTGTCGTACAGATTCAGAGCACCAGTCAAAACGGCAGCCTTCATCTTCTCGTTGCGCTGCCATGTCGCCGGACCAGCGGCTACCACTTTGACCCCCTGGAACTTCGGATTGTCACAGGTGATCTTAACGTCCTGAGAGGCAAGGCTCAGTCCGTTGTCCCGCAGCCCTTCGTTGCACCCGTAAATCTCATCGTACGTCTTCCCACTGAAACGCCACGGCACAAGCTTCAACTTGGCAGTGTGGACTTGATTCGCGAGCGCCTCCTTGTTGATCGAGCCCTCGCTGTCCGTGGGATAGATGAGAAGCAGCGTCGTGAAGTATGACTTCACCGGGCCGATCTTTTTCCAGACCAGATCCGCGTCTGGTCCATCCTTGCCATACCGTGAAATCACGTAGCCCACGTCATCGTGAAAATGAGCCTTGAGCGACTTGAAGTGCGCGACCGTTGTGTCCAGCCGCTCGATAGCAGACAACTGATCTACCGACTTGCCCAAGTCCTGTGCACGCTTGGTTAGAGCCGCTTTTGCAACTGCGACGGTCTCCTCACGCGACAAGCGCTTACCGGCCTTACCGGCGTCCTTCATGGCCTTCTGAACCGCGTTGGCGTCGAGCGTGTACAGGTACACGAACGCCGCGCGAATCATCTGCCCCTTGTTGCCGAACTTGAACCACTCTTGCCGGTCACGCCCGGCGTTCTTTTGATCGGGCTCAAGAGAGGCGTCGTCGTCGAAAGAGTAATCTGTATCCAATTCCAGATCGTCGTCAGACATGCTTCAGCTTCCTTATTGTTTCAGGCCGCCCCGACCACAAATGCCAGCTAGGCGGGAAGTCGGGAATCGGCAGGCTTTGGAGTTGTCAGTCCGGAAGATCCCAGTGAGGTCCCGGGAGCGTTAGTTGACTGCCAAGTGTCCTATGGAGAAATGACACAAGGCGATTACACATCCTTGAGTAGGTCCTCCCAATCCGCGTTCTCGACTGCCGTTGCCGTTCCAACCAACCGCCGCGGTACACCCTCACTGAGGAATCTTAGTGCGTCAGATTCAGCTCCCTCTACACTGAGCTCAGCGGGCTGCGACGTGTTCTCAGAAGAAAGTTGATCTGAATTCTCGGCGGTGGGCGGGGGCTCCGACAACATCTGAGCGAGCTCCTCAGTGGTCATGCCGCCGCCGTCATCTTCCCCGGGCCGCAGCGATGTAGTCCTCTCATCGCCGTAGAACGATCCGCTGCGTATCTCGGCGGTCATGAGCCGCTTCTGATCTCGAATCGCTGTCAT